GCGCTGTAAACTCAGTACATATGCTAGTTTGCATGGGTAACTTTTCTAATCCTTCTCAAACTCCTTTGAGACATAGTAGAATATATTAAAACAAAATATATTTAGTAATTAAATATATTACCAAAAAATAATTTAATAAGAATCTTATTAAATTATTATAAATGATTTTAAAGATTGACACAAGAGAGCGCGAATTGTTGAAGATATGTGAGAATTTGTTAGTTGCTGTCCCGGCGTTCAAGGATTTAAAGATCGTAGTCGAACCATTGCCTTTAGGCGATATTATTATTAACAATGGTCAAATAGATAATATAATCGTGGAACGCAAATCATTATCTGATTTGGCGTCAAGTATAAAGGATGGTCGCTACGACGAGCAATCATATCGACTCAATGGATTACCGCATCATAACCACAATATTGTCTACTTAATAGAAGGCGATTTAACCAAATTCAATTCATTTAAGGAACGCATTGATAAGCAAACGCTTTATTCGGCGATGTTTTCAATCAATTATTACAAGGGGTTTTCGCTAATGCGTTCAACTAACATGGACGAGACTGCGTTCATTGTGTGTAACATGGCGTATAAAATAGGTAAAGATCTGAATAAACAACCATATTTTAGTCAACTTTTAGCGAAACCCGAAGATACAACTACAACAATAGGGGTTATAGATAATCCGGACTCAGAATCTGGACTTTTAGCGCAACAAGTGCAAAGCAAAGACTACTGCTCCGTTATTAAGAAGGTTAAGAAGGATAATATCACCGAAGAAAACATTGGCGAGATCATGTTGTGTCAAATTCCAGGCATCAGTTCAGTAACTGCACTAACAATCATGGAGAAATTCAAGACATTGCCAAACCTAATTAAATGTATTCAAGATGATCCCGAATGTTTGAATGGTATTAGTGCAATTTGCTCCAATGGAAAATCCAGGAAAATTAACCAAACGTCAATTGCGAGTATTGTAAAATATCTAGGGAAATAAAAACTAATATATATAAATGAAGGAAGAGTATTTTATATATTTAGGTGTTTTTGGCGTTATATTGATCGCAATAATGATAAATAGTTACTTTTTAAAACCAAAGAAAGAAGGTTTGGCAAATATGAATTCCGATGAAACTCAAGATACACTTGGAAGCAATTCTAAAGATCATTTAGACAAATTAAAACAGAAATATGAATCTGTTGGAAACAAAGTGTTAACAACAAATGAACAATATAAGAAAAATTATGGCGAAACTGCCGTGACATTACACGACATTATTAATAAAACAATGGTTGTTAAAATGAACTCAATTTATCCTGATGATCCGGCAGATGTTGTTTTACAAAAGTTGGGTGAGTTAAACACACTGTATCAATCAAAAACATCGTTGAATGATGTTGTCGCTAATTTGGAAAAAAATTAAACTTTGAAATAGTCAATCCATTTCCACCTTTAAATTGGTGGACATAGATTTATAAAAGAACGATGGATAAGAGAACGATGGTTAAGAGAACGATGGTTAAGGGACATAAATGTTTACTTCATTATCTTTGTAATAACCGGCGTCGACTAAAGCGTCTGTATATTCAGTTCCACCCCAATTTGGGTCCATGGCATTATCACTGTAGAGCAAATTAGCGTCAGAGTTCTTTATTTGATCTAGAGGCGTTATTGCGCCTACATAATACGACGACTGATCAAACGCAGGATATCCATTTTTATTGTAAGGTCCGTCTGATTGACCGGCGTCTACAAGTTTTGTAAATTTGAGAGGCAATGGAACTGGAGTAGTCGGCGGCAATCCACCTTGCGGTTCCGTAACATCAGGTCTAACTTTATAGACTCGATTGCCTTGGATGTCATATGTGTTCTGAACATACAAAACCGGGCAGCGAATTCCTGCTCCGCGTTGCCAATCCAAAAATTCTGTATATTCTTCTAAATTATTGAACTCGATCGGATTCACTCCTGGGACTTGCGCGACATTTGAATTGTATAAATAATATTTGGGACCTTTTTGAATCAAAATATTAGGACAACGATTTTCTCCATTCATAGTTGTTAAACCTTCTCTAACATATAACTTAGACACGTCGTAATTTATATAGAAGTACAAACTACCTAAAAATACAACTATTATTAATATTGTTAGTATCGAATTGGGTAATGACATATTTATATATTATATATATTATATTTTCCATCTATAATATAGACATGTTTATAATACACGTAAAAGATGCGGCGTCCGCTGCTAAACTAAATAAACATTTAGATAGTGGACACCATGTGTTTGCACTTATTTACATGGAAGGATGTGGACCATGTAATGCGGCGCGTCCTGAATGGGGTAAATTGAAGCGTACTTTAGGGCAGCAATATAAGAGAAATAATAATCTGGTTGTTGCTGATGTTAATAAGGATTTTGCGCACTTGATACATAAGATTAAATCGCCTAACGCTTTCCCAACAATCATCTATATTTCGCCAAATAAAATAGAAAATTTTGAAGAGAGTTCAATTAATGACAAGAGTCGCAATGTGGATTGTTTTATGAATTGGATCGAGACTCATGTGTCAAAACCAGAGGTACTGTCAAATTATACTAATGTTCATAAAAAACATAGTATTAGACCTTACCATAGGCAAAAAAAAACACATAAAGGGAGACGTCGACACAATTATTCAAATACAACTGGAGGCAGAAGATCTAGGACTAAGAGGCGGAGAATGTATTAATCAATTTATAAAATATTTAATATGTGTATAATATAATAAATATATTATGGCTGAAACAACATCTATTTGGACTTGGGTGTCATTAGGAGTGGGAACTGTAGCATTATTCGCATCAGTTATAGTTCCTGGTAGTATATATTTTTATGATAAAAGTGCGGCAGGTGTAATGGCTGAAGACAAACTTAAAAAATCAAATGGCGCCTATCTTGTTGAAAAACAACAAGAGATGGCAAACAACATGCTAAACCCCGCTAATCTTTTTGGTAGTCTTAAAACTGCTGCGACTGCTGCTGCTACTAACATGGCAAATAAACAAATTTCGAATAAGACCGGTGATGCTCTTAAACGTGCCAAAGAAATTGGTGGTAGTAGTAATACTAAAGGTGGTTTAGAGATTGCTGGTATTCAATCACCAGAGATACCTGCTTTTAAATCACCAGATATGTCTGATATTCAAGAAAATATACCTTCTATTACACCACCAGATATGTCTGATATTCAAGAAAATATACCTTCTATTACACCACCAGATATGTCTGATATTCAACCAAATGCTCTAAATAATATTAATAGTTCTATCGCTAATGCAAATAGTCAATTTACGTCTGCTACTAAAATGAATAATCCTATTTTTATACAAAATGCATCAAAAATGACACGTGGTTTAAAAAATAGACCATTACCACGTGTAGGTGTAGGTGGTGGCAGAAAAACAAAAAACAACAGACAAAAAACGGTTCAACCCAAGGTCAAAAAACCTAGAACAAAAAAGTGCCTTATTACAAAAGGTGACAAAATGTTCATGAGTTTTTGTATATAATTTCTTTTGAAAATGAAAAATTAATTAATTAATCAATTAAATAATTAATAAACCAATAAAAATTGAATTAAAAATAAACAAAGAAGTTGTAATTATAAATACAAAGATAAAATGACATCATCACAACAAGCATTAGACAGAACATTTAAATTATTTGAGTTCAACGTGTATAATAATAAGAGTCAGCAGCAATCAAGTGACGAAGATGACGAATATGGCGGAATAATGAAGGACAACGCTACCTTTGCGATCCAAATGTTTGGCATCAATGAAGAAGGTAAAAAGGCGTCCATCTTAGTTCAAGATTATCAACCATTCTTCTACTTGAAAGTTGGCGACAAATGGAACAAAAGTGTTAAGGATCAGTTTATTGCGCATTTGAAAGCAAAAGTTGGTAAATATTACGAGAACTCCATTGTAGAAAGCAAACTAATTGAGAAAAAGAAATTATACGAATTTGACGCAGGTAAACTACATCGCTTCATTCAAATCAAGTTCTCCAACGTTCCGGCGTATAACAAGGTTAAGAACTTCTGGTACAAAGATAATATCAATGATGACGGTGAAAAGGAGCGCGCGTTATTGCCGCAAGGTCTGTGGTTTAAGGACTGTCATGTAGAATTATATGAGGCAAATATCCCGCCACTGCTCCGATTCTTTCATTTGCGTGAAATCAGTCCATCAGGTTGGGTTGCATTGCCTTGTAATAAGACCACTGAATTTAAAGGAGAAAGTAAGACGACTACTTGTGACTACGAATACACTATTGGTTACAAGAATATTATTCCACTCAATAACAAGGAAACACGTGTTCCTTACAAGATCATGAGTTTTGATATTGAGGCAAGTAGTAGTCATGGTGATTTTCCAGTTCCGATCAAATCGTATAAGAAACTCGCTACAAATATTGTCGATTATTTTGACAAATTTGGAGCAAATTTTACAACAGAAGTGTGCAAGACAACTTTGGCAAACATTATTAAAACCGCGTTCAAACAGTCTCCCAATCCTATGCAGCAAATAGATATAGTCTATCCCAAAGGCAAACCATTATCTAGCGCCGAATTGGATCCCAAGATTGAAGAGTGGTTGAAGACCAAGATTCGAGACAGAAATACAAACAATGAAGAGCATTTAATCGAATCGCTGTTTGAAAATGCAAATAAAGCGTTCATAACTAAGGAAACAAAGGAAAAAGAAGAAGGAGACGGTTCAGATTCAGACTCAGACGGTGAGCAAGTAGAAGAAGATGAACAACCAAAATATTACACGATTATGAAGTCTGCTGAGAGCTATAAAAACAAACAATCCACAATCGTAGATATATTGGGTGACAAGAAATTTGATCGTGAAGGCAAGATCAATGAACTTATCTTATCATTGCGCAACAATTTCCCGCCTTTAGAGGGCGATAAGGTGACATTCATTGGTTCTACTTTTGTTAGATATGGTGAGAAAGAACCGTATTTGAATCACTGTATTGCTTTAAATTCATGCGACTCTTTGGAAGGTAAAGTTGAGAATTCGCAAATAGAGACTTACAATACTGAAAAAGATGTTCTAAACGCATGGACCAATCTAGTTCAGCGTGAAAACCCTGACATTGTAATTGGTTATAACATATTTAGTTTTGATTATGAGTTCATGTTTCGCAGATCACAGGAGTTAGGTTGTGTTGAAGAATTTCTCAAATTGTCGCGAAACAAGGATGAATTGTGTGCGACAATCGACTACAAGACGCAGAAGATGGAAATTGATAAGAGCAGCATTACGTTGGCGTCTGGCACGTATGATTTGTCGATTATCAAAATGAATGGTCGATTACAAGTGGATATGTTGAATTGGTTCCGAAGAACAGAGAACTTAACTTCTTACAAGTTGGACTATGTTGGCGGACACTTTATTGGCGATTATGTCAAGAAGTTGGAGCACCAGGATAAAGGTAATACACGCATATATACTGTTAATATGACAGGTCTCCAAGTGGAGAGTTACATACATTTTGAGGAGATCAATCATTCGTCGGATTATTACAAAGATGGCGCAAAGTTTGTAGTCACACAAGTGAACAAAGCAGAGGGTTGGTTTGAAGTCGAAGGACATGAGAATCCTCAGGCGAAGGCGGTGAAGTGGGGTCTAGCAAAAGACGACGTCTCGCCAAAGGACATCTTTCGCATGACCAATGAAGGACCAGCGTCGCGTGCAATTATTGCCAAATACTGTATTCAGGATTGTAACTTAGTTCAGCACTTGTTTACCAAGGTAGATGTTGTAACGGATTTGGTAGAAATGTCGAAGTTATGTAGTGTACCAATGAGTTTCTTAATTTTCAGAGGTCAGGGAATTAAATTGACTAGTTATGTGGCGAAGAAGTGTCGAGAGAAGGGCGTCTTAATGCCAGTGATTAACAAAGGGTCTAAGGATGATGGTTATGAAGGTGCCATTGTTCTAGAACCCAAGTGCGGACTATATTTAGACAACCCTATTTCAGTTGGTGATTTTGCGTCTTTATATCCAAGTTCAATGTTGTCAGAGAATTTGTGTCCGAGCAGCAAGGTGTGGACAAAGATATACGATTTAGCAGGTAATTTGGTCACGGAGACGGGACAAAAGAATGACCAAAAGAAACCAGACGAACCTGACAAATACCTATACGATAATTTACCTGGTTACGAGTATGTTGATATTCGATTTGATACGTATCGCTATTTCAGAAAGAATCCCAAGGCGCGCGCAGAAAAAATCAAAAATGGTTACAAATTGTGTCGATTTGCGCAACCGTTAGAACCAGTTGATGGTGCGTTTGAAGAAAAAGCAATCATGCCATCTATTTTACAAGAACTCTTGAAGGCGCGCAAGGATACGCGTAAATTGATCCCTTTGGAAAAGGACGATTTCATCAAGAACGTGCTCGATAAGCGCCAATTGGCGTATAAAGTAACTGCAAATTCATTATATGGACAATTGGGCGCCAAAACAAGCACGTTTTATGAACCGGATATTGCTGCGTCGACAACAGCAACTGGACGCCTATTGCTGACGTATGCGAAACGTGTTGTTGAGGAATGTTACGGAGATGCGACAGTTGAAACAAAATATGGAAAAATCCAGACCAATGCCGAGTACGTATACGGAGATACGGACAGTGTATTCTTCACATTTAACGTCTCAGACAAAGAAACTGGCGAAAAAATTATTGGTCCCAAGGCGCTAGAATTGTCCATCGAAATCGCGCAAGAAGCGTGTCATAACGTGTCAAAATTCTTGAAACAACCCCACGATTTCGAATACGAGAAGACATTCTTGCCTTTCTGTCTCTTATCAAAGAAGCGATATGTCGGCATCTTGTATGAGCACGATCCTTTAAAAGGCAAGCGAAAGGAGATGGGTATCGTCTTAAAACGTCGTGATAATGCGCCGATCGTGAAGGACGTATATGGCGGTGTAATTGACATTCTGATGAAGGAGCGCGACATCAAAAAAGCGCTTGATTATGTCGACAAGTGTCTACAAGAATTGGTCGACGGTACGGTGCCAATTGAGAAACTGATTATTACCAAGTCACTGCGTTCATTCTACAAAAACCCGCAACAAATTGCTCACAAAGTGTTGGCAGATCGTATTGCTGCGAGAGAACCAGGTAATAAACCAACATCCGGCGACAGAATCCCATTTGTCTATGTAGTCAATCCAAATAAGAAGGCGCTTCAAGGCGAGAAAATTGAGACGCCGACATTTATAAGAGACAATAAATTACAAATAGATTACTCGTTTTATATTACTAATCAGATCATGAAACCGTTGCTTCAGTTGTTTGGTTTAGTGTTGGATGATATATGGCGAATGCAAAATAAGAGCGCAAAGATATCCAAGTTCAAGAAGGAGATAGCAGAAGTTCGAAAGACAATAGAGGACAATAAGAAGTTTGAGGAAAAGTTAGCGAAACTCAGAGACAAGGAAGTAAAGACATTAATCTTTGATAAGTATTTGAGAGAAACAAACAATGCAAAAGAAGGGAACCAAAGCGTTATGAACTTCTTTGGTAAGAAATAAAAAATTTATTACATTCTTATTTGAAAGAATATAATAAATTACAAAATATAAAAATATAAAAATATAAAAATATTTTTTTATGAATTAAGTTTGTTTAACAATGCGCCATTTCATTCTGGTTAGATCCTTTCATAAACTTATAAACAAGGGTTGTCAAAGATCTAAGTTGCTTGGAGATAATTCCGACTTGTTGTTTGAGATTGTATATATCAAATTCTTCATTATCTGAATCACTGACAGTTGAATGACTTTGTAGTGGTTCCTCATCTTCCTCATCTTCCTCTTCTTCATCCTCATCCTCATCTTCCTCTTCCTCCTCCTCCTCCTCAATTGACGACTCATCTTGATCCATATTACCTTCATAAAGGTCATTAAAATCGGCGATTCCCTCTGCGTCTAATTTATACATAATAGCGAAAGGAGTTCTTCGATGTAAAAGAGCAATGTCCTCAACCGACATCTTCAAAAGGTCATATTCCCTCTCCAATCTCAAACACTCATTGACAGTCCATTTGTATCCAGATCTTGTTGCGTAGTTCTTACTCATTTTATATCATATTATGATCTGAATTCTTTAAATTGTTTTTTAAAGAATTTTATCGATGCGGTCGATTATTTGTATTGCTATTATTATCATTATTGTTAGTTCTACCAACCATAGTTTCATACATTAATATATTATTTGAAGGATCATAAACAAAATGATCATTGTTATTATTTGCGGCAGAGGGATTAAACAATGTTTCGAATAATCGGTTGGTTAATGTACTAACAATATCATTGGTAATCATGTTATTTGAAATATCAAATGATACTTGATCAATTATGTTAGTTTGTGGGTTTCGAATAACATTGACATTGGATATGTTTTCATTTGTAGGTCCAGTAGGTCCAGTAGGTCCAGTATAACCACTAGGTCCAGTATAACCAGTAGGTCCAGTAATGCCGTGTGTTACGCCTTGTGTTACGCCTTGTGTTATACCAGTGCTAGCAGTTGCACTAGCGCTTGTACTACTGCTATTATTTGCGCTTGTGATTGGCGTTCTTTCTACACTATTTCGTATATCAAACCTACAAACAGGGCATCTAACATTGCTCTGAAACCATTCATTAAATTCATTAGGTAAAAATATATGACCGCATTGATTCAATTGTCTGACTTCATCAGAAGCGCTAAATCGTTCTAATGAAATAGGACATGACTCAGAATTTGGGTTCTGTATTTCATTATAACTAACAAGTCTAGAAGCATTTGCAATCTGTTCAGCAGTAGGTCTAACAATAACAGTTGTGTTCAAGAAACTAGAAAGTAGTCCAGATATGTCTGATGTTATATCAGATGTCCCATAAATATTTCTATTTTGATTTCTATTTTGATTCCGATTCCGGTGATTTGCTAAGTTGTCTAAATAAATACCGGGGTTAATGGGATTATTATAATCATAAAAAATATTATCATTTTCTCGTGTGTTTCTATTCCGGTTTCTATTAAAATTTCTATAAGTTGAGTTATTAGAATAAGTATTTGAATTTGAATTTGAATTTGAATTTGAATTTGAAAACATAACCATATTTATATTATGTCGTATATCATCTAAATAGCGATATAACTGATTAATTTGATCATTTGCTTGACGGTAGTGAGCAGTGTATATATCTAACATTCTATGTTGATCTGGTGTTAAATTTGCGTTAGCGTTTGTAGGCATGTATATGATTATAATATATTATATGAAATGTGTTTAAATGTATTGTTATATAATTAATTATTGAAACACTTAAATGAGTCTTGACAAATATAACAATAAAGGTCTATCAGGGTTAGCAAATCTAGGTAATACATGTTTCCTAAATTCATGTATGCAGGTGCTTTCGCATACATATGAACTAAATGATTTATTAAATTCAGAAAAATATAAACAGCGTTTAAATAATAAGATTGACACAGCGTTGCTTGTAGAATGGGATGAATTGAGGAAACTTCTGTGGAATGAAAATTGCATTGTTTCGCCTTTCAAGTTTGTCAAAACAGTTCAAAAATTAGCGCAATTGAAAGATCGTGAATTATTTACCGGATATTCGCAAAATGATCTACCAGAGTTTCTAATATTTGTAGTTGATTGTTTTCATAATGCCTTGTCTAGAGAAGTCAATATGAGTGTTCATGGAGAAATTTTAAATGAGCGTGATAAGGTGGCGCAACTATGTCTAGAGCGCACCAAACAAATGTTTGCTAAGGATTATTCAGAAATATGGAATTTGTTTTATGGTATACAAGTCTCGCAAATTCTGTCATTAAATACCAAGACAGAGGATGTTATTAGTATTACACCGGAACCATTTTTCATTTTAGATTTACCGATCCCACTTGAAAACAAGTCTCCTACATTGATCGATTGTTTTGATTTATATGTTGAAGGTGAAATAATGGAAGGTGATAACGCTATATTTAATGAGAAGGTTGGACACAAGGTTTCAGCAAAAAAGAAGTTGTCGTTCTGGAGTTTTCCAAATATACTTGTGATTGATATTAAGCGGTTTAATGCCGCCAATCGAAAAAATCAAGTGTTAGTTGATTTTCCTTTAGAAGATCTAAATTTATCAAAGTATGTAATTGGATATAATAAGGACAGTTATGTTTATGACTTGTATGGTGTTTGTAACCATGGCGGTGTTACACAAGGAGGGCATTATACTGCCTTTGTAAAGAACGCTAATGGCAAATGGTATCACTTCAATGACACAAGTGTAGCGCAAGTTACCATGGCAAATCAAATTGTGACACCAAAGGCGTATTGTTTTTTCTATAGAAAGCGAGCAATCAAATAGAAAATATAAATAGGCAATCGGTTAATTAAAAATCTGATTTATATATATTATAATGGATGAATCTTATAACACAGTTAGTACAAGTTTAGGGACTGTTTCTACCGATATATATGATTATGTAAATGGAATATTATCTAATCCGAGCATTATTATAATTATAGTTATTGTCCTAGTTGTATATGTAACAATATTTTTTTCTTTAGGCGATTCAGGATCATCAAGTAGTTCGACTGATTCGGGATCATCATTCAATTTATTTGGATCAAGTAGTTCTACAGATGGATCGACCGATGGGTCGTCATCCGGATCAACAATCATTGGAATTATAATGTTGGCAGTTTTGTTAGTTCTCATGTTAATAAACGGTCTGCAATATTTCTTTGGTGTTGATATTATTGCCAAGGTTAAAAACTTGGTAACAGGTAATCCAGAGGTTGATATTATAATTGATCCCGCGGCAGCAGTCAGCAGTGTTAGTGGCGTACCAGAAATTATGAGAACTCCTCAAGTGTTCAATATTCCAGGTAATGATTACGTATATCCAGATGCAAAGGCGTTATGTAGTGCATATGGGGCGCGTTTAGCAACATATAAAGAAATAGAAGATGCATATGAAGGTGGTGCAGAATGGTGTAACTATGGTTGGTCAGAGGGTCAGATGGCGTTATTTCCAACACAACAAAAGACATGGGATGAATTACAGAAAATAGAAGGACATGAGAATGATTGTGGAAGACCTGGTGTAAATGGTGGATTTATAGAGAATCCAGCAGTCAGATTTGGAGTCAATTGTTACGGACACAAACCTCAAATGACACCAGATGAAGAAGATCTTATGGCATCAAATCCGATTTATCCTAAGACGTATAAAGACATTGCGATGGAGAATCGTGTAAAATATTGGAAAGATAAACTAACACAAATTCTGGTGTCGCCGTTTAATCATACTAGTTGGAGTAAGATATAGTCAAATGAATCCAATCAGAATAATAATTAACTTACATGTTAGTTATTATTTGATAAATATTTACTTTATATCGTTTCACTTATATCGTTTCACTTTATCCTCGATTTTCTGAATTGTGTAACAATTGTGTAACTATAAAATAAGATGTTTTAATACATATAAAAAATATATATTGGGATATGAACAATAACATGACAACGTAAAATAAACTTATACCATTTGTAATATAATTTCTAAATTGTACTAATATAGTTGTTTTATACATATAATCAAGTTGATTCAAAATATCTAGGTTTATTGTTAGTTGTTTACGACAAATAGGGCATGTTTTTGATACCTTTGACCAATTTACTAAACAATTTACATGAAATTTACCATTACATTTACAAAGTGCGTTTAAAATGACAATATCTTTCATCTTAAATAATTTGTTAGTTTCTTCACAAGGTTCGAGACAAATTAAACACATATCGGAATCTAAGGGTACAAGACCCGAATCTAATTGGTTAAAACTCGCATCTAAGGGTACAAGACTCGAATCTAAGGGTACAAGACTCGAATCTAAGGGTACAAGACCCGAATCTAAGGATACAATCTCCTCTATTTTATATTTTTTTGATCTAGTTCTTCTGTACATTTAAATTATTTATAATAAATAATATTATAAATAATAGTATTGTTCTTATTTACTTACCCAATCTACGTGTCTTTTTGTTAGTTGATTCCAAATCAGGACGCCTAGTTTTACGATTTCTCTTTTTAGTTTTGTCAATTTCAATCATTTTCATAAACTCATCAAAAATGTTATCGGGTAGCATTTTATGGTCTGAACCATACTTATTTTTACAAGTATAATTATCCATCATTGGTTTCTGATTAATTAAAAACAAACCTGTAGGAATTGCTAAATTTTCAAAAATACTGCTAGGTTTACCTTTACTTACAAGATGATTTATACTGCGACCTCCACCTTCTAATGTGTTATTTAACGTCTGCATTGGACTGATTCCTTGTTGTAAAAGATAAGACTCAACACTGTATCCACCACTCATAATTCGGTTACCATTTCCATTTTCATCTCCCTCTGTATAAAATAATAATTCATTGGGCGCTAATTCATTTATTGACATGATTGTTATACATTAATTTAATATAAATTAATTCGCATATAATCGCTTTATTTCAGGCACATATTTGACTTCTCTCTTATTCTTAACATAATCCACAATCTTAGTAACTTGATCCTCATTTTTAATAATTTCGCGCAAACATGTCTCTAAATATTTAAATGTTAGTTGTTGTGTATCTTTAACCTTGACAAATTTAAGTTGTCCATCGCTTAACTTAACAGCAGAGTCAGTCAAATTATGAGTTTCAATATGTGTATTAATTGTCTGACTTAGCACTTGTTTCTTATCACGTAATTCCTTCATTCGTTCATTTAGAATCTTCATTTGGTTGTCAACTGCAACCCACTGTTGTACATGTTGTTCAAAATTCATTGAAAATATAATATAATAAAACAAAAATAAAGGAGAATATAAACCCTTATTTTTGTTAGTTCATTCGATCAACAACTAACAAATAAACTAATAGATTATTAGATTAACTTATTTAACGTCTAAATCTCCTAGATCGTCTAGATCGTTTACTTCCATGGTGACGTCTACTCTTTCCGTATGATTGTTGGAGACCAAAGAGTCCAAAAGGTACTACTGCCTGCTCAAGAACAGCACCTACACCCAACATACCACCCTTCTTACCTCTACTTTTTTTGCCCTTTCGCCTAGTCTTGCCACCATTTTGTGGACTACCATTTGGATTGGGCATATCATTTTTAGGATCATTGATATTTACACCTTTGCTTCCGTCATTAGGAACAATTTGATTACTTTGAACTGAACCTAGATTGCTACCCGGTTGAGTCATCAGTGAGTTTTGAAATTGCTGCCATCCGTTGCCCAACAAATTGTTAACCCATTCTGTAGCGCCCATACCACCACTTTGAGTCTGATGTCTTTGTCTTTTACTGCCGCCTTTCGCCATTTATATATTGTCACTAGAAAAAATTACTTTGAAATAGCATTAAACATTTTATAACTGCGAATGTGTAAAAAATGATTTATTACGCAACAGTGTAACTAATATTATTAATATCGCTAAAATCAAAATAAATATTAAAAGCACCAAAAATATAATTACATAAATATATGGATAAATTTCATATAATATAAGATCAGTTACTGGCGAAAATATTACCTTAATTTCATTCCGAACATCTTCAGTTTTCAAAATGTCTAAACATTGTTTCATTAACGAATCTTTCATTTATTTCTATAGGTTTATTATAAAATTATTTTTGATTTTTTGCGTGTTAATATAATATAATTTTTCTCTTAATCCAATAAGATAAATATCATGGACGATATCATTGAACCAACAATAGATTATGATTTTTCTAAAATATATTTAGGACCCCCATCTACTTTAGCAGGAGGCGCCTATTTTACTAGAATAATGTACAACAACAATAAATTACTATATGTGCAAACTCCTAAATGTTTAACAAAGCAGGGATTTGTTAAAAGTGGTAAAAAAATATTTGCGGATCTCATGTTTGATAACAACGACACTGTTTTTATTAATTGGATTGAAAATTTAGAATCTAAATGTCAAGAACTAATACATAACAAAGGTGACGCATGGTTTCAGACAAAGTTGGAGAAGGACGATATTGAGACTGCATTTACATCACCTTTTAAAATTTATAAAACGGGAAAATATTACTTATTAAGAGTGAATGTAAAACCAAATATCAAAATATATAATGAGACTGATACTATTATTAAAATAGAGGATATTTCACATGATAAAAACATAATATCCATTTTAGAAATACAAGGAATTAAATTTACATCTAGGAATTTTCAAATTGAAATAGAACTTAAGCAATCTATGGTTGTTAGTCCAGATCCGTTTTTAGACGAATGCTTTATTAAGAAACCTACTAAAAGGTCTCAACCACTGGTAGAAAATACTACGACAGCAACAAGTGCTTTAACGACTGCAGCAAGTTCTTTAACGACAGCATCAACTGCTTTAACAACAGCAACTACAACATTTAGTCCTATAACAATTAATTTAGAAAATATTAGTGATGATAATGATAATAATGACACCAATAATGATAACGATAACGATAACGATAACGATAACAATAACGATAACAATAACGATAATGATGACATTAATAGCAGTTTTTTGTCCAATAGTTTAGACGATTTTATAAAAGATACTGCAAATGAATTAAACAAACCAATGGAAACAAAAGATTTAGAAATACATAATAAATCAAACACAAATACAAATAATTTTTCAAATGAGAACTTGATTTTAGAAATAGAGGAGTTGAATGATTCATATAAAAGGAAAGATCCAAACGTTTTGGAAGAAGTGGATCTAAGTTCTAGTTTAGAGAATAGTTTAGAAAGTATTACATTAAAAAAACCCAATCAAGTTTATTATGAAATTTATAAGAAAGCAAGAGACAAAGCAAAGGAATGTAAACAGGTCGCTATTGCCGCTTATTTAGAAGCAAAGAACATTAAAAAAACTTACATGTTAGACGACAATGATAGTGACAGTGATCTTGATGACGATTTTGACAAATATGAAAATGATGAAAATGATGAATTATTTTAATGAACATCTAGGAAACTTAAAAAGATTTCATTGTACAAGTTATACTAACAATTAATTAATTCCAATTTAATTCTAATTAATTAATAATTACAAAAATATTTTATCCCTAATTTTATATAATGAGTGTTTCACTAAAAAAACTCTGGAATGATTATGGTGTTGGCGGTATTTTAATTGCCATTATTGGTTTATACGTCGCTTCTATGTTGTATAAATACTTTACGTCCAAGGGATCGAGTGGTTATGAAGGTAATTCTAACAACAACAACAAAGCGTACAAGAAGAACGGAAATGGCGCTGCCGCCACAGGACCTGCTGCCCCCTCTATGGTGCAAGACGCACAAGAGGGAAACAATGAGGTTTTCGCTTCTGTAGGTGGCGCAAGTCAGTCAATGGCTCCCACCAGTTCATGTGCGTCCAACGCCACCCCCGCTGACTTGCTTCCTAAGGACACTAACAGTCAATGGGCTCAATTGAACCCTGTTGGACAAGGTGAACTTGCTAACGTCAACTTCTTGAAGGCAGGTTACCAAATTGGTATTGACACTGTTGGTCAGAGTATGAGAAACGCAAATCTTCAAATTCGATCTGAACCCCCGAATCCCCAAATGTCGGTCGGACCCTGGAACCAGAGCACAATTGTTGGCGATTTCATGAGACCTCCTTTGGAGATTGGTCAAGGTTCTCAATAAACTTAACTAATTTCAACTTAACAAAACGTATTATAACTTATTATAACTTATTATAAAGATTAATTAGATAACGCAAGTGTTATTTAATTAATATCCTAGTCAAATATGTAAAATCTCAACAATATATAGATGTTTGGATTCGATAAACAAAATATATTATTCTGTATAGTTTTAGGATTTGTTTTAGTCATTTGTTTCAAAATTTATAATGAATCGGATGCATATAATCTGAAATGTATTATATCCGATGTAGATGGTGAGAAGTATTGTGTAAGAGAACGCGCCAAGTTACAACTCGCCGCTGATTTGCTCGCTAAGGTCACAGAGAATTGCAAGGATTTAGTCACATATGTAGGCAAAAAATATCCAGATGATGAAGATGTTCAGCGCCTAGTACAGAAATTCAACCCAACCAAGATCTCTGAGACGCTACCAACCAGTGAATTTACAGCGTATAGTGAAAACAAGGGCGAGAAATTGGCGTTCTGTTTGAATAAAGATAAGAAGTCGAATGACGGCAAGTTAATTGATATTAATACACTAACATTTGTTGCCATTCATGAATTAGCGCATATCATGACAAAATCAGAGGGTCACAAACAGATATTTTGGCAGAACTTTAAGTTCTTATTAGAGAACGCAAAGGACGCAAAGATATATAAACCAGTTGATTACAAGAATAACCCAGAACCCTATTGCGGAATGGATATTACAGATAATCCATTGTATGATTTGGCGTAAAGTAATATTTTAACCTATGTTAGGATCTTAACATTGGTTAAAATATATAAAATAATAACATATTAATATATAATGTCATTGTCTAGTCCAATAATTAAAGTAAACAAAATAATCGGTAAGGACAGAATAGAAAGTATCATCGTCTTTTGGGGAACTAATTTAGAAATCCCTGTTTCCGACATTACTCAATTATTCAATGAATTTGTAGAAGCAGGTGCAAACAGTAAAGATCTAAAGTATGATGTAATAATGGAGATATTTTCTACCAATGAACTAACAAATATAAAGGCAAATCGCACTCCTGTTACTTTTACTAACCAGTCCATCCATATTGATGACAGTATTGGCGCAATAAAACTCAAGATTTTTCAAGCAATTGGCAAACAAGCGTCTATGGATGAAATCTATCTATTCTGTTTGAAATCAGAAAAACTGAATCCTATTTCATTGTATCAAAGTTTAACACAAAATGATCGAAATCCCTTAACCAGAGTGAGATTGAATCAAATACTTTACAACATTTACGGACCTGATGGTAAACCAATTGATTTTGATTTGCCCGCTAAAAAAAAATATTCATTTGACGATATACTGCGACTGAATTTGGTAGATCGTGACTATTTAGTTGCCAAAGCGTTAGGTCAAAAATTTGTATTTTCAAGTGAATACCCGTTTGTATCTGATCCATTTTATGTAACCGAGTATGACCCTTTGTTAGAACGATCCAGGAAGGAAATGACGTCATTGAATAATAATTTATTATTGGAAAACGAGATAATTCACGATAATGTCTTGTATTTGTGCTGTGCAGACGACGTGTTTAAGGCGATGGAATCATCTCATATGTCAATTGAAAACGCCAGTAAAATATATTATCCATTTTTATACAAGACTGATATAGACACGGTTGCTAAATTGGACGCCAAAAAGGAAGAACTGATACAAGACACAAATAACAAACTAACAAAAAACACCGAACGCATTTTTGAAAATATTAACATGTTTTATGACGTTTATAAATACAAACAACCCTCTGAAGTGTTCTCTCAAAATGAAGGTGAAACTGGAATAAAAGGTATTAAAATTGTTATGTATCCTGATTTCAAGGTAAAAATACCAGTAGACGTTATTTTTAAATTATTACATGCGTCATTTGACTATCCTCTTATTAAGTTTAATCCCGAAACAAGACAAGAGAATATTTATCGATTATATACAGACAAAATTTCAGTGGATGGTCGAAAAATCCCTTATTTAAACAGAGCAACTATAATGAAACTAACAAAACAAATTGGTAAAACTCGATCAGTTTCTGTTTATACAAAGGTTTTTTATCAAATTAATGAAACATACGAAACAGGGAAAGATGAAAATGACTACTATATGGTTTGCGAATTTGAAGAGAATGGCACAATATCTGTTTATTCCCTAGATAAGTTTAAGAAACCAGTTATTATGGGTGACACCAATGAAACTAAGTTTGTTCATATTGATCAGATTATTGACTTGGCGGTGAACCAATTAATAGAGCAAATAAAACCATTTTTTGAACAAAGTGGTCTTGTTATTCCGCTGTTTAAAACCATTCAAGGTAATAATATTGAAATCAGAGATATTGTATACCAGATGTCATATTCAATTAATAGAGAAGTTGATCTGAATAAATATAGCGGGTGCTTATCTTCTGTATTTACGATTGAAAGTGCAAATTTGACGGAAAATCATGGTAAGGATAAAGAAAAAGGTGCACACCTGCGTTTCAAACGCGTTTCAAATTTTACATTGCTTGATAGTCAAACAGCGTTTATTATCGAAAAGATTGATCAAGGGTTCCAACAATCCGAAATTATCTTTGATTTGCAGCAAAATTATGATATAGATGAAGAGAGGGCAGGTGATCTATTTCAAAACACAATTCGAGATTTAGAGGCAACACGAGGTGTAAATAAACGCCGTACTCTTATGATTAAAAAGAATCCTGGATTTAAAACAGTAATGTCATTGGATACCTTTAAAAGTGATATTACAATTGTTGTTAGTGGTCTAAAAGATTTATATTATTTGTATACATTTCCAATATACGTTGATACATTCATTCGGATCACACAAGATATTGACAGCACCAGAATTGAGGCGCCAATTATTAATAAATTGTGTTCTGGTGGAGAAATAGAGGATTTGAATTTTGATGACATTGTAGCGCAGTCGGAGCATTCTATTAATGATAATAATCAGGTGCCTGAGATTAGAAATGATAATCCAATTTATGCAGATAGTGATAGTGAAGAAGCAAACAATGATTTGTTAGATATGTTAGGGTTTGAATCAGATGATGGTGATATGGGTGGTGGGGACCCTCAAGGTTCTTCGTCAGATAAAGAAGTATCGTCAGATAAAGAAGTATCTTCTGATAAAGAAGTTGATTCTGATCCAGAACCTAACCCTGGACCAATACCAAAAGAAGAGACTCCGTCGGATTCGGATAAAGAAATTGCTTCAGATGAAGACTCTCCTGTTCCTGCAGTAAAAGAAAAGTTGCCATCAGAGTCAGATAAAGAAGTTGCTTCAGATGATTTTTCAGATCTTTCACCTTTTCCTGATATTTTATCTGCTGCGACTGTGACTGCTTTACCAAAAGAAAAGTCATCATCAGGGTCGGATAAAGAAATTGCTTCAGATGAATTATCTCCAGCACCTGCTATAAAACCAATAACAATTGGAGAAAAAATTAAGAACCCTGTTATTGAATTTGAAGAAAAGGAAGAAAAGGAAGAAAAGGAAGAAAAGGAAGAAAAGGAAGAAAAAGAAATAGAAATAGAAGCGCCAATTCAAATAAATGTAGTTAAAAAAACTAGAGGAAGAAAAGCAAAAGAGGTAAAAGAGGTAGTAAAGGCAGTAGTAAAAGAAAAGGCAGTATTAAAAGAACCAATAAAAGAAGTTATAAAGGGCAAACCATCCATCGAAAATAAAGTGCTCGATATCACCGGAATGAAGTTGAAATATCCAAACCCATTTTCAAAGCGTATTGAAGACAAAATGCCACAATTGTTTATAAAACAAAAGGACGATAAAATGGATTTATATACACGAATGTGTCGTTTCAATCTTCAAGCGAGACGGCATCCAATTATCTTAACAAAAGCGGAAAAGGAAAAGTTAGTTGCCGAACATCCTGATCACTATCTTGACGACAACGGAGAGGTAAAGGAATCAGAATTTATTGAATATGGGGCAAATCCAAAAGATCCATCAAAGAAATATTTCTTTACTTGTCCCCGTTTCTGGTGTCTACTAACAAATACCATGGTTACTAAGCAAGACATTTTGGACGGCAAATGTGGTCCCAAAGTAAAAAACGTGGAAGACGCAATTATACCCAAAAAGGCGGAGGTTGTTCCCAAAGATAAATACGTGTATCAATTTTATGATGAAAATGAAGACGTGTATCCTGGATTTCATAAAGAAAAACTAACAGATGGAACATGTATTCCTTGTTGTTATAATAACTGGAATACACCCGAAATGAAGAATCGCAGAAATACTTGTCAAGGATCGACTGCCCCTAAGATGGATGTTAGTGCGACAGAGAAGGCAATAGAAGAAGAGATTGAAAACGATATTAAAGAAATGGAAGGTTATGTAAAAGGACCTGAAAAATATCCATTAGGTGAGCATAGATGGGGGTATTTACCAATTGGTGTCCAGAAGTTCCTTCACGAGGTTAATGCTGACTGTCAAATAAGTAAAACAAACATGAATTTAAAACCAGACCATACGTGCTTGCTAAGACATGGTGTTGAACGAAGTTCAAAACAGTCATTTATTGCATGTATTGCTATGACTATGTTTTACGACCAAACCTATAAAATTCCAGATCCAGATAAACCAGGTAAAAATAAGAAGAGTATTCCATTAATAAGAAAATTTATACCAAACGCAAAGACAGATGTGCCGACAATCCAGCAAATGAAACAGATTATTATTGATGCTATTGATATTGACAAATTTATCACTTATCAAAACGGCGACTTAGTTACGTCATTTGCCAATCCAAAGTTAGATATGGAAAAACAAGTAGAATCAAAATATATAAGAAAGCATGTTTTAGAGGAATCAAGAGCAAGTGTAACAGAAGAAGCAGAATCTGAATCACAAGCAAAATCAATAAGAGGAGATCAATCAAAATTTGTAAAAGGTGAATTAATTGAATGTAACTTCCGCGGACTTGATAAATGGTACAAAGGTGTTATTGTAAATGTGAATCGAAATGGTACATATGATATATCATTTAACAAAATACATGATGATATAAATAAATACAAAGGTTCAGAACTGTATAAAAAAATTACAAGTTCCAAGAGGAAAAAAAGCAAATTATATCATATTAAACCATCAATTGAAGATGATGAATCTGAATCAGATTTTGAATCAGAAGAAGTGAAAGAGAATTATGATCTAGAATTCTTTGAAAAAGTGGTTGGAGCATTTGAGAACTTCAAACGTTTCCTAATTGACAAGAGTGTTTACATTGATTATACATATTTATGGGATATTCTTTGTGTCGCCAATCCAAATCTATTTGAAGGTCGAGGTATAAATTTAATAGTATTAGAAATACCGGAAGATGACACAACAAATAACGTTGAATTAGCGTGTCCATCAAATCACTATTCGAATCATATATATGATGTTAGAAAAAGCAGTATCATTTTAGTTAAACGAGATAATTGGTTTGAACCAATATATGCGTTTGAAAATAATAGTAAAGGCAAACCCAAGGTAATAACAACATTTACAGAATATAACAGGCAATTGCCTAATTCATTAAGATCCGTTTTTTCAAAAATTATCAGACCTACATTGGGTAAAGAATGTAAACCACAACCAAGTCAACCAAGAGAATATCGTTTTCAATCGTCGCCGTTACTTGATGATTTATTAAAAAAATTACACGAACGAAAATACAAGGTAAATGATCAGGTATTGAATTTTCAAGGAAAGGTAATTGGTGTAATTGCAACAAGTCCAAAAAGTAACAGCGGGTTTATTCCATGTTATCCATCTTCGCTATCATCGTTAAATCTGAGTGGTAAAAATGTCCCATATAGGTATGTATTCATGACAGATGATATTTGGCGACCATACGAAGAAACTCTGGCATTTTTAAAGGAGTACTATAAATACGATGATACAATTGAACCTAAGGCGTTGAAGGAAACGAATAAAAACATCTTCTTCAAGGTTACAGATGATGAGATGGAAGACACATTAGTTATTGGGTTTTTAACAAACACAAATCAATTTGTGCAGATAAGTGATCCCAAACCAATCTCAGCAATAAAAGATTCTATACCCAGTATTACAGGCAATAACGCTCTAACTGCCGATATAAATACACTAACATCGTCGAATGTCGATAACAGGCGCGCTGATTTTATAAAAAGAATACATTTGGAGACAAATTTCTACAATGTTTTTCGAAATACGATTCGCATATTATTCAATGATTATTCAAATAGTGATCAACGTAAGAAGATTCAAGATGAATGTAATGAAAAAATGACTTCGTATAGAGTTAAACTAACAAATGTAATTAAATCATTAAAAACATTGGTTGGAGACAATGTTGAATTTGTAGAACACTTTAATTATAAGAATATAAATGAAGACGATATTCAAAGTTGTATTGCCAACAAAACTAACAATTGTGTTGAAAATGAAATGTCAATTTGTAAAATATTAAAGACGGAGGACAAATGTATTATTTCGTTTCCTTCAAAAAATTTGGTCACACATACATCGAATGAAGAATATTATTTTGGGCGAATGGCAGACGAATTGATCCGTTATAACCGAATTAAATCATTTATTTTTAAACCTCAGGCGTATTTGTCATTTGGTCAACTGAAATACAATTTGCGCGACAATGAGATTATTGTCCTACAGGACATGTTAACACATGATTTTTTTGACAACATGGTTCCATCTGATATTAATATATATGCCAAGTACAACACATATGACAATGCTGAACCAATTATATCTCAGCGATATTCTTCAAATATTTTATTAGATGAAGCAATTAACCCTCATCGAGTCAGGGATTGTCTCGCTTCCGCGCCAGCGCCAATTGTCTCTAAGTATTGGAAAAATTGTTTTCCAAAAGGATATAAAGAACTAACCTATAAAGGCAGTCATTTTTGTTTGTTATATTTGGTTATTGATTTGGTTAAAAAATTTAAAGACGAAACAATTACAATTGAAACAATCAAATCCGATTTAATTGATGAATATAAGCGTCTTACTACAATTCCTGATGACGAAAATGAAGGTGAATTTGTTATTAATAATGATCGTAATACAAAGATTATGGATCTGATTAAAGATGAAGGTCAATATGAGGCGAATCAAATACTAAAAAATGCAATTACAGTTGAACACATGATTCTTCAAGATGGATTTAATCCGGTTTCATTTGATTTGTGGATTTTGATGAATAAGTATCAAATACCATCTATTCTGATTTCAGATACAGAAATTCCTGAAACTAATCGTAAACGCAATGAGTTTGTTTGTTACAAGGGTAATGACGATATTTATGCGTTTATTCTTATTCCGGCGATGTATCCTAGAAAAGGTAAAATATTACCTAAATATAGTGTAATTGTAAATCAAATTGATGATGAAAAGATTCGAATCAGTGAATTAGTTATGACTGATAATCAATGTCTAGTTAAAATTAGAGCAGCGATAGAGAGACCCGAATACACATATTCAATTGAGGATTTCTTTGATCAAAATATATTTAAAAAACCGGCGGTCAAAAAACATGTCAATAAAGCAGTTAAAAAGGGACTAGATGAAGAAGTAGACGAAGAAGAAGATGAATCAGAACAAGAACCTGTAGTTAAAACAAATCTGAAAATAGAAGAAAGTAGAAGAGCATTTGATGAATTTCTTAGACAAGAAAGTGAACAACAAATTGCCGCACATTCTGCTGTAATTGAAGTCAATAAAGGAACTAAAAAACCTAAAGAAGGGAAGACTAAAAAAGGTGGATCTAAGAAAGTGCGTCGACAAAGCAATAAATACTCTAAACGCATGAGATAAAAGCAACTATGTTAGGTTAATATTAGTTAAGTTAATTGTCCATAATTTAATTTAACTAATTGAATCAGCGTCTTCATCTTCATATTCATCATCGTCGTCATAATATTCGATATTTAAATCATGATTTACAATATTTTCATTAATATTATCGCTATTATTATCGCTATTATTATCGCTATTATTATCATCTTCATCTTCTACATTATCTTCATCTTCATCTTCATCTTCATCTTCATCTTCATCTTCTACATCATCTTCATCTTCTTGGGTTTCCTCATCATCCGTTGAAATATCCATATCCATTGTTGAATCATTATAATATGCCATATGAGAACTAAAATATATTAACAAAGATGCCGCTTCATTCACACTTATTGACATGTCTCTAATATTAATATTATAAAAATTAATATGATCTGAATTAAACACTACTTCGCTTTTAACTTTACGCTTGCGATGTTTTGGTTTTGATGTATTTGTATTTGTATTTAATAAGTTTGATAGACTTACATTTTGATTCATATTCATTGTAAAGTTTAATGGTTCAGGTATCAATTTAATAACCCTTCTACCAAACGCTTTATTGTACTGATAAAACTTTTTCAACTTTAAGTACAATATAGTTTTATATTTGTTGATCTTATGTGTGCCTTGTATATCATAATTTACAATATAATAGTAATACAAAAATGGTCTGAAAATTTCTACCAATAATTCTTTTGGAAAATTAGCGTGAATTGTTAGTTTCTTAGTATAAAAATTATCTTTGAGCATCTCAATTACAGAGGTATATAAGCAAAGCGCTGGTGATTTAAACACATACTTATTAATAGAATATTCTCTTAAAAACGCCTCATTGTTAATAAAAAATAACATGTTTTTAAAATTTGATAAGAAAAACAGATGAAAAATAGTCGATACAACTTGTCCAGAGTCTTTCATCTTGAAATATATATTATAAAGTGTTGCATCGGTAAACTCTTCATTATTAAATGGGTTTTTGGGTCTTAATGGATCCGCAAAAAAACTTGGCGCATGTCCAATTGCAGTCTCAATTATTCTTATCAAATCAATTAAACTGAATAAATATGTTGATTTGCTTTGAATTAACACAAATGTGTTTTTATGATTTATATCTAATGATGTCATGGACAAATCTTCTGTTACAACTTTTGGATATTTTTTTAATTTATACAAATTTACAAATTTTATTAGCGCAAAATATGTGCGTTGCGCCTTTGAAAATGCATTAAACACACATTCAATAATTTTTTCTGTATTAAATTTATTGGTTAAAATATAATTTAATGCTTTAAATTTACTGCTAGAAAAATTTTGTATAAACGTTGTCTCACTTGACGCTTGATTGGTAAATTCCTTGTGAATTTTTGATATAAATGAATATATATTATACTCGGTATACATATCAATTGAACCATTTAAAACAAGTGGAATAAATTGGTTTACTTCTCCTGGATACTTTATTGTATTTGATTTTGTAATTCTTTGTAATATATTAAAAAAAGTTTTCATCTATAACTTGAATATTATAGTTATAGATTGTTTAATTTTTAATATATTATTTTTATTATTTGCTTATTATTATTTGTTGTTGTAAATAACTGCTTTTAATTAACTGCTTTTATCCTTTTAAGCGAAAGGATTATAGTCATTATCACCTCCAAGATCTTCGGCATGTATATTAACAACGTTGTCGTCAATGGTGAGATTCTTTGTACTACAAGAGTCATTTTGTTCTTCAATTTTGCCAAACAGTCCCTCATCAATCAACTCTTGGTGGTTTTCGCGCACATATTTATATTTCTCGTCCAACTTCAGCATTTCGTTTATATCCAAAACTACCTGGAATGACGCGGTACCAAATAATCCCTCTTGACCGCACATCACATTTGCTGAAATACCTCGCATCATATCTAATTCAGCGTGTCTCGCTGCTTTCAAGAACATCTCAGGGGTTTCCTCAAATGACGCCTTAGCAATAGGACCTATGTCATCATTGTTGATTCCATGTCTAAAGATTGAAATCATCTTGTGACTAAATGTCATTCTGTCACATAACAACGCCATATGATGATAATTCAAATAAGTGCCGTCGAATTCAATCACATCTGCCAACTCATTGTAAATCGCCTGTCTCGCCGCCTCCATGCCAAGCACATTGAAGATCTCAATAATATCGTTACTATAAGTTCTATTAGGATCTATGTAATCAAGACCAAGCACGTCCAACATGTTAGTTCCAATTGTGTCTAACACCCAAATATCTTGCTTCACAAAAGATCCTGATTTTTCAACCAAATTATCCTTTACCTTGCGCATAATTACCTTGTCAATATTCTTGATACCACGCAGCACAATGTTGTTCAACAATTGGTCTTGGAAATTCTTCAAGATATATATTTGATCGCTTTGATCCAGCGGATTCAACTTCGCCTTCTTTTGTGCTCGACTTGATGCATTCTTCAAAATATTAGTCATTCTTACTCTAAAAACCAATTTGTCCGCATTGTAGTCCGAGTAGACGCACGAAACCTCATCCTTATATGTATTATTCAATGTAAAGTTGACATCATCCATGGTAATGTTCTTTTCCAACATTGTCTCAGGATCCATCACCATACGAATAATCCATTTTGACTTGTCATTTGCAGTTTCTGCGGCAGACTCCTTCTCTAAGCATTCATCAATCATATTTTCAAAATCTCTATATTGCGCCATCGTATCTTTATCCTCATCAATTAGAGTATTTAGATCATCGGGATCAAAACAGATTTCAACAGACTTGACAACTTCTTCCAATTTAGTATGTTCCAACATATATTGAATTGTATTTGCCTTATCTTTGTCGGTCTCATCTTCTGGTTTCAAGTATACGGTTAATGATGGATTCTTTAATGACGCTGATAATGACAAGATTTCTTCAATTCTTGGCACACCACGGGTGACGTTGGACTTTGAAGCAACACCCGCAAAGTGGAAAGTGTTCAAGGTCATCTGAGTTGTTGGTTCTCCAATGCTCTGCGCCGCAATCATTCCCACCATTTCACCAGGTGCGACAATTGCGCGTTTATAGTCAAGAATAATGGTCTCCAATAGCACTTCTAGTGCCTTCTTATTGAATCGCTTATTCAGTAACAAATCTTTGGGTGACAAGTAGTAGTAAAACAACACTTTGAACAAGTTTGTAGGTGGCGCCAAACGTATCAATTCCAGTTTTTTGAATGCGGTTTCAATCATCTCAAACGCATCAAGCATTGTAATATCTACAAGCGAATTGGAGTTGATGTTTTGTTGTCCAATAATATTCTGAATAATATATGAGAACGCGACAGGAACACGAACAACTTTATCAGACTTGTAATTGAAGATATTCTTAATGATGATATCTCGCTGCTCAATCATGTATTCTGTGTAAAACTTGCACTTTTCATTGGTTCTATCCGCCTCTCTTTTTTGACGATTGAATGTAGTTGTAGTAAACATTCCTGACATTGACTTGTTCTTATGTTTCTCATCAGGAACATTGTAGTGAGCGTAAATGTCTTGAATGCTCATGTCTACAATAGGGAGTTCTTGATTTTCAACCTTAATTGTGTCAATTCCGTCATCTCCATAAGAGAATTGCACTAACTTACCTTTGTTGGTTCTGATTGTCATGTCATAATTGATCATCAAATCCTCCAAACCTTTAATAAGTCGTCTCTGGATGTAACCAGTAGTAGAAGTTTTAACTGCCGTATCAATGAGACCAATGCGCCCACCCATGGCGTGGAAGAACAACTCTTGAGGAGACAATCCGTTAATGTAAGAACTCTCAACGAATCCACGTGCGGCAGGTGAGTCGTCATACTTGGTATAATGCGGTAAAGTTCTGTGCTCGAATCCATAAGGAATTCGCTTGCCATCTACGTTTTGTTGTCCAAGACACGCAGTCATCTGTTGAATATTGATTTCTGTGCCCTTGGATCCGGCGTTAAACATGATGACAAATCGGTTGTCCTTGTCTAAATTCTTGAGCGCCTCTCTGCCTGCGTCATTTTGTGCTCTGCTCAAAATATTATTGATTTTCGTCTCGAATTCCTCCTCATTGGACTTTCCTGAGTTGTTCTCAAAAACGCCAATTTGGACTTGTTCAATCAAATTCTTAACATCCTTCTTCTTATCGGTAATGATTGAAATAATCTTCTCGTTTGTCTTGTTATCAGTAATTAAATCACTGATTCCAACACTGAAACCACTATTTCGCATGTACTCCGTTATGATGTTTTGCAAGTTGTCAACAAACGCCGCTGACGCCATGTTTCCGTAATCATTACAGACGCGATGGATTAGACCCTTGGTTCCCGAACCAAGAATACCCTTGTCCATCTGTCCTCTCAAATATGTGCCATCTTTGATCTCAATAATGTTGTTGGAACTGTCTGGTTTCTCTGTGTCGCCGTTGTATTGCTTGTTCTTCACTTTCAATGACATTGGCGGCAATATCTGTGAGAGAACTTCAAAATTGGAGACGCGTTCGTTTCTCTTTCTCTTAATTTTTGACATGTCGACGCGATCAAACATCATCAACAAGTTCATTGCGTCTTTTTGTGTGAAATTAATATTCTCTCTTGTAAATCTGTAGCATCCAAGCATTGAATCCTGGTAGATGCCAATGATTGACGAGTTGTTTGCTGGACTTATTATTTGGTATGGCACTGCTGCCAAGTTTTTTAATTCTGCCTCGGACTCCGGATCCTGTGGCATGTGTAAATTCATTTCGTCTCCCGACGAATTCCCCCATGTTTCCAAGGGGGTCGGACTGTATCTTAAGCAAGCTCAGGATGGTTAATCCTTCATCGCTCACCAACACCGGTTCAGTCTCTGAATGCCTTCCGTAGTCTATCATAGCGACATTAGGAAGTAACACTGCGGATTACCCAATCCTCCACATTATTACTATACCCGAGTTCTATCTCGGCCATCTGTGTGTTTCCAACACAGACTTAGTAGTGGTTCTTCTATTTATTAGATAGAATAGGCTCTAAGGGACTCCCCGCAACAAGGTGTTTTGCCAAATGATTCTTTAAATTTTCTATAAATTCTATTGCACTAATTTTACTTTCATCTAATGGAATATGAACTCCACCAAAATCTGCTTTTACTCTATCAATATATACATACCAACCATATTGCTCATTATTTCTTTTTAATGGTTTTATATATTTTTCAATATTGTCGTCTATATTTTTTATATTTTTAAACCTATCATATTTTTTATCTTTATAATAATTTGATACACCATTAGATAAACGTTTTTTACTTTCATCACTATGAGTAAACACACTACCACCATTTTTAAGGTTATAACCATTAGGAAATAAACTATTTAATTCTTTTATGTAGTATGTTTCTCTTTCATCAGAATTTGATATTTCACAACATTCAATTATTTCAACCACAAAATTTGTAACACCATATTTTCTGATGGCATTATTTAAATAATGTGATTGATTTTTCTTTGTTGAGAATGCTTCTGATATGTGACATCTAAATCTTCCTTCGTGTCCATATGGTCTGTATCTTTTATGGTTTAATATATGAGAAACTGCTTGTCCTACATATATCTTATTATTTGATAGGTTAATTATTTTATATATTTCGCAATATCTTTCGGTTGGATTGTCTAAAATTTTCTTTGATAGTTCTAAATGTTTTGATAGTTCCATTATTTATATATCTATATTTTTTTATTTTTAAGTGCTTTTTAAATTAGAATCATTTGACTATGGGGTAACACGCTTTTAGCGCCCCATGTTTTCGACAGAGAGTTTATCGAAATCGGCATTGTATGGTTTTGTGTCAGCGACGTTCATCCTGAACGTATCTCCGCGCTTCATAATGCGCGCAATGTGACACATCATACTCATTCTGTGTAAAGTAGGTTGTCTGTTAAATAAGATAGCGTCGCCGTCCATCATGTGACGATGAACGATGTCGCCCTCTTCTAAAACAATCGACTTCCGATCCAAATATCTTAACGTAATTGATTCGCCATTCCTTCTTTCAAGAATCTTAGCGCCGGGCCAGTCATCGGGTCCGTTTTGTACCAATTTCGTCAAGAACGCCTTATTTACACGATTTACGCAAACAGGTTTGGTAATGTTCTTCGCTATTTTCATAGGAATACCAAGTTCACGAATTGAGATATTCGGATCCGCAGTGATGACTGAACGCGCACTGAAATCAACACGTTTCGCCATCAAGTTGCCTCTCATTCTGCCGCCCTTGCCATTCAAACGATCTTTAATCGATTTCAATGGTCTGCCAGAGCGTTGAGCGACAGGGTTGGAACCCGGCAACTTATTATCAACCTGACTCGCTACATGGTACTGTAAAACAGTAGTCCAGTCATTGATAACATTTTCAGGCGCATTGTTTTGAATCTTGTCCTGAAGCGTCTTGTTTGTCTTGATAATATTGACAAGAATATGACTCAAGTCATCTTCAGAACGCTGCTGAGCGTCATGCTTCACAGAAGGTCTTACAGCAGGCGGAGGCACCGCTAAAACCTGACAGATCATCCAATCCGGACGCGACCAAATAGGACTGAAACCCATAAATGTCACATCCTCGTCAGAAATGCGCTTAAATATCTTGAGGACCAACTCAGGCGTCAAAGGAATGACAATATTCTCATCACCTTCTTCACTGTTATTCGTCCATTCAGCATACAAGGAAGCAAATCCTTCCTTTCTAATTTTCTTTGGTTGAAGACAACCGCAACCATCCTCGGTGTCCTCACCACATCGTTTAATGTCCTTTGTTAACTCAAACACATATTTCCATCTCGCCTGAGATTGCATTTTTAACGCTTGTTTATATTTTTCTTTTGACACTAATAACTTGCTACACTTGAAACAGACACAACGCAGGATCTTCTGAATTGTAGATAAGTATTGTATATAAAATACTGGGCGCGCCATTTCAATATGTCCAAAATAACCTGGGGTTTGCATATAATCTAAACCATCTGTAGGACAGATTAGACCAGGTTCTAAAACCCCCATTCTGGGGTCAAATAACCCATTGATTACCGGTTTATTATTAATATATGTATCGCGTGTAGTAATTTCTGCTACAGAACCCTTTCGGATTTCTTCGGGCGATAATATACTAAACTGTATGCCGATAATTTTAGAGCAGTTAGTATTTTTCATGTTTCTGGAACTTTGCGACATTCTAATATAATATTATAATTTATATTTAGATTGTTTCAAATCAATTTTATTTTTTTTGTGTAATTAATTACTGAAAAAAATTGATTTAATATTTGTATTTAAAAATATCTTTATAAAGATAAATAGACAGAATGACTCGCGATCAGAATAAAATAGTTAAAAAGGAACAGAATAAGGCATCTAAAAAGAGAGATGAGGCACTTAGACGCAGGAAGAATAATGAGGAGTCATCCGATGATGGCGAACCTAATTCTAGCGATAGTGAATCTGATGAGATGGATCAGCACGAATATAGAAAGTTCTTATCTAAGATGTTTCCATCTAAGCATGCAAAAGATAAGGTCAAGGCGGGTGAGAAGTTAAAGAAGACTTTAAGGAACGACCAAAAGAATGACCAAAAGAAAAAGAATAAGAAGGATGAATCAGAAGAAGATGATGAAGAGGATATTGATGACTCTGAATCGGACTCTGATTATGTACCAAAAAAATCCAAATCTAAGAAAAATAATAAAAAAGGGCAATCGAGTCGTTTGAGACGTAAAGTATATGAAATTGAAGAATCAGAAGAAGAAGATGATGATGACGATATTACTTTAGAATCAGAAGATGAATCTGAAGACTTTGAAACAGAAGAAACAGAAGACGAAGATGACGACGTCGATGAATCAGAAGAAGACGAAGAAGTGAAACCCAAAAGAAGATCAAAGAAGTCAGATAAATTTAACATTGTTTTAACCATTGGCAATGGTGTAAATAGAGAAGAAGAATTAGAGGACGAGTACGCTGAGTTCTTTGATGAAGAAGATTGGGAGACATGTAGCGATGACGACGCTGAAACTGAAAATGAAGATGATCCTATTAGTTCTGATTCAGATTCTGAAGAGGAAGAAGAGGAAGAAGAACTTCCTAAAAAAAAGAAGGGTTCTAATAAGAAGGTTGAGAAAAAAGAAACAAGTAAAAAGGACAAGGTGGTTGATAAAAAGAAGTCAGAAACAGAAAATATTAAATTAGTTACAACAGAAAAGACAACTGACGCCGAAGTTCAAAACAAATTATTAGAAGTGTTAAATGGTCTGAAGGACAGAGGCGAAAATACCTCTCTTGTGAATGAATGTATCAAGGTATGTAATCAAAAGATGGAAGTTGACAAGAAGAAGACCGAGAAGAAACTTCAAAAGGAAAAGGACAGAAATGATCGCATTTTCAAACGCATACTAAGAGACAAAAACACAATGAATGATTTTGAGTTCTTTGAGAAAATGGACGTTGTGAGTCAGAAGAAAATTATTAAGGAATTAAGAGAAATCAATAAACTTACTAGAATTGAAAAACCATATCGTCTGACGTTATTAGAGGCAGATATTCCTGTAGTATTTAAGGGCGCTGCTATGAAGCGCGTTGCATCTTTGCGATATATGGAACCAGGCAGCGGTGAGTATTACAAGATCAAGACATGGGTTGATACATTTATGCGTATTCCTTTCAGTAAGTATCAGAGTCTGCCAATCAGCATTGAAGATGGAGTCGAGAAGTGCCACGATTTTATGGCTGATGCGCAGAAAACATTAGACAACGCGGTTTATGGTCTCAATGACGCAAAGATGCAAATAATGCAGATGCTTGGACAACTCATCACTAACCCCAAGGCGATTGGCACAGCAATTGCGATTCATGGTCCTCCTGGTACTGGCAAAACCAGTCTTGTGAAGGAAGGTATTAGTAAGATCTTGAATCGTCCGTTCTCCTTCATCGCCCTTGGAGGCGCAACTGACAGTAGTTTCTTAGAAGGTCATAGTTACACATATGAGGGATCGTTGTGGGGCAAGATTGTTCAAATCTTAATTGACAGTAAGTGTATGAATCCTGTCATATATTTTGACGAGTTAGACAAAATTAGTGAGACGCCAAAGGGTGAGGAAATTGCAGGAATATTGACACATTTGACGGATACATCACAAAACTCACAATTCCATGACAAGTATTTCGCTGACATTGATTTTGATTTGAGCAAGTGTCTCTTCATATTTAGTTACAACGACGAGTCAAAGGTCAATCCAATTTTGAAGGATCGTATGTATAGAATTAAGACTGCTGGTTATAATCAGAAGCAGAAGACGGCAATATCAAACAACTATTTGTTGCCAAAGATCAGAGAGCAAATCAAGTTTTCAAAGGAAGACATTATTATTCCTGACGCCACAATCAATTACATTATTGATAGTCACTGTGGAAAGGAAGACGGTGTGCGCAATCTGAAGCGCTGTTTAGAGATCATTTATACTAAGTTAAACTTGTATCGACTCATGAAACCAGGTTCCAATCTGTTTGAAGAAGACATGTCATTGAAGGTTGAGTTCCCATTCACAGTCACAAAGGATATTGTGGACAAGTTGATCAAGAACAGTAAGGATCCAATGAGCAGCGCGTTGTATTCGTTGTACGCTTAAGTCCACTTTTAGAAAAAAATATAAATATATAATAGATGAGTTTTAGAAGTAAGATTGCTCAAATAAAAAAAAGAGAAATAGTTCATTCACCTAAATCCCCATCGGATTCACCGCCACATTTTTTACCGAGATCACCTTCAGAATCACCACTACATTCTCCAAAATCGCCTTCTAATTTGCCACCAATAACAAAAAGAGAACCCAAATACATATTTCTTAGTTTTTTAAGTCATGGTGGGTTTGGCAGAGCGAGCAACCCGTATAGAGCAAATAAACACGCATCTGTAAGTTTGAAAACACTTCATTCAGTGCCGAAATTAATGACATTTATGAATTGCAGTCCAGGCACTTCACTAATTGGTGAAGATGGTGGGATGGATAATGTAATATTGGCAAATTATTTTAAAGGAAGCAGTAATTTTGATATTATGGACGTTAGTGAATTTTATCATCCAAAAGCAAAAACAGATGAGCAACTATTGTCATATAATTTCTTAAACTATATGAATTCAGCATTAGATGAATTGGATATGAGACCACGTAACAGAACCGAAAAATTTAGAATTGAAAACCCCAAGGATATTGATGTATGTCGTAATAGTTTCATTTGTAATGATAAAGTCGGTATTAGTCATCGTTTTCCTAACAAATCGTTTTCTACCGATCACCCATCAACCTATACCATCCCGGGAGAAGACTGGGGAGTATTTATTTACAATAATAATTGCGGTATTGAACCAGGCACAGATATAAGTACAATAAATGAAATTAAAAGAGATGAAATCAAAGATAAGGATGATAATGTTATTGGACTTGACTTTAGTTTAGAAGATATTATTTCAGGCCTAACCAACAAATATGGACTAACAGAAGATGATTATTTATTTTTATTTGACTATTCTTGTAACAATTTTGGACCTAACAGTATTAATTTAAAAAATGACACACGTCTAATAAGGCGACTTGGGCGCAGTACTGCGTCGGATTTTGGACTTGGTTTAAAGAAGAAAAGAAGGACTGTACGTAAAACGCGGACCATACGTAAAACACGAAAAGTACATGAAAAACGTAAGAAATAAAATTTTATTCCAACATATATGTATAATGCCTGTTAGAACAAGCGCCGTATTTTATGGTAGAGGAGTGCCACAGCAATTCACTGATTTTGGGATAGTTGCTACTGGGAACTATACCGTTTTCCAACCAACAACGCCAATTATTAATTCTTCTTTTTTTCAAAAAGGCATGAGTTATATCATTTATGATAAAAAATAAAATAGAAATGTAGTATATAATGGCGTTATTTAATAGTAAACTAACAAACAGTGCAATCTTGTATAATCGTGGAGTACCACTAGATCAGCGATATTTTGTCTTGCTTACAACTCTTAATTATAGTTCACTAAGACTTTTGGCAATTCATAATAAAAGACAAGGCAGATCAGTATATTCATTATTCCAAAATTAACTTAACTACATTCAACTTAACAATTTGTAAAAAATTGAAATATAATAAATAAATATAAACATAGTATATTTATTTATATAAAAATGACTGAAACTAATAATAGTGAGATTGTGAGTGCCAAAAGCGAGGAGGAAATCTTAAATAAAATTCATAGCGCTTCCAATGAATTAATATTGTTATTAAATAAACTGAAAAGTGTTAAGGTAGAAGTTGAAGCAGCGGTTAAAGACCTTGACCACAACTATTTTATAGAAAAGTCAGATTCATTTGATAAATTCAATGACATATTCAACGACCAAGGCATAAATGATTTAATATCTGTAGTTGACAAGTTATGTGAAGATGTTAAAGAAGATCTTGAGCGCACGTGCTCAGAACACGAGTTTATCTGGGACCTCGCTGACACTGGATATGACAATTGTGTATCAATTTGTTACTGTAAAAATTGCCATTTGTCTAAGAAGGTCTAATGAATGGTTAAGAGAATATTAATAGTCCCTTAATATTCAGAATAGGGAACATTATTTCCGCCTCGACTGATTACAGTTTTGTAATTTTCTACTGTGTAGCAAGCGCAACCCATACTAGATGACGCATCGGAACCCATACTACAGCACTCTGGTTTAAACAGAATATTATCATAGAAACTCAGTTGTCCCTTTTTTACAGGAGGTTGTGTCTTAGATCTATCCCAAATAGACTTGACACCTTTGCTGGGTTTCTGACCAGGTGAATAAACGAGGGATTGTTGCGCCCAGTCCTCAGGAGGCATGTACCAGTCGGGCGAATCTGCTCCAGCAAATTGGGTGTCAGAAAAGACGCCGTTGTTGCTGTTGCTTGTAAATCCTTCTTTTTTCTTATTTGACGCCTTAGATGGTTTTTTTCCCATAGTTGCAGCGGGCGCAGCAGTAGATGTAGTACCGCCAACCATACTACCTAACGCTTGAAATCCCTCTAGAGCGCTCATTGTGCTGCAAGAACATATTGCATGTCCAAATATTACCCAAAATAATATTAAAATGATAAGCAATACTTCAATTCTAACCTTGTATGAACCAATAGAAATCTCCATTATTATACATAAATGTTAGATAATTTTATTTTTATGATAGTTAATTTATCAATTTATCAATATGGTTATTATAATCAAGAATAATTTTACCATTTGAACTAAATTTTTTATCCGTCGTCAATAAATGATATAATTTCGTTTCATATAAATTACTATTCCCTAAACTTAATTCATAATTTAGCAATTCACTCATTTCTATTTCTACAATTCCATAAACAGTGGATCCGGATAATAATATATCCCCAACTTTGATATCTTTGATTTTTTTGTTAGTATTACCAACTAAATCAACTAACATATCCTTATCAAAACCTTCATCTAAATATTTGTGAATGTTTTCACATGTTTTTATTGGTATAGAATTTAACACAGTACTCAATGTGTCGTCATAAATTTCATCCCAATCGGTAAATATTGTATCATTTAATATAATCTGTTTCGAATTTGTATTCAAACAATATAAGTAGGGTTCGTCATAATTGGATATTTCGACTGCATTTGGATGATCTCTAATGTATATCCAGTTGTTTCCATGTTTTACTAGATGCGATTCACTAACAACAACACCATTGATATTGAACATTCTTAATTCTGACGCATCTAGTTTCATTTTGGCAGTTACTTTTGTTCCATGTTCTAATACATCACCCACCTGAACATCTATCATATTTTTAATAGATCCATCGCACATTTTGACTTGAACATTTTTATCAAAACAACGTAATTTGGGTATTTTCAGCACCTTAATTCCAAAAATCATGACATAAGTTACCATTAGTACTGAAATGATTGCCGCAATCACGATATAAACTGCCGATAGACCAATTGCGGTTGGTATTGTGAAAGGCAGTATCCAACAAATGAGGATGATAATAATCATCAATAGCAAAGTTTTACCCATTATTTCAAATATAGACCCAATCAACGCTTGTAGGGCGTAATAAACTGATAATAATGTAAACACACCTGTTGCCATTACACCTTGTGTTTTCTGTAAACTATCTACAACAGCAATAAAAATATGAATTATAGGAGTTGTGATGTTTAATATTTTCCCCATAACTAGTTTGACAAATTCCGCCATATTGTCTCTAAATTTCGAAAGCATCCCACGCATTGAATCAATTGCTTCTTGGATTGCCGCAACAAGAGAAACTAATACACTAAGCATGTACATAATTGGTTGCATCGCATATCCTGTCAAATTAGTTGCCTGAGAGTTAAGACAATACTGAAAATTTTCCGAAGTATATGAACCAATTGACTGCCCTTCTGGTGCAGCAATGAATCCGGCAATAGGTATATATTGCGGTTTGCATCGGTTGTTATTCCAATCCGCATATATTTCTTGTTTTTTCTGCATAAAAAAACAATACAAGAATACTGTTAGTACAAATAGGGTTACCATTATACAGATCAATATTGATGAACCATAATTGTCAGCGAAAGTGGTTTTATCGTATATTTTATTTATATAAGTTGTCGCTGGTTTTATATTCTGGTAAAAATTGTCACTTAATGGTCTATTATCCATATAGTATAAATGGATAATAATAACAACAATTAATTTACTAATTCATTTTCAAAAATGAGTAAATTAATTTAACTTTGATTTCTATTATTTGGGCGCTTTTGGGATCTTATTTGTTAGTTCATCATCTTCCCAATCCCAGAAAATATGTTGTTCAATTGGTATTCGTCTGCTTGTAGTAATTAAACAAGAGAACCAATCTGACTTTATTTCTTCTTGAACAATTGCGTCATAATGATCTTCAACATGAATAAATTTGTCTTGTTTCTTATCATAAATAAAGTGCTTGCCAGTTACAAAGATATCTTCACCATTTACACCGCCTTTTATTTTATATAATTTATCCTTGTTGGCGTTATCAATTTTCAAAACTGCAAATATTTTGGATCCATCTTCCAATTCAGCGCCTAAAGGTAGGTCCTTCATTGGATAAATTTCACCATTCTTCAACTTGATTTTTGTTTCTGGATGAAAACAAACACCAATGGATCGCACTAATTGTCCCATTGGACCATTCCAACCACTTTGCATGGTCTTCATCGTGCCATCTAAAACAAACAACAGTGTGCCTATAATGCCTACTATTTTATTAACCATATCGAACATAGCAATAATCATGCGCTGGAATTCAATTATCATCCCATAAAAGACACCAAACACGGATTGTATAATATTTGTCAAGAAATCTCGTATTTTAGAGACTATTCCTCTGGCGTTATTTACTGCTTCATATGCATCTCCAGTCATTGATGTAATGGATGATACCATATAACTAACTGGTTGTAATAAAAATCCCATTAGACTCGTCTGTGAGTTTTGAACACAATAATTAAAATCGTCTGTTAAATTTTCTGAAAAAACCCAATAGGGTGGATTACATCTATATTCTTGCCAATTGTCCTTTATCTCCTTCGCTGATTTGAAATATACCAAGATACCTATTTGTATTATAAACGCTAAATTAACGTAGGTAAAAATTAAATAATTATTCATTGTTGGCATGGTCTATATTATTAATAAATATATTTATTTATTTGTGGCGATGGCAACGCTTTTAATGGCGACGACTCCTTTTTTTAAGATGTCTACGCTTAGTTTTGCGTCCATATTTACAATGTTGGCGCTGTGAGAATCCTTTAGGTCTGCGACAGTTAATACTCTTTTTATATTTAAGAGACCAATGTCGCCTGCGTTTTCCACCCGCCATTTTATCTCCCACACTCAACGCTTGCGCATCTACAGCATTTTGTTGAGCATCTTTAAATGCTTGTCCTAATGTTGCACCGGCGGGACCACGAATTGATGATTGTAATGGTTGTATTGTCGGTCCTCCTCCTGTTGTTAGATTCTTTAAATTAGATACTTGACTTATTTGCGCTTTCATCGCTGCTGTTGATTGGGCGCTTGGACTTGCTGAAATTCCACCTTGTACCGCTACTGTATTTGGGGGTAAGAATCCTGGACCTGGTTCTGTTTGAGACATTTTATATATTATTATTATAAATTAAAGTTTAAAAATAGTATTATAAATTAAATATATAAATAATGGATGAAAATCAGAGACTTCATTTGCAAAAGATGATCGCTGCGAACAATGTAGAGGATCAAACCGGTCTGATTCGTGACCTAAAACACAGTCAAATTCTCAGGGAAAATGTGAATAATTTAGTCATGTTGAAGTCTAAATATCTTGATGACCCTGACGCTCTTAATTTAGAGGCGATGTCCGACTGTAACTTCTTGTTCACTTATTACACTGACCTTTACAATAAGATCAGAAAGGATGAGATTGACTTGAAGATATTGTTTCAGTTCCTAGATGTTCTTGCCAAGATTGAAGATGGAAAAATTGATCAACATGAGGGATCATTCGAGGTTGGTACATTGCTGAAAAAAATCTATGTGGACAGTGCGCTGCGTAAGGCGGAGAAATTGAATGCTGAGACCGACAATATGGAACCCGAATATAAAGGTCCTCAAGTGGAGATTTCGTGGAAGCAATTTAAGACAATGAACTCGAAAAGATAGAATATTGAATAATATATTATTTAAATCTAGTAATATATTAGTTTAAATGTCAAAATTTAGCAGTAGTAGTAGCAGTGGTAGCAATAGTAATAGCAATAGTAATAGTAATAGTAATAGTGGTGGTGTTTTACAATATTTAACTACTAAAGAAGATGATCAGAGACCAGAGAATATTATTCGCGTAATTTGTCAGAGATTTGGTCACTCTAGTATGGCAACTGAGATACCAGATATTTATGAAATATTTAAATGGCCTTTTGAACATAATAATTATCAATTATCAGTAGCGCCGTTAGGATTTCCAAATATTTTTAATATAAATTCATATGCCCCATACAGTCGCGGTAATCAAATGTTTGGATTTCGAAGTGCTTTTACGTCTATTTTTAACAAACTAAAAACAACACCTTTGGATGAATTGATTGCCAATAAAACTGGTGGTGCAATTAAAGATTTAGTTGCCGAAAGACAAAATTTTAATATATGGATGAACCTAGTTATAGATGATTATATTAAAAACCGAGTAGGAAATCTAACTCAGGAAACTAAAGCGCGCGCTAACCGATCTCTTTCTGAAATAGATCCCAAGGGAAAAAGTGATTCTGCTACAAAAGATAAATTAAGAACAATGATTGAAGACGATAAATTTAAATGTAAACCAGCGATTCAACCATTATTTATTACATATACACAGCATAATAACCCATGCGAGATTAGTCTACCAGATGAAACACTTCGCGGTATAAGAGAGAGTACAATAATTGCTAAAAATTGGGAGAAAAAATCAAGAGTTTCAGACCTAAGCACAATAGATGAAACATATATTTGTGATAACATACCCTTTCATGAGCGAACTAATTTTTCTGAAAGTTGTAGAAGAGGAAGGGGGGATAAATTAGCGGGATATTATTTTGACTTTGTATTTCTGCCCTCTTTAAATAAGTATGTAGTTACTAATAGTCCTGTGTGTTTAACTTATATTGGCAGTGTAAAAGATATGATAACATCACTTGATATTTATAACATAGATGAACCTAATACAAAAATACCTTTATCTAGTTTGTTTCAAGGAGGATCAGTGGGAAACGCCAGTGTTGCCGAATTCATAAGAATTTATGAATTGTTCATGAAAAAATGGAATTCAATAATTGTAGGATCAGATACAACTCAATATTTTAAGCAACCTGGTTGGATAATTAAACCTTATAATATTGCCCGTCAAGGTAATAACAATTTTAATGAAAACACTTGGATTAGGGGATCTAATTCAGCGTTTGAGTATTATCTTGTCATTTTATTTACAAATTTATTATTTCAAATGATATCATCTCCAGCAACACCATATAAATGTAGTTTAGAAGAATATCTGAATGGTCCAGATTTAGATATGGAGACATTTTGCGCGAATGTTTTAACATTACAAGACCAGAATATAAAGGTTTATACTAACTCAACTACGTGTAATACTTACTCTGATAATAGTAGTTTTGAAGAAATGATAAACGCAAATATACGTCAAGGTAATGCACTTAGAAGGTTAGGATCGTTGGCGCCAACTAAGGAGAGAAGTTCCAGTTCCATATCATTATTCCAACCCGAATTGATTGAAGTCCCAACAAATGTAGGATCTAAAAGTCCAAGAGGAGAAAGAAATCCAGATCCAGATCCAGATGTACAATATAATGAAGGTGATGAAGGTGATTACAAACCGCCAGAAAAGGTGGTGCGACCAGATGAAACAGGTGGGCGTTCAAGAAGAAAAGGGAGAAAACTAACAAAACGTAGAAGAAACAAATCAGCGAAGAGACTTAGAAAAAGACGAACTATTAAGAAGAGGCGTAGTAATAAAAACCAACGTTAATTTATAATTATATCGTAGTTGTATATTATCGCATTTGCGGCGTAAATTATTTTATCATAGTTTTCCGGTTGCATCTCCTTGATTAATATGCGGCACTTTTCCGCCTCTAACAATTTTTGTTCGCATGTGTAGTCGATAAAATTACTAATAAGCGTTTCCATCTCTCGAATACTTGTGATACTGTTACAGTTACTGTTACAGTTACTGTTACTCTTATTATTAATAATGCACTCAATATAATCCAACTTTTGAGAGTCCTTGACGATGACCCAGGTTTTACTTGTATTTCTATTTTGATTTTGTTTTTGATTCATATTCTCTTTATTAACGGACATTGTTTTGTTTTGTCTATAAACTATATTTATAATTGTTGTATTATAAATATATTTGGGATCAATTTTATTTGATTTATTTCTCAATAATAACCGACTTGGTAATATTCTTAATTATCTTGTCAATATTATGATTCTGTTCTTCATTAGACCCTCCTGACATGGAGTTCATTACTATTTTGAGGTACTGATCGTTCTTCTTGGAATCCGATTGTTTGCAGTCCGGATTCAAATTTGTCCATTCGTTTATTTGCCGAATATTCTTATTTGCGACGTCTTTGATCGCCTTTTTAATTACTAATTTGTCGTCATTTTCCTTTGACCATTTATCATCATCTTTTATATAAAGTACCTCGCGCTTCAAATCGCTACAATGTATTGGGCGTTTTACAACATCCAATTCATTTAAATTCTTAATAAGTATTTTAGAAACACCCTCTACATAACCAATGTGACCAACAGTTTCCAAATCGGATAATTGGACTTTGATTGAATCCACAAATTCGCCAATGTTCAAGGCGTCCTTGCATTGTTCGTTTAAAAAGAACTGTAAATTGAATGTCTTATTATTTGAATTGACATTGTTTGAATTAATATTGGTTAAGGTATTATTCTCCTTCTTCACTAGTTCCATGATTAGTGTCTTAAATTCGGCGTTTTCTTTAATAAGATATTCAATCAAATTGTCTTTATTTGGTTGATCATAATTTTGGGTTTGATTTTGGGTCGCTGGGACAATATTGTCCATACAAAATTGACATATTTTTTTATGATTAAATAAACTCTGACGATGTTTGTATTCGTTACCGCATTCACATACGTGTTTTTTATCACTGAGAGTTTTTTGGCAGTCACTTGTAAGTATTAAATGTTTACGGGTTGTGCAATGTTTCTTAAAATCGTTCCTATACTTGGTAATATAGTCACATTGGTCACATTTGTAATCAGTTGGGAGTTTGGGAGAAAAATCGTCAGTCATTTTGCTATATTTTATACTGACACAAAAACTCCTAAATATTTCGCAATTAAAAATGGAAAAATTAGCGTCACAAAATTTTCTCACAGAAAAAATAAAGGTGATCATCTCAGTCACAATCGTGTTTTTGACCCCTTTTTAAAACTTTTTTCGGGTTTTCATTTTTGGACATTTTTAAAAATGTCCAAATTTCATTTCCCTTTTGGCTTTTTGGAAAAAAGTTGTTATTGAGAAATATCACATATTTTCCTTTAAAAATAGGAGACCAATGATGGTCACATATTTTCTATAATATTATTTTCACTTTTTTCTCTAGCAAAACAACCAAATTATTGTTCTTTGATCCATTCGGTTACAGATTTAAAATCATCCGGACTATCTTTTTCGCAAACAATAACATGAGAATTGTCTGTCAATACAGACCCTGAACCTAACATCCACATACCCTTTAACTCTCCACTCATGAGTTTAAATTCGTATTTGGCAGGTTCAATTAAAACATATCGGATTAACTGGGTATTGATTACACATTTACTTAGTTTGAGAAATCGTGACATGATAGTATACATGATACAGCGTTATGTATTTAAGTGAGTTATAAATAATATAATTGCTATAAAATATTAAAAACAGATATAAATATATTTTGACATGATAAACTAACAAGTTTAATAAAGATGTCCAGAATTGTAACCAAAAAATCACTAATTATTGTTGAATCACCGGCGAAATGCAAGAAAATAGAAAGCATATTGGGACCCGGTTATAAATGTATTGCGTCATTTGGGCATCTAAGAAATATACCCGATTTGAAATCAATTGACATCGAAAATGGGTTCGCAATTAATTATTCCATCATACAAGAAGCAATCAAATTGAAGCAAATTGAGAAGATCAGGAAGGAAATAATAGACGCAGATGAAGTCATATTGGCGTCGGATGATGACCGAGAAGGCGAAAGTATTGCCTGGCATATTTGCCAACTTTTCAGTCTTCCAGTTGCAACTACAAAGCGAATTATATTTCATGAAATAACGGATAGCGCCATTTTGTCGGCAATTATCCACCCACGTACAATCAATATGGATCTTGTAAATGCGCAACAGTCGCGCCAAGTTCTAGATTTGTTAGTTGGTTTTAATATAACTCCCATTTTGTGGAACAATATTGCCAAACAACATAAGACAAGTTTATCAGCAGGCAGATGTCAAACCCCAGCACTTCGTCTTGTATATGAGAACTATTTGGATATAAAATCATCACCTGGGCAACTGGTATACAATGTATTTGGATACTTTACCAACATGAATTTGCTGTTTGATCTTAACAAGCAACTAACAAATAAAGAAGACGCAAAACAGTTCCTGGAATATTGCGCCAAACCGCCGAAATATGTATGTAATGTTTCGGTTCCAAAGAAGGTCATTAAGAAGGCACCAGAACCCTTAACCACATCTACTCTTCAGCAATTGGCGTCCAATGAACTGCATTTGTCGCCGAAGGAAACAATGAAGTACGCTCAGCAATTGTATGAAAGTGGATATATTACTTACATGAGAACTGATATCAAAAAATATAGCAAGGATTTCATTGAAAAAACGTCAAAATTTATTGCGACAACATATGGTCTATCTTATGTAAGTCAAACACTTAACAATATTTCACTTGATTCAGAGTCGGAAGATACTAACAAAACGGATGAACAAAGGTCGCCGGAAGAAACTAACAAATCAAAGGCGAAAGGGAAACAAGTGAACTTAAAGGATAATATTCCAAAACCACAAGGCGCTCATGAGGCAATCCGTCCCGTTTCAATCGCAGTCAGGTCGCCGGCAATCGACAACTCGACGTCAGATTTACAACCCAAAGCAGTCCGCCTATATGATCTAATATGGACGCGATCATTAGAGTCATGTATGCCCTCTGCACAATACACGTCTATAACAGCAACTATTTCTTTTTCTTCGGATACAAAAGAGACAAAATACGACGATTATCATTTTAATTACAAGGCGGAACAAGTGGTGTTCCCAGGGTGGCAAATTGTCACAATAAAGCAACCAGCAAATGAAGCAAAAGAGTACAATTATTTAATACACTTGAAACAGGGATCAACAATGGCGCCAAAAAAAATCGAAGCAAAGACATTATTAAGAGATTTAAAATCACATTATACAGAAGCGCGTTTGATCCAATTGTTAGAAGAAAAAGGAATCGGTAGACCCTCTACTTTCGCCTCCATAATCGACAAAATAATGGAGCGCAAATATGTAGAAAAGCAGAATGTAGAAGGCAAACAAGTTGAATGTATAGACTTTGTTCTGGATGATACTAACAAAATAACTGAAACAGTGTCAACAAAAGAGTTTGGTAATGAAAAGGGTAAACTAGTAATACAACCATTAGGCGTCATTGTGATCGAATTTCTCTTGAAACATTTTCCAACCTTTTTTGAATATAAATATACCAAAGACATGGAGGATGATTTGGACAAAATTGCTACAGGACAAGGAAAATGGACAGATATATGTTCAATATGTCATAACGACTTGACTCAAATCATTGATGGTCTTAAAGACCTGAAGAAATTCGAGATCAAAATAGACAACGAGTACTCGGTCATTATAGGCAAGTATGGTCCAGTTGTTAAATTTATTGATTCAAAGGATAATATGAAGAAGAATGTGACGTTTATACCGGTGAAAAAAGGTCTAGATATAAAACTGTTATTAGATTTTGAGGAAGAGAATGGTCGCAGACTAACACTGGATGATGTAATGGATAAGTCCAAGTCGGATCAGGCGTCAATTGGAAAATATAAGGGTCAAGATCTATTTATAAAGAATGGCAGATATGGTGCATATGCACAATGGGGCGCCAATATAAAGTCACTTAAAGAACTAGATAAACCCATTGATAAAATGGAATATTTAGAAGTATTAACATTTCTGGAAAAGGATAATTTACTAGATCCGACAAAACCGGTCGGGTTAGTCAGAGAGTTGTCATCAAATTTAAGTATACGAACAGGTAAATTTGGTGATTATATTTTTTATAAAAAACCAAGAGCGAAGAAACCAGAGTTCCTCAAATTGAATGGTTTTAAAGATGACTATAGGTCATGTGATAAAGACTTACTAATGAATTGGATTAAACAGACATATCCGTCTGCTTTTGAAAGCAAATAACAAACGCACTAAACTAAAAACAAATTACATAACAGTATTGTACTTCCTTTCATTCTGAGGTCTCAAAAGTACGAACTCCAATAAGATAGACCAATCAAATAATCCAAAATCAACAATCTGACCATTATGATAACGTATTTTCATTTTAAGTTTTCTGATCCTTTCAGCAGGAGGATTGAAATACTTAAATGGTTTTGAATCAGTATCAAACCACTGAGAAATAGGTGTAGACGGAATGGGTATTTTTGCGAAAGATGAAGTCACACGTCCGTTAGTTTGGTTGGTATGAACGGTGAACTCACTGATGTTAAATGGACTAGTTTCATCAATACAATTAAGTCCATCTATTTCTAAATACATGAATGCGGGCCCCATAAAATTGATTTTAGCGGGCGCTTGTAAGTAATAAACTGTTGCTCCTGGTAATGTAGGTAACAACCAAAACCCATTGTCACCAATATTAACATCACCATAATAAAATCGCGGTACAAGTCCTTCTACATTTACATCAGCGTCGGTTAAACCAGTAATAGTGTTATATATTGTTGCTTGATTTGCGGTTACTTGCGCAGCAGATAGAGACGAAGTTGGGCATCGTGTAAATCCTAAATAAGCGGGAAGACCCCAGTTGGCCATACTAGGTAATACACTTTTTCGTATACATTGAGAGTTTATAACTTCTTCAACAAGAACAGCGTCATAGTTATTTGATAGAACAAATTGATCCGCGTTATTACCAAACCAAAGTCGTTGTCCTACTGCATTATAGACAATTGAAAACCGGGAATAACCTCCATCTTTTTCAAATAAAGGGAGCGCATAATTATATTCGGGTGTATTGGTAAAGTAATTTGATAAAAAATTGGTAATAATAGCGTTAAATTTGTTAGTTAATTCGGTCGCCATTTGATCAGGACTATAGAATCCAGTTTCAATAAGAACGACATGTTGAATATCTTTATTATAGTATAATCCAGCAAATATTGCTTCCGCAAGGGGGTCAGCGTATGAATGTTCTCCAGGGTTATATAGATTTGTAAAGTTAAATGACATGCCAATATTAAAGTTCAATGGAGAGAACACATTATAATTTGCTGGAAAAGACCATTGAACCATGGAAACCGTTTGCACATTTAAATAATCTTGTGGTAGTTCAATTTCAAACTCACTTGAGTTGATATACTTTAATTGATCTCTATCTTCCGAGTGAATAGAAACATACTTCTTATCAATATAATATTGATTCGCATTTGGAATTAATGGATGGGATGTTGTTGTGTTAAAACTACTCATTTATATTATTAAGTAATAAAATTATTTTTATATAAATATTTGTATTATATATATAATACAAATGTCATCAGTAGCACAAACGTCGGCAATAACCGCAACCATAAATGCCAATTACTCCGGTAAGCAACCAAATAACACTGCATATGTAAAATACTTTTCACCAGGTGACAAGTCGGATCTATGGACAGTAAAAATATATAGTTATAATGGAGGTAAAGTAAACGTTATTACGCCAGTTAGTAATTTTTATAATAATGTGTATATACCAGGTAATTTATTTGTAGATGGAAATATTATTAGTCCATCGGATATAAATTTGAAGGATAATATTGTTGAAATATCGCATGATTTGTCGGATAATATAATGAAATTGAAACCGACACAGTTTACATTCAAGACAGATAAAAATAAACAGATCCATTATGGATTTATTGCGCAAGAATTTGAAGAGTTTTTTCCGGATCTAGTTTGTTCAAAACCAGATAAAAATGACATTGTAAAGGGTATAAATTATTTAGAAATATTGCCTTTGTTAGTTGGTAAGATACAAAAGATGCAAAATGAAATTGATGAATTGAAGCAACAAATGCAACTATTAAACAATAATAAATCAAATAATGAATAATTAATAATATATAATATTTATATATTATTTATATAAATGGCAGACCCCGTATTATCTTCAAATATAGGTTATTTTTTATTAGCGATTTTAATAGCAACAATCATAAGTATTTTTGTTACAATGAGCATGAGCAGTAAAAAATCATTAGAATCATTAATTGCCGAATATTCAGTCATGGCAGGCGTGCTATTGCTTATGACCGCGTTGATCATTATGAACCTAAGATCTGCCGGACTCAGTTTGTTTTCATTTGAATCATTTATAACATTGTTTCCCTTTATTTGGTTGCTATTTATTATTGCATATTTTATCTCCCTCTTAACTATTTATTTTGACCGAATTGCAGGAGACAAAGTGTCGAGTTATTACAACACTTTTTCCGGATTATTAATATCATTGGTAATCGTTCAGATTCTCATGTTAGTTAATTCACTTATTAAATCACCTGGAACACCAGTATTAGGTAAGAAGACATTTTCAATAATGATGTTGTTAGGAACAATTAACTTCATTGTAGTTATAACTTTAGGAATTATTCTGAAATTTTACGCGACGGATTGTTAGTATTAATTCAATTTAACACAAAATATTATCAATGTTAGTTATACTTTAATAAACTTATACGTGAGACCGTAATTATAATCAGTCTCCCATATTCCTGCAATTTTTAATAAAAACAGATTGTTGTTCTTTTCAATATTATCGGAAAAAATCTTTATATTGCCATTCCTAACCTGGTCAAATATTTTGTATTGAGGGATCTTGCCTCTGATGTTAATTTTGCGAAGAATGCCTTCTTCAATTGTGCGAATCTTGTCAATAATATTCATATGCGAATGAATGTCAAATGAGCATTTATATTTGTTGAAATATTTTTCAATTGTTAGTTGGTTGATGTTAATAGACAGGTAAATTCCATTCAAAATAAAAATAGGAGTCGAATATAATATTCGTATAAAGTTACCTTCAGTCATGATGTTGTTTTTGATAGGGTCACAAAAATACACACTGTCTTCATTATATTGATCTATGCCTTTTACTATATTCATATTGAGTATACAATTATATAACTAGAATAATTTGTTTTTATTCTATTTATCGATATTATTATATTCTTCAACCTTTTTGTGTTAGGTAATTATTATCATTCAACCCCTTTTCTAAAATTCCAATATTCTTAAAAATAGTGGTGGGTACAACTATTTCTGTTTCTTTTTCTGTTTCATGAACACGTTCCCAAACACAAATCCAATCCTTCCATACATCTATTGTTGGTATTATATTAAATGTTTCAACTATTTTTACTGGAAAAATCTCTTCATTAGCAATTTGATATCCACTCCAATAAGACAACGCCTGTCCGGCGTCTGAATAGAAACGCCAATTATCTCCTGGATAACAATGATAAGGTCCATTACTAGGAGCATTAACGTAGATAAATCCACCAAATTTTATTATTCTAGTCATTTCTTTAAATGTTAACCAAAAACAAGGATCATGCTCAAAACATGATGTTGAAACTATTAAATCAATAGACCCATTTTCAAATGGTAACTTATCACCAGGTTTAATTACAATATCGACTGAACTATGTTCTTCCATGTCCAAACAAATAAATTTCATACCCAAATTTTCAAAAAATGATCTTAATGAACCATTAACATTTCTACCTCCTATATCAAGGACAGTTTTATTTGAACCACCATATTTTTCAGCAAACAGTTTACCAGATATTAACGCTGTCTCGTGCATTTGTATAATAATATAAGATTATATATTTATATCAATAAATGTATAATCAATAAATGTATAATCTATAAATGTATAATCTATAAATGTATAATATAAATAATAAAATAAAGAATGTTTACCAGTATTATAATATACTGACTAACAATGAAATTCCTAGAAACCCATTTTGAAGAGTATAATACTACCACAACCAAATTGAATTTGCATCCAAAACTTCAGAAATGTTTCAACAAGTTTCCATCTGCACTAAACAAATTAGGTAATCTAATCTTTTATGGTCCCAGTGGCGTAGGAAAATATAGTCAGATGTTGCATTCTATTAAAAAATATAGTCCTTCTGAATTGAAATATGAGAAGAAACTGAGTATTGTATTTAATAAACAGTCGTATTTTTTCAAGATCAGTGACATTCATTATGAAGTCGACATGTCACTATTAGGGTGTAATTCAAAACTATTATGGCATGATATTTACCAGCAAATTGTCGACATTATATCGGCAAAAAATGAAAAATCAGGTATCATTGTTTGTAAGGAGTTTCATAATATTCATAGTGAATTATTAGAAAACTTCTATAGTTATATGCAGGAGAACAACTCGTCGGCAATTAGCGTCAAGTTTACTATACTAACAGAAGAGATCAGTTTTATACCCGACAGTATTTTGAATTGCTGTGAGGTCATTCATGTGGCGCGACCTTCTAAAATCGCATACACGAAGTGTTCGCATGAAAAACTGCCTACAGACATGAAGGTGGAAAATATCACAAATATTAAGAATTTACACGCGAATATCAGTGAGATGATGTATCCGTATAAGATCATGTGTGATAAAATAATAAAGGATATGATAAACGTAGATGATCTGAAATTTTTGAAATTTAGAGATCTATTATATGACATATTTATTTACAATTTGGATATAACCGACTGTATATGGTATATGATTTCATCTTTGATCCAACAGAAGAAAATATATAAAAAGGATATGTCGTCGTTGTTGTTAAAAACGTATATATTTTTGAAATATTACAATAATAATTACAGACCAATTTATCACTTAGAGAGTTATTTGTTTTATTTAACAAGTATCATTCATGGATACAGATTGCAATAATAATGATAAAGAGAAAATGAATATCCAAATTGCTATGAATTTGTTAGATATAAATGACATTGAACTAACAAATTTGACTGCTGAATATGTAAAGCGTAAGTATCATAAGATGGCGTTAAAGTGGCATCCGGATAAAAATGGGAATACTATAGAGGCGACACAACGTTTCCAAATGATCAGTGAAGCGTACACCTATTTAATAAAGGAATTAGCAACCAATACAAGTTCGAATACAAATATATTCGATGAATTTGTTAGTTCATCTGATTCCAAGGATGAGAAAAATATGTATACTTCGTTGTTGTCAGTTTTTATTTCCAATATTCTAAAGACAACTACAGAGTCAAATGTCATGAAGGATCTCTTAACCAGAATTATAAAGGATATTGTAATAAATGGCGCCAAAGTGATTTCATTAAAACTCATAGAGGATCTAGATAAGGATAAATCAATTGAATTGTATAATTTTCTGTGTAAATACAAGCATATATTGTATATAAACAGTGAAACCTTGGAACTTGTTAGTTCATTGATCAAAGAGAAGTATAAAAATGATAGTGTTTATGTATTGAATCCGAGTGTAGATGATTTATTGGATTGCAATATATACAAATTGTATGTAAATGAACAATTATTTTTGGTCCCATTGTGGCACAATGAAATGTATTTTGACGACACATTAGGTAATGACATGATCGTCTTATGCAAACCAGAATTGCCTGAACATATTATACTAGATGATAACAATAATTTGTACTATAATTTGTTAGTTTGTTTTGAAAAGGAGATGATAATTTCAGAGTATTATTTACCAATACAGATTGGAAAGCATAGTTTTAAGATTCCTATAAACAAATTATACATGAAACAGGAGCAAACTTATGTTCTAAAGGGACAAGGTATACCCAAAATTGTAGAAGATGACGTGTATAATGTTAGTTGTAAGGCAGATATCATTATTACGATCCGGTTTCTATAATTACCATTTATCAAAATAAGTATTTTACAATTACATCAGAAAGACAGGAAAAAATATAATAATCGCAACAGCAATTATCATATTTTAATTTTTATTAATTAATTAAATTTTATAAAACAAACAAATTATATATATTTTTATTATCAGTTTTCAAGTCACTTATTTTAAGGGTCGGTCTTCTTTCTGACGATCTTCTTCTTCACGGGTTCCTCTACAGCACTAGTCGAAGCAACTACCTTGGGCGCCTCTACTACAACAGGAGTACTAGTAACACTAGTCGCAGTAGGAGCAGCAACAGCAGCAGTAAACACACTCTTAACAGGTGCTTCCTCCTCATCCGAATCCTCTACAATAGTAGCAACTGCACCATCAGGATCAATATCGTCACGCTCAACAGGAGGCAACGCCTTCAACTTCTCCTTATCTGCAGTCTTCAACTTGATGAAGCACTGTCCCTCCATAGACGCCTTGGGTTTCTGAACAATTGCCTGCTTCAAATTCCAAGTAATCGAGAACTTGCCATTCACAAACCAGATGCCACCACATTGAATCAAACAGATTACATGTGTCTTGGGTTTCAAGAAATCAAGAGGAGTTATAGAACCATTAGTCTTACCATTCACATACAATGGTTCACCATCCTCGTCATAAATCTCAGACTTCCAAACACCCTTCCAGCAGGGCACCTTAACAGTAAGAGTCGGCGCCTTACTGACATCAACTTCCTCAGTACCCTTAAACTTGGGATGTCTGAGCATCACGTTAAACTTCTCATCAATGATTTCAGGATTGGTAATCACCTTGCCAAACCACTCCTTAGAGTTAGCGAGAGCATCTGCCTTGATCTTCGCCTCCAAAGCGCGCATACTTCTCAAGAATGCCTCGCAATCAGGATTGGGAAAGTCAGCGTTAGGGAATTGAAGACTCATAGTATACTTACCAGTAGGTTTCTTCGCCTGATCAACACCCTCTTGAGCGCCCCAAGTCAATATAAGAGGACTAGAAATCGTAAGAGACTCCTTAAAATATTTATTATAAACGTTTACAACCTTTCCACCAGACTCATGTGCCTTAGGCGCAGAGTAAGAGAAGCACTCAGTATTAATATTAGTTCCGTCAATGATCGCGTCTGCCATTCTATACAATTATAATTATATTTATACAGTTTATCTTTAAATCAATTTTTTTTAAAACACATAAATAGACTTGGAAACCCCAGTTTTCGTAATGTACAATTAAATTTGTAACTGATTTTACATGTCAAAATTTAAATTAATTATTTTTGTTAGTTCAAAGTTATATATTTAGTGAAAAAGAATACAAAAAGATTTCTTATAAATATATATATATTGCAATCATGAACACCAAAGTAATTAATCAATCAGCAGTTGAAAATAAGGAACAAACAATTAATGATTATATTGAATCTATTTCAAACAAATGTAAATCCAAAATGATCTTTTGTTCAGACAAAGAAAAAGTAGACGATGATAATATTAGTATTCCAAAATTTAATGAATATTATTTGCTAGACAAAACCAACTACAATGTTCAACAATTGAAGATTTTTGCTAAAAGTTATAAATTGAAAATATCCGGTAACAAACCACAATTAGTCTCACGATTATTCACGTTCCTATTCTTATCGAATTCGATCTTGAAAATTCAAAAGGTATTTAGAGGTTATTTACGGCGCAAATACAACAATTGTCATGGTCCCGCTGCGATGGATCGATCATTATGTACAAATGAAACTGATTTCTATTCTATGGATGAATTAAAAGATCTACCAATTGAGCAATTTTTCAGTTACAAAGATGAAGATGATTTCATTTATGGTTTTGATTTATTATCCATTTATAATTTGGTTTATAAAAGCAATGGTGTAATAAAAAATCCATATAATAGACATCCAATTACAAGTAAAGTAGTTGAAAATCTGAAGTTGTTGCTCAGACTGAGTAAGGTGTTAAAAATACAAATTTGTACTGAAATTAAAGACATAACATTGGAAGTCTCGTGTAAAAAGTCGCTTGAATTGAGGATCTTGGCGTTGTTTCAAAATATAGACGCTTTAGGAAATTATTCAGACTCAAAGTGGTTTCTCAATTTGAACCGGAATCAATTAGTCAGATTATTAAGAGAGTTGATTGATATTTGGACGTATCGGGCAAATTTGTCAGAGGAAATTAAGCGCGACATTTGTCCACCAGTTGGTAATCCATTTGGTCGCCTGTCACATTTTAGTCAAGTGCAACATAGCGACAATTTAGATGAAATAAGAAAATATGTATTGGAAGTTTTAGAAAAGTTTGTGAATTTGGGTGTCAATCGAGACAGTAAAAGTTTAGGCGCATACTATGTTTTGGGCGCGATTACTTTAGTTAGTGTTGATGCGGCAAATGCATTGCCATGGTTATACCAGGCGCTCAATTATAGTGTGTAATTTAGCAAAATCATGATCTAATTTAATTTTTACATATGTAAAAATTCAATACTGCTATTAATTTAATTTTTACATATGTAAAAATTCAATACTGCTATTAATTAAATTCATGTAACACAATTTTATTCGTTCAAAAATCCATTTTTAACCCCACATTTAGACATTTTAGACCTTATTCAATCAGAAAAAAATTGAATTATTTGAAATAATATATATTAAGCGTTAAACTATTTAAAAAGAACTTACTGTAGTATAGTATAATAAGATGCCCAAACAGGTAAAGAAGAACTCCACTGAGGTCGCTGAGACCATTACTGCTGCCGCTGTTGCTGCCCCCGTTGTTGAGAAGGTTGCTAAGGCACCTAAGGCCAAGAAGGAGACCAAGGTTGAGGTCAAGGTTGAGAGTCCCGTTGTCGTTGCTCCCGCTGTTGAGGAGTCCGCCGTTGCCGTCACCGCTGTTGAGGATGTTGAGGCTGCCATTGCCGCCAAGTCTGCTGAGTTTTCTGCTAAGTTGAACCAACTAGGTTCTCTCATCGCCTCTCTTAAGTCTGAGTACAAGACCATGGAGAAGCAGTGGACCAAGGAACTCAAGGCGGCGCAGAAGGTCTCTAAGAAGGGAAAGAGAAAGACTGGCAACCGTCAACCCTCTGGTTTTGTGAAGCCCACCAGAATCTCTGATGAGCTCGCCAAGTTCTTGGACAAGCCCGCTGGTACTGAGATGGCCCGCACTGATGTTACCAGAAACATCAACGTGTACATCAGAGCACACAACCTCCAGGACAAGGAGAACGGTCGCAAGATCAACCCTGATGCCAAGCTCCAGTCTCTTTTGAAGTTGAAGAAGAGTGATGAACTCACCTATTTCAACCTCCAGAGATACATGAGTCCTCACTTCGCCAAGACTGTCGCTGCTGTTGCCCCCATCAGCGCTTAAAGCATTAGTAACCAAAGTGCTAACGACCAAAAACGTAGTTGACCGACAAGTGCAACGACTGATTTAAAACGTATTAATTTAAAAAAACAAAAAAAATAATATATATATGTATATATAACAGAGTCATTGTAGCGTAATGGAAGCGTACTGACAACTTCAGGGTCAGGGGAGGTGGATCGAAACCACCCAATGACAACCCATCATCGTGGCGCAGAGGAAGCGCGTCGGGCTCATAACCCGAAGGACGGTTGATCGAAACAACCCGATGATAATATCTATTTTTTAATAGATATTATTAATTATTGCCCAAAATATTCAAATACTTATGTAAAAAAGATATAAAAACAACTTGTTATTAATAACAAAAAAACATGTACTACTGTAAAATAGGCATACCTGGTTCTGGATTAACAAATCAAGTAATATCATTAATAAGCGGAATTATAATTGCTTATAATAACAAACATAAAGTACTAGTAGTTGATCATTTTTCAAATGACGTATTCAACCCAAACTACACTCCAATCTCCCGAATATTTAATATTGAAAAGATAAACAAGTTTTTAAAGGAGAATTATGATATCATAATAGTAGATAAATATCACGCTAATTTTGAATTACAAAGCATCAAATATGGTACATCAGATACAAAAATAGACATAATGAATGAAATATTACCAAATAGTGTTTGTATAAACAGTTTATTTATAAATAAATTTACTAATTTTAATTCAATTAAAGGTGATCCATGCGTTGATGTCAAAAAAAACGTATTCTTATATTATAAAATTAATGGTTATTACATTGAAGAAATATTTGATGAAAATTTAACAGAACATATATATATTGATATTTTAAATGCAACTTATGTTAACAAATTTAATACATCATGTTTATTTTTAAGAACACAAATGTTCAATCACATACTTGTTAATTTAGAATATAATACTCATTTTATAGAAAAATCACAAATTTCATTAGATAAAATGCGTTTAAATTATGATAATACTAACAAAATAAACATCATTCATTTAAGAATAGAAGATGACGCTGTAATACACTGGTCAAAAATAAATAATATGACAGAAGACGTGTTCAAATCACATATTAAGAATAAATATATCGATTTAATTTCAAGATTTATAAATAAAGATGATAGTACCATCATTTTATCTTATTCATTATCAAATATGGTTATAGATTTTATGGTTAAAAACAATTATAAATTTATTTTGACAGAAAAACAGTTTAATGGAAGAGAACTAAACGCAATTGTTGATTTGTTAGTATCAAAGAGTTGTAACAATGTTTTTATTGGCGCTTATAATTTTGAAAACGAAACTGGTTCCACTTTTAGTAAATACATAGGAACAATATTACCTGTAAATGTAAAAAAGATTTGTATTGATTTAGATCGCATAACGGGACCTGAGACTGAATGCTAATGTGAAGACTGAATAAATATGAACCCTTCTTCGCGCATAATATCACGAATACTCTCAACAATAATCGGACCATTTATAATCTTAATTCGATTGAAAACATCCAATTGATTACTTCTCATATCAGTCGACAAATCAAACATATGGTTTATTTTGTTAAGCAGATCTATATCTGTTATGTATTCACTATTCATTATTATCCAATCGTAGAATGACAATGAATTAGAATTGGGACTATTTGACGCCTTATACTTGCCAAATAATTTCAATGTATTACTTAGACTATTTTTATTGTCACCTTTTCCGCCTGCACTTGTATTTGCGTTTATATTGTAGTCAGTGCCCGATAAAATACATATTTCTCTGAATTCTTTCTGGTTAAGAGACAACTCATCCAAAATGCCTTTCATATGATAAAGCACAACACTGTGATTCATAAGACTGAAATAACGCAACACTCGCGAGCACCCATAAACAAATAGATCCATGTCCTCTGAAAGACACGCCCAGACCTTCTTTTTTAACACAAGTAGAGCACACAATTCATCTGCTTCGCCCGGTGCATCATAATAGGTCGCACCATAGGCGCGAATGAGTTCCTTTACGCTTTCAATCTTGTCTTTGTTAATATGAATAAATTGCTTTTTTAATTGGTCCATTGTTGCGACAATTTCTTGCTTATCAGTGTCGTCAAACTGTGTATTGTCTTCTAGACTTTTTTGCAACTGTTCATATTCTTTTTGCGCCTCCTTTTTATCTTCCTTGCGCTTCATTAATAACTCCTTTTTTTCCGGTGGCGGTTTGCCGTCAAATATGAAGATTGGTATTATATTGTGGTGTCGGAATATAGACAACATCAAATACATATTCTCTAGTAACATATTATCGCCTTCGTACTTATATAAGTATATACTGATATCAACGGCAATTCGCTTGCCTTCTAGATCTGCCATGTTTAATACACGGATCGAATCAGAACATTTCTCTCTTAAGTATTTGTTTAAATTTCGTATTCCCATTTAGTAAGTATAGGTTTGGTCTTAGTTATAACCGTTTATTTTCAGATTTATTCAAAATCAATTTTTTTATATATTTGGTAATTTTGTGAAAAAAATTGATATAAAATTATCCTGATAATTTGTTAGTATAATTATATTTATAACAACAAAAATGGAGACAAGAAGTCAAACAAATTATGAAAAAGGTGCGTTATATGAGGTCAATATTGACTTCGATGAAGCAAGCGCTGCATGGCGTCAAAATAAGAAACAAATCAGTCCAGGTCATTTCAAATATATATGTACGGTTTTAAAAAAGGATGGTACCCATTGCGGTAATTCTTGTACTAAGGATAGCGCGTATTGCTGGGGACATCGAGGACACAATAAAAATACAAATAAAGATGACAAATAAACACCTTTAGGAACCAATAATTAATAAAAATTTATATCATATTAATATATAATATAAATGAGTGCAAATCTTAGCGGTAACAGAAGTAGAAGTAGAAGTAGAAGTAGAAGTAGAAGTAGAAGTAGAAGTGCAAGTCTTAGAAGCAGGAGCAGAACTAGAAGCAGAAGCATGAGCACCAGCAGAAGCATGAGCACCAGCAGAAGCAGAAGTCTCGCTTTTAGCAAAGTAAAAGCAAACTGTAGTGCGGAAAAATTACTAGCGTTCTCCAAAAAGCATTACACTTATATTAATCAGATATTTGGCGACGCTACCGTCAGAAAAATTATTGAAGAAGAGTATCCTACAACCTGGGAATTCAAAGTTGCCAAAGCAGGTCCTGAATTTGGTAATTCTTTTCATCACACGGTAAGAGACCGCGAAGATCCTCAACTTATTGTTTGTAGTGGAGAAGATGGAGTTCAAGATTTAAATAAAAACGTAAACGACACTCTTTGTCAATCATATTCTCTAATGAATTTTTTTGAAATACCCATCCAATTATCAGAAGAAAAGGGGAAACTAAAGCAAATTTATCACGAAACAAATCAGATGGCAATGATAAAAATGTATCGTGATCTTCTTAACGGAAATATAGAAAATTATGAAGGTATTGATTTTAAAGAGATACTAACAAATGAGATATTAAGTGATCCGCGAAACAAAAAATTGTGGCGTGATTTTTCTACTAGTCGTGGTAACGTCAATATGAAACCGGAAATACTTTTCAAAAATATCGAAGATACACTTGATGAATGGGAAGCGTTTGGTTATTGGTTTTTTATTGGCAAAGGTGAGTGTCCAACACATAGCACATATAGCGCCGAAATGAACTATTTAAAAGATCGATCTACTGATGTGTCCAATGAGCACCACGAGGGTTACGATATGGGTATGCAGGACATTAATGTCAGACCTAGGTCAAGACCAAAATCAAAGTCTAATTCTTCTTCTAATTCTAATTCTAAATCCAAGTCTAAAACCAAAAAACGTGGTCAAAGTCTAGCACAAAGTCAAACTCAAGGTCTAAGACAAAGTACACGTCAAAGTACACGTCTTAATAGTCAAAGTCAAAAACCCTAAGTCCTAAAACTAATATACTAATTAAGTTCACACAAAGTCATGCGTAAGTTTTTAAGCAAAAACTCATTATATTTACTCATCTTACCCTTCCTCCCCTTATTTTTAATATTGGTTAAGAGTTCACTCGAACATTCAATGCTTTTGAGCAAATCAGGCGCCTTATAGTATTGTTCAATAAATCGGCAAAAACGTCTCTGATTTATATCGGTCTTCTTAAACTGTAAAAATGTGTCATTATTGATCTTACACCATAGCAAAAAATCCTCGTAATTGTTGATCAAAATCATCGTCACAATATAATACGCCAACACATTAGTATTCTCCTTGTACATTGCCCGCCGTATAGAATCAGCGTGATTCGATTTTAAGATCAAGAATCGGTATTCAATGTCCATGAAATTTAATATCTTAACCATCTGATAAAACGAGAAAATGCGTTCAAAATTCAAAAAGAACTCGGCATTTGTTAACAACTCATTCATATTATTCTTATTTCTTGCGTTGCTATAACTACAAAAGACAACATTCATGATTCGCGCCCAGAACTCAGTATACGCCTCATACAAATTAACCTCGGATTTCACTGGGAACAAAGATAAGATCTTATTCTTACAATTTGTATTGTCCATATCAGAGAAATCTAGACCAAAATTGTGCATCGACTCGTGAAGCATAACTTTGAACCACTCTTCCATGCGATAAACAACAATTTCAGAGTTTGGTTGACATGTTCGTGTAAACCCCGTATTTACATTGTTTTCTGAAAGAATATCAATGTTAGAAAGTGGTAATTCTTTGGTTAATGATGTATGATAAATAAAGAATGTGAGTTCACCAGAGCAGCGCTTGGATGCATGTAGGTTCACAATATATAACCAATACAGAATATAATCTACATAACTATTGTATTTTTTAATCCGGGTATCAACACCAGGTGCCTCCACTACAAAATGAATATTGATTTTCCGATCATACATATTGAAAGAATAACTTACGGCGCTGAGACAATTCTCATCAATGGTTTTTCTAACAAGATCTGGAAACCCACTAACACTAAAAGTAGTAGGTTTAGGGATCTGTTTGACATGTTCTATGACAGTTATTTTTGGATTATAAAACGCCAATTTTAGTCGTTGCTTTTCGGCGTCAACAAACGCCACGCCATCTAGCAACTCCTTAAATATACCTTCTAACAAATGATCAGTGTTCTTTGATTGCTCGATTGGTTTTAAACAATTATTTTTAACAAAAAATGACATTAACTTGTGACTTTCATGTGTTATTTTCATACTTTATATAACAATATAATAAATACTTTATTATATTTTATTATTTATTATTATAATTTATATTGTAATAATATAATGGATACTAACAAAATCTTGCTTATTGTTTTGATCATAATCATATTCATGGCAATAGTCAATCATATTGTAATTATTACACCGACAAAGACGACAACAACGACACAAGTTGTCACTGTACCTGTTACAAAACCAATTGGTGGTTGCGCTGGAACCAGATATGGTTGCTGTCCAAATGGCACAACACCAAAGGCGAATTACTTGGGATCTAACTGCTAACCTTTCCACCTTTTCCGCTTCGCTTAAAAAAAAGGGAGTCAAACCATCTTATTATTTACCAAGTTATATTGTAAATGTCACAGCAGTTTTTATAACTTTTTGTAATATTGCTCTCTGGAAATGCCGATTGTATTTTTTCTATAACACGCATTTTAATTTGTTCTGATTGAATATTATTCTTTGGAATAACTTCACCACCAGTTCTCTTAATTTGACGTATCCACCATAGTTGGTAACCATCATAATGGTCACAACTATAAGAGTTATCATCTCCGTAGTAATTTTTTTTGGCACCATTTGGGTCTGACGATTTAATACACATTATCGTAAAAGAACCAGAAGTTTTGCCTTTGGATGCACTTGTAATAACGCTATCATAAATATTTGTAAATAATTCGTCTACGATGCCATCAATATACATACCACGGAGATGTTGCGTAGTAAATATTTCATTTCTATCTCCATCAAAATTTTCATCAATATATTTTCCAAATTCTGATAATGTACTTATCAGAATTATAACAATAATTATTATACTTACGCATAAACAACAATACATTTTGCTTTATTACTTTGAAATAAAGCAAAATAAATTTACTTTCAATTTTATTAAAGTTTGGTTTCACTTTTTAAAAGGTGGATTTGTTTAATTTCCTGCGATTTTGCTGCGTAAGATCATCAAATCGTCCTGTACTTCTGGGTTATGTGCTCTAACATACTGCATCAACTTAGCATTCTTTGTTTCGACTAGCGCCTGTTTTAAATCGGCGTGTTGTGTAAATTTTGCCGTATTTGCCTTATCTAGTTCCTTTTCTTTCCTGGTCTCAAAATCTGGATCCTCTTTAATTGTTTTAGACCTAAGCAATTCACCCTTGTATAAACCTGTTTTACCTGCCGCCGCTTTTGCCATATGAGGATCTTTTGACGTCTCCGTTCCCGAATCCAAAGAAAAAGACAAATAGAAATTCTGGTCCGGATTTTTCCTGAATTTGGACGCCTGATAATAGTGCTCCACTGACGCCCATGTATGATTATCCAAAACAAAGGGTTGTACCCAACTTCTATCTAGTTTCTTACGCCAATCTACAATCTTCGCCAGTTGCGCGAATTGTTGCCCTGATTCAAGTGGTATGGTTTCTCCCGCACCTTTACCCGGCATACGTTTTTTATAGGATCGCTGATTAAACATAAACACAATATTATCATCATATAAGTTTAGAATTTTTGCTTCACCTAATTCATCAAATGTGGGTTTCTGGACTCCCATTCCGCGATCACTTGCATTCAACGCCATAAAATCGGAAATGTATGTATATATTCCAGCAGCGCGTTCCATGCATTTATCAACAATCATATGCTTAATATCATAAGGTATCTCCTTAAATGAGAAAATCAATTTGTGTTTGTAACCAATTAGTTTATAATGGTCGCCAGTATGATCAATTATAATATAATATTCCGGTTTAAATTCTCGTCTAGATTCTATTACTGGGTCTGTAGCATTTGGGCATTGGAGGACATTGTTTATATCACCTTTACCATTGTCATAAATATCACTAGACAAAATAATGAATTTAATATTCAATATTCGCTCCAGTGTATTGATCGACCAATCGTCACCCCAAAAAGCGCAAGTACGCATAATACGCTTCAGATCTTCCAAATTATTAACATCCTTCATAAATTTGACATCATTTATATTTTCCTTGGCAAATTCATATTCGCCCTTTAGTCTAGCATATTTCTTCTGCGTCTCTTTCGCAGTATTTGCAATAATGAGTTGCTGATTGCGGTCAATTGTTGATCCCAATTTCAACTGTAAATCATCATATTCTTTTTTAAGACGAATAGACTCTGCTTTTGCCGCCGCCAATTCATTGGAAAACATGATATAACGCTGTTTATAGGTGTTATATATGTCTTGTTTCACTTCACTCGATATCTTATTTCTTAATTTACTAACAGTTGTATCTTGACCAATGCTCTGAAACGCATCGCGAATAGTTGCAAACAAACAATCACCCCGACCCTCATTATCAACCAATGTATAATTCTTATTTGTCATAAATCTCTGAATCCAGGTATCCTTAGTTTCTTTGTGATACTTTTGTCGAATACTTTTCGCCTCTTTTAATGATTCCTGTTTCAATTTCTCAGGAATATTTGCTCCAGGGCGTATATTAAACACGTCTCGTCTTATTTGCGGAATTAGTATTTCACCAACTGTTGTTAGAGCGCTGATACCCTTTTTACTTTTATCCTTTGCTTTTTCCTGTTCTTTTTCTTTTTCTTTTTCCTTTCTTTCCGCCTTCTCTATATCTTTCTTTAAAAGTGACTCATCTTCAGGTACAAGTCGCAATTTTTCAATCATATCTTTAGTGGCAAATGTATAAAAAAGTGGATCGTTTAAACGACTCACGTCTAATTCAGCGTCTTCATTCATGACGTCCATGATATTTGTAGACGGAATTTCATAAACACCAATTTGAATTACTTTGTTATTATGTTTTACTAAATAAATTGGAAAATATGTTATATTTTTGTCAGCAAATGTGTTTTTTGGACCACCAATTGCAATAATAAATTCTAGACCTTTGGATTCAATTTGATATAAATTGCTTTCACTACTTTTATCTTCTGGATCTACTCGTTTTAATTCCGGATAACTAACACTATTGTCTAATTTAGATACAACCATTTTGTATATAAGTAATTTAGATTTAATATTTGATTATTTAATATTTTATTTACATATTATTTTACCTATTTAATTCCAGAGAATATATTCCTTCATTCTGGGATCATTTGTAAGTTCCCTCATATACGCCCACATCTTGTTACGTTTGTTGACGATTTCCTTATTTTCAAGTTGCGCCTCAAAAAATACAACAGTTGCTACAATATCTGCCTTTTTACACTTGGCACCTTTAACATTCTTAGCGAGATCATAATAATGGCATATTTTCATAAGTTCCTTAATTGTATGCATTTCATAATATGCTTCGGGAACACCATGATACATGCTCTTCTCTTTGAAATATGCAAATGAAGAATCTTGTTTTAACAATTGTTCTGTATCATCATAACTATAATCATTGTAATCAAACCCATATTCATCATCATTATCATCCAATAATTTACTCATCATTTCATCAATGTTTGCAATATTGGTCGTATTGGTTTCATCCAAATTATCTTCCACGGTAAAAAATATATTATTATTGGTATCCATGTAATAATATATTAGAATGATTTTATTTATACTTGTTTTTTTCAATATAACTAACACTAACACCAATAAACCAAAAATTTTATATTGCGATATATTAGATATAAATAAATGTCAATAAACGAAAGTAACGCAAATCAAACACATGCTTTATCGGATCCAGAAATGAAAAGAAATATTCAAGATCTTAGAACATTAAGTGGTAATAATCTACGTCTTGGAACTAAAGCAATTGGAGTAATATCGGAATCACAGTTGGATGATTATATTCGTAAATTTGAAGATAATTATGGGTCGCGTATACAAGCGCAAGCGGAAGGCACTGATACAGATGGTCCTGAATTGTATAGTGTTGAAGAAATTACAACAAATCCAACAAATTCAACAAAGACATTTATGTATTTTATTGGTCGGTTAAATCCTCCACACAAGGGACATATAAGCGCCTTAGTTTCTTTGATAAACACCGCAAAGGAAAAGGGAACTGTCCCATTAATATTACTTGGTAGCGGTCCAGGAAAAGTTAGAACTATGGATAATCCAATTGATTTTGAAACTAAGAAAAATTTTATTGAAACAGAATTAGCGCAAACAAAATACAATGATGGAGAAGGTTTTGTAAAAGATAGAGATTATATCATAACTGAAATGACAAATCCTGCCGCCAATGTTGCTGCGTATGTGTATAAAGGTTTAGAAAGTGAAGAAATTGATCCAACAAATATACAAATTACTCACGTCGCTGGAGATAAAGGAGATGACGCCGAAAAATTAATGTTTGCACTTAATGCGGGAGTTGCCGCTGCTGAAAGAGCAATGCCAAATGTTCCAGTAAGCAAAAATGTTGCTGCGATTACTGCTGTCGCCGCTTCTAACACTGGTCCAGCAATGTCGGCAACAATTGTTCGAAAAGACGCATATATTTCACTTATTGATGGATCGGGTTATGAAGGTTGGTTAACCAAGTATGGCGACTTTTACGGAACAAACGCTGAAGCAATATATCAGGCAATTTTATATCCTTTAAATAGCATTCCTGAGGAAGAGAGAAGAGATGTTATAGTTAATTATATAGAACATGGGAAACTTCCAATTGCGAGAAAACCAAAAAAAGCGAGTTCAAAGGCAAGGGGGGTAACAAAAAAGAAAGGACGAAGAACAAAATCAAATACTAAAAACAAAAATGCCAAAAAAAGAAGACAAATAAGAACACATAGGAAAAAAAGACGGACAACAAGTCGCAAATAAGAAATAACAATAATTTTTTTATTAATTTTTAAAGAAATTATTTCATATACACAGAAATTTTTGCTCCACTGTTTTTAAAAAGTGGAATTACATCTCAACCAAATCCATGAACTTGAAGATCGACTTATTCGACAAACTCTTAAAATCTTTCGCCTTACTTCGCGCCAAAACAGTAACCGTATCCACAATCGAATCGCCGCTAATCTCGTAATCCTCCTCATCTACATCCGGATCATTTAACACAGCGTCAATTACGTCCTTCTTATAAAGAATGGCAATGTTCTCGGTAATCTCATCGACCTCATTCTTCTTGTCAGTCTGATTGATCATGCCCATCACAATCTCTAATAACTCCTTCAAAATAGTAATCACTGAATTCTTTGGTATAAATCCATTTACCGCCAAATTCATAAAGAATTGCGTATTTGCTCGTCGACGCTCGTTCTGTTTATTTGCGTCGCACCACAGATCATAATTAACCTTTGGATCAACAATTACTATATTCTTAAACTCTTCAATAAAACTGTTAAATTTACTGGAAAATAACTCCTTCATGAAACTATACTTGGTTGTAATCTCGGCGTAAAGGTCGGCGTAGACCTTCGAGAAGAACTTGTTATTCGATGCAATCTCGTAAAACGCAGCGCTAATCCTGTTACCAGCATCTTCATTAAACTCGGGATCATGTACAATCTCATCCATCTTTGAAATAATATGTTCTCTAATATCTAAGAACGTCTTGTCAGTAATTTTATTCAACAATGAACGCAGAGAATCAATGTGAGCGTCAAATCCGCTCTTTTCTAATATTTTTGTTGTTTGGAAGGTACGCAATGTCTCCCAATCATCATTACTTACCTCCATAGTTCGGTTGCCTCTGCGCTTCTTTCCTCCACCCCCTGATCCAGATCCAGATCCCAACTTAAACATTGATTGTCCAAACACTACACCCTCTGCGTGCTCCTTCTTTTGAAATACTGTATTTCTTACAAATGTTTGCGAACCTACCTGACTCGCCAATTCATTTATTAAAGTTACAGTAGTTTCCGGGATAGTGAAATCAAACCCATTAAAGGTAATCTCTCTAAACGCGTTCAAACTATACTTCATATTCATATTATTGCTATTAGTTGCTATGGTGGCCATTATATTCTTACTTAAATATTATAGACAAATGTTTATATCAATTTTTTTTAAATATAATATATTCTTTATTAAATACACTTAAAACCAACCTACATAATATATTATACAATGTCACAAAATATTGAACCCGAAAATACAACTAATAGTAATGATGCGACTATTAGTGAAGAAATAAACGCATCGTCACACACACAATCAGCAAGTGGTGGAGGTGGTAATAGTGGAGCAAATGGTCCTCAAATTGAAACGGATGAAACTCTTGAAACATTTACGTCTTGGGATAGTCTTGGAATCTCAACTGAGTTACTAAGAGGTATTTTTTCATACGGTTTTGAGCAACCAAGTCCTATCCAGCAAAAGGCGATCAAACCAATTATGAATGGTCGCGATATTGTCGCCCAGGCGCAATCTGGCACTGGAAAGACCGCTACGTTCGCTATTGGCGCTTTGTCGCGTGTGAATACTAAGGATAATTCGAATCAAATACTCATCATGTCTCCCACTCACGAACTCACCAATCAGATTTCCGGTGTGATCAGTTCTCTCGGCAATTTGATTCCTGGGTTAAGAGTTAAAACTGTTATTGGTGGTTCGTCCATTGACAATGATGTTGATGAGATGCACAAGACGCCTCCTCATGTCATTGTCGGCACTCCTGGACGTGTTTATGACATGATGAGACGCCGCCATATTAACGCCAAGAAACTCAAGTTGGTCATTCTTGACGAGGCGGATGAGATGTTGTCGTCTGGTTTCAAGGATCAGGTCTACAATATTTTCCAATATTTACACAAGGACGTCCAGATTGCGTTATTTAGCGCAACGTTGCCTCCTGAGGTGCTGCCTATTACCGATAAGATCATGAGAAACCCTGTTCGCATTACTGTTCTAGCAGAAAAGTTGACTCTTGATGGAATTCGGCAATTCTATGTGGCGCTAGACGATGATCGGCAGAAATACGACACATTGAAGGACCTGTATAATGGCATCACATTTAGTCAATGTATTATTTACTGTAACAGCAAGGAGCGCGTTCAAGATTTGTACGAGGCGATGGTCCAAGATCAGTTTCCAGTTTGCTGTATTCATAGCAACATGGATAAGTCGGAGCGCGCCAAGGCGTTTCAAGAGTTCAGGACTGGAAATGCACGAGTCTTGATTTCATCCAATGTGACTGCTCGTGGCATTGATATTCAGCAGGTCAGTGTTGTAGTTAATTTTGACATTCCTCGTGATAAGAGTACGTATATTCACCGAATTGGCAGATCGGGACGATGGGGTCGAAAGGGAATTGGAATCAATTTTGTGACACGCAGAGATTCAATGAATCTAAGGACGATCCAGGATTATTACAGATGCCAAATTAATGAACTACCAGCAGATCTGTCAAGGTTAATTTAAATATTTGATCTTGAATTGTGAAATTATTTTTGTTTAGACCAAACAATATATTCTTAAATCTAAAAATTTAATAATATAATATATTAATATGTTGTTAGCAAAAGCATCATCATTTTTAACATCACAGTCAGCGCCAACACCTGAAGAAGACAAACTAAAAACATTTGCCTTAGCAGTTAGTTATAGAACAAATAATAACAGTCTTGACGGACTCCAAGTTCCTGATAAAGAGACTATTGTTAGTTCATGTTTTTGTCATTCAAGTTATATCCGTTATGGTAGTAAATATTATATCCGTAATCCTGGAGTTAATCCTGGTGACTCATTTAGTAAATATGATGAGTTTTTAGTAAAATTAGAAGAATGGTTATCAAAAACACGTATTATATCACCAGTGCCACCAGGTGCTCCTACTTATAATTCAAAAGGACTTTTATCTATTCATAGTAGAGGAGAAGTTTTTAGTATTTATCAACATCTATTTCAAAATTTTTTTAACAATTGTGAGAAAGAAAAATCGTTGTCTCCATTAGATGTAAAAACAATTCTTCAAAGTGTATTTAGTATTGATAATATTAGACAAGTTGCTCCAGATTTGGGAGACTATTTGACACGCCAGTCGGAAATATATCATTTAAAGGAACCACGAAATGCTGAACCACTAGAACAATTTTTAAACATGCTTTATTTCAAGCAGGGTGTATCTGATCGTGCATGGAAATTACGAGCAGAACCATTATGTGAATTTGAATTTAACCGTAAGTCTTATAGAGAACTTTTATTAATGATGAAACATAAAATGGGTTTACAACCTAATGACGAATTTAGCGGATATTTTCCTCAATCTATTATTAATTTGACTAATCCAGCAAATTCAAAAAACTTGGTAACCATGCCAACAGAAATGGATTTAAGTGATTTAATATCTGTAAGATCTTGGTTAAGACAATATGTCAGATCAATACAACCACCAATACAAGGAGTAAATGAACAAAACGTTGAAGATTTTATGGAAGATATAAATGCTGTAAGACAACGATGGAATATACTATTTAGACACACACCATTGGAGGTTAAATTTGGTAATCCTGGTCTTACTCGAATTGTATTTTGTACTAACTTATTTATGCGTTTGTTGGAAGGTATGTTATTATTCTTTTTAAATACAGTAGATTCTAAACCATACACAAAAGATCCAATTTTAATTTTGACTAGTAGAAAAAAGATTAGTGACTTAACAATTTTTCAATTACTTGATTATTTTCAAAATATTCGTATGTGGACTGTAACTCATGGATGTCAAGGAGTGGAAACATCAAATGCTAGAGTAAGATTAACTATTGTTAGGGATATATTAACTAAACAAAGTCAAGAATTATTATCCCAAATGACACAGCAAACACCGGATACTCAATTATCTCAAGAAGAGTTAGGTTTTTTTGATAGTGTTATTTCAGGAGCAAGTAGATTATTAGACAAATGTACAGATGCGTTGACTTGTGTGTTTGGTACAAATTGTTCATCTTCGGGATCTACTGTATTTTACACAGGTGCAGATGACGATCCAGGAGGGTCAGTCGCAGTATCAGCATCAGCAGCAGAAAGACGTCTTGAAGACGAGGATGAAGAATTACCACTGGAAGAATACGGAGCATTAAGAGAAGAATTATTGCGAATGTTAGATGATGAAGAATTAGCGTTGACTCAAAGACAAGAGTTATCATCATCAGGACATAGTCATAGTTTTGCAGCGTCGTCATCAAGTCATAGTTCTAGTTCTAGTTTTTTAGAACAAGTAAAAGCGCCGTCAGCGTCAGCAGCAAAAGTAAGAGTGGAAGAACCATCTAGTAAATCAGAAGCAGCGCTCGGTTCACCGGCGGCAATACAACCAAAAATACCTACTACGTCAAAACAATCAAATCTGGTACCCAAGGAATCCATTGTTAGTTATGTGTTAAATTCAAACTTGTCTCCAGAAGAGATGCGTCTTCAACAGCAGCAGCAGCAACAGCAGCAGCAACAGCAGCAACAGCAGCAACAGCAACAGCAGCAACAGCAACAGATGAAACAATCATTGCTAGTTGATCCTAATATAGAAAGACGGGCGCAACAAAAAGAATTAGCAACCCAATTTGTAAATGATGGTAAATCAGGAAGACAGTTAGCAGAATTAGCAAGTAAAAAAGGTACAGCAACGCGTACTGAAGAAGGATATAATAGGTTGAAAAAATTACTAACACCTGATGAAATTAAGCGTGGATGGGATGTTGCTGGACAATCAAGACGAGAAGTTTTTGTAAAAGCAAAAAATGAACAAGCAGCAGCAGCAGCAGTATTGCGAGAAAAACAATCTAGAAAACGTCCACCTCAAAACTTAAAACCAAAAAAGGAAGGTAAATTTGAGGTAGATAGTGACGAATTAGGAGGAGGTAGATCCAAGACAAGGAAATACAAACGACGACAACAGCAAACTAAGAAGACACCTAAGAAGAAACGCACGGTTAATAAGCGCCGACAAAATAAGAAGCGCCACACTAACAAACGCCGTACTAACAAAAATCACTAATAAGTTAGGTTCTTAAGCTACGCATAACTTTTTTGCTCCACTTTTCTTTACTACGTTACAAAAAGTGGAAAAATTCGTAAAATAGATTATATATTAATATATTTTACAAATAGAAATACCAATGCAACAATTTGATTTTTTTAAGAATATGCTCGATCCGAATCAACAAACTTCTAATAAAACCGATAAAAAGAAATTGGATTCGTTACATGAAGTCTTCACACTTCCAATCAAGTACAATGAGAAGGTCAAGAAATTGAATGAAAACATTATCACGGATTTAGAACTAGTAAAGACAATTGACAAAGAAGAGAAACCTATTTACGATTATGTCTTCAAACCAACTAACACCCTCGGCGCCAAAGTTTTAGAAGAAGTGCCCAAATATTATACAACGGACATTGAATATTTAAAAGAAACTCAAACCCTTGTTAAGAATTTCAAAAACGCCGATATTAAGGCAATTTCGGAAACCAAGAATTTTACAAACTCCGACATTGAAGACACTGTTAAGGCGTGGGAAGAGATCAAAGGCGAAACTGGATTCCATTCCAAGTATCTCTATTTTGACTGGGCGTTTGGCGATTTTATCAACAATAACCCCAAATTTCTTCAACTCATGAGTATTTACAATATAGCGTCACCTGCGCTGTCATTATGTCTGCCAATTTTCATATTAATTGTGCCATTTTTCATTATTAAGGTTAAGGGTATTGATCTGAATATTAAGGAATATATTGAAGTACTTAAAACCCTGGCGTCGAAGCACGCAATTGTAAAAGTGTTTACCAATTTTAACGATGTAGATGCAGGACAAAAGATTTACTTATTAGTTTCAGCAGCGTTCTATGTGTTTTCAATTTACCAAAACATTATGGTTTGTGTTCGTTTCTATTCCAATATGAGGAAGATCCATGACTATCTCCATAAATTTAGGAATTACTTGGATTACACAATCCAGTCTATGAATTATCACTTGTCTTGTTCGAAGGAACTAACAAAATACAGCGCATTCAATGACGCGCTAAGGATCAAAATAGATGTTTTAACCAAGTTTAAGAGTGAAATTGAGTGTATTACGCCGTTTAAATTTTCGATTCCCAAATTTATGCAAATAGGTCATATTATGTGGTCGTTTTACCAACTATATAACAACGCCGAATATCATGACGCCATGTTGTATTCATTTGGTTTCAATGGTTATATGAACTTGTTACAAGGTGTTAAAGAAAATGTAGATACTAACAAAATCAACTCGGTTACGCTAATTAAGGGACAGACAAAACCCATTCTAAAACAGATGTATTATCCCAAGTTCATTGATGACGTCAAAATAGTTAAGAATAATTGTGACCTGAGTAAGAACATGGTAATTACTGGTCCGAATGCATCGGGTAAAACGACTACATTGAAGACAGTGTTAATCAATATTGTTTTGTCGCAGCACATTGGTTTTGGATGTTACGACAAGTGTAAATTAGAACCGTTTGAAAACATACATTGCTACTTGAATATTCCAGACACATCGGGACGCGACAGTTTGTTTCAAGCAGAGGCGCGGCGCTGTAAGGAGATCATTGACTGTATTGAAGAGAAGGAGAAAGACAATGAGAAACACTTTGCAATTTTTGACGAGTTGTATTCAGGGACGAATCCAGAGGAGGCGGTCATTAGCGCCCAGGCGTTCATGGACTTCATTGTAAAGAATGACAATGTAACATGTATGTTGACGACACATTATGTGAAATTGTGCAAGAAGTTAGGTAAGAACAAGAAAATAGAGAATTTCAATATGAAGACTGTAAAAAAAAACGACAATTTTAGTTATACGTATGAATTAGAAAAGGGGATATCAAAGGTAAAGGGTGGACTAAAAGTGTTAAGTGATATGGCATATCCTAAAGAAATATTAGATCAAACATCGGGGCAATTTCAATAAAAATTAAAACAAACTAACAAACTAACAAACTAACAAAATAATTAAAAACATTATTCGTTCTCTTATTAAATTAAATATATTCATCTTTTTTAATAATGGTTTTATCAGAAATTTGTAGTTCATCATTTTTATTTAGCGTTGCTATAATTATTATTTTAGTGGGCGGATTGTTTGCGTATTTCAATCACAGATTTTCAGTCCAAAATCATAAAATATCATCAATGATGGGTTTAGTGACAACAATGGCGGAGGAGATGCAATACTTTAGAAGTAGAATCAGTGGCAAGAGTATGCAAGATGTACACTCTGATTCAAACGTAGATCAAATTCATGTTATTCCTCAATTTTTGGGAGGACAATCGGAACTAAACAATTTGATTGAGGTCTCTGACGACGAAGATGACGATGATTCTGAGGAAGAGTCCGATGAAGAGTCGGAGTCCGATGAAGAGTCAGAATCAGAAGATGAATCCGATGAAGAGTCAGAATCAGAATCAGAAGATGAATCCGATGAAGAGTTGGAATCAGGCAATCAGGTCAAGAATATCAACATTGATTTAGGCAATGAAATTGATCTTAACCTTGATAATGAATTTATAAATGTTCATGAAACTACTATCGGTGAAAATGCTATCGGTGAAAGTGTTAGTAATAGCGACACAAAGACAATCAATTTGTCGGAAGATATTTCATCTTTTGAAATAAGTAGTAAAACTTTAGAAAACATTCATGATATTGATATTTCAATTAAGTTAACGGATGATTACACTGATTTGTCAAGTTCTACTGTAGATAAAGACAAGATTGACTATAAAAAGATGTCAATAAATAAATTAAGAGAAGTTGCTGTTGAAAAGGGTTTGGTGGTCGACGCTTCTAAACTTAAAAAGAATGATATTCTCAAATTGTTAGGTGCTGAACAATAAAGTGTTAGATTTTTCTCTAACAATAGTATAATATGAATAATAGTTGGACAACTCAAAATTCCGGTTTAAATAATACATATTATACGATGCCTCCTTTGATGTGCGATGGGCGAAATTATACGTCTTGGCAACCAGAATCAGTAATTAATGATCAGATTAAACAAGACGCTGGTATTAATTCGAATTGGAAATACAGGCAATACCTGCAGAATAACGCCAATAGTATTATGAAATTTAATAGCATGGAAACAATTGCGGCGTCTGGCAATAACCCATACGCTGTGGATAATAAAGTTGCCAGTTCAAATACACCTTACTTATTTTCGTCGACCCATGATACAAGTAAACCCACTTTCGGGTTCAATAATAGCAACTTGAAACAAGATTATATGACTAAGCAACAGATGAACGCACGAATGATCGCACCATCTATTCCGACAAATTGGAATTAATTTTTAGCATTTTTGCGTTATAGAGTTTATAGTATTTTAAGAAAAATGGATATAATAATAAGTTTTATAATTTAGTATTATATATGAAAATACTTAGTATAGATGTTGGTATAAGAAATCTTTCATTTTGTCTGTTTGAGATGAAAGATGGTGATAAAAATCATTTGAATGTTTTAAAATGGGACAATATTGACTTGACAGAGAAGGCAAATAATCGGTGTATTTTTGTTGGCGAAAAGAACGAGGGTCTTTGTGATAAACCTGCCAAATTTGCCAAAGACGGTAAATGTTATTGTTTAAAGCATTCTAAAAAGATTAATTTATTACAACCAGCGTCTGATTTAGCGCTGCCATTTCTTAACAAACAGAAGGTTCAAAACCTTATTGAAATTGCAGACAAGTATAAAATAAAATATGAAACACCTTATAAGAAGTCCGGGTTAATTGCGCAATTGACTGAATTTGCGCAGACCCATTGTTTTTCAAAAATAGACAAGGTAAATGCGTCTAAAATTGATCTGGTTACTATCGGGCGCAATATCGAGTACAAATTTGGGGAAATATTGGGTGAGCATTTGCCGACAATTGGTACCATTATTATTGAAAACCAGATTGGTCCAATTGCAAACAAAATGAAAACAATCCAAGGTATGTTGGCGCAATATTTTATAATGAAAAACAATGATATTTCGATTGATTTTATAAGCGCAACTAACAAATTGAAGGATTTTATACCGCCCAAATCTGTTGTTAGTTCAGATACTAGTTCTAACTCTGTTTCTAACTCTGTTTCTAACTCCGTTTCTAACTCCGTTTCTAACTCCGTTTCTAACTCCGTTTCTAACGTTGTTTTAGACAAAGACAAAGATAAGACAAAATCCGGAAAAATGGACTACAAACAGCGCAAGAAACTTGGCATTCAAACTTGCTCCAATTTTGTTGATAATGATCACCGGTTTCATTCATGGGCGACCTTCCTACATAAACATCAAAAGAAGGATGATTTATCCGACTGTTTCCTACAAGGTATGTGGTATATAAATCATAAAATTTAATTGGAATAGTTGGCGTCAAGGTATACAACCTCGTAATTATTTAATAAATGGTAATTATTTAATAATTAATTTGAAATAATATATATTTTAATTCGTATTACTTAAAATTAAATGTTCTTATTAATTCATAATAATGGACGATAACGAAATAATAGACATTTCCATGGATTTTGAAAATTTAGACGGGGGTAGTAGTTGGGGTAAATCAAAGAAGACCAATTTTGGTGGAGGAATTGAATTACTCATGAATGAGAAGCGAAATGAGAGTGCACCAACTAGTGATATTAATATTGATGATCTGAATAATTTGGAAAATGAGTTGAATGATTTAGCAAATGAGACTGCTCCTATGTCAAACAATTTTGAGTCGGGTTTCTTTGGTGTCAAAACGAATTTTGAAAATGGTCCGTCTGTTCGCTTTGATGATGGTCCTGCTTTAGGAAAGTCTACCACAAACACTGATTCAGACGCCAAAACATGGGACGGGTATGGTAAGTTTAATAATATTCCAATTAATCCTGATATAACCAATATGTCTAATGAACCCAAACTAACAAAGGAGGAGTTATTAAGAGAGAAATTCAAGTTCTTACGAAAGTTGGATGCGCTTGAAAAGAAGGGTATTGAACTAACAAAGAAATACAATATGGATTCTAATCTAGCAGAAATGCAAGGCGAATATGAGATGATCATGGAGGAGAAGGCGAAGCAAAATTCAGTCAAGTTCCAGGGTAATATGATGATGGCAATTATCAATGGTATCGAGTTTTTGAATAACCGTTTTGATCCATTTGACGTGAAGTTGGATGGTTGGGGTGAGCAAATCAATGAGAACATTACTGATTATGATGACATCTTTAACGAACTCCATGACAAGTACAAGTCAAAGGCGTCGATGAGTCCTGAACTCAAGTTGTTATTTCAGTTGGGTGGCAGCGCCATGATGGTACATATGACAAATACCATGTTTAAGAGTGCTATGCCTGGTATGGACGACATTATGCGTCAGAATCCGGATCTAATGCGTCAATTCCAGTCTGCAGCAGTCAATTCAATGGGACAGAATAATCCAGGATTTGGAGGATTTATGAGTGGACTTATGAACCCTACTCACGGAGAACCACAAGCGCAATCAGGAAGAGGACCCCCGCCGCCCATGGCAACCCAAGGACCCAATGTTGTACCGCCACCTAACCGCGCTGGAAATAATGTTTCTAGACCCGACATTAGTATGGGGCGAAGCAATTTTGGACCAGGTAATTTTGGCGGAGATGATGGCATAAGTATCAAGGAGAATAACTTTAGTATTCCTGGGTTACAACCTCCTGTTCAGAAGAGCAGTCGTCGTCCTGATATGAAGGGACCGGGTGACATTACGGATATATTGTCGGGATTAAAGACCAAGACCATTAATATTTCCGAGGCGCCTCAAAGAGATAATGATGAGTCATTTGCCGACAATAACAGCAGTACCATTAGTATCAATGATTTGAAAGAGATCCAGACGGACGCAAACGTGCCAAAACGCAGCAAGAGGAAACCGCGTTCAGATAAAAACACTGTTAGTTTAGACATTTAATAACAACTTATAACAACCTATTTTATAATATATTAATAATATAATATATGTTTAAAAATATAGCAAATTTTAATAATGTAAATGATTATTTACCATTATTTAACGCTGTTTTAATTACAGATTTATTTGTAATTTTATTATTAAATATTAGTGTAATTAAATCAACAGTTTTAAGGCAATGGTATTCACAATATAATTTGTCTGCTGTGATTGCGGATGTATTAATTATATTAATTGGACTAATTATTACAAGAGCAATTTATTATTATGTATTTGATACCTTTTCAATATTGAAATTTATTATTTTATCAGTAGCAGTTCAAATTACTCATGATATATTATTTTATATCTTTTTTAGCAGTATACCTAGAGGAGTAAATAAAATGCTTGATACATTTAAGGACTATGCAAATGATGTATCATATAAGGCAATTTTTGCCGACAGTGGTATGATGATCATGTCATCTTTAATTGCTTCATATCTTGCAAATAAAAATACAAATACAAATATTATTGTATTAATTTCATTTGTATATTTGTTGCCATATTTATTATACAACTAATAAACAATATTTTTCTACTGCGTTTTCTGAGTTTTGGATTTAGCGTAGCAAAACCATTTTTTTTAAAAGGTGGAATATATAATGGTGAAAGGTAAGTGTTGTATTTGCGGTACAGTCAAGGATTGTGGTCCTTATTTGGAAAAGGTATTTCAAAATATTGAGCATATTCGCTCTTTATTCTCAGACAGTGTTGTCATATTATCTTACGATAAATCATCCGATAATTCATTAGAACTACTTAAGAAATACCAAGCAGACAATATGGATATGTATTTAGAGCAAGATAAGGTCATTATTCATGTCAATACGGATCCAGTCAGTGAATTCCGTGTTCATAATATTGCCAAAGCACGTAATAAGTGTCTTGATATTATTCGATCCAATTTTGTTAGTTATGACTACTTTATAATGATTGATTGCGACTCCGTTTCTACTCCTGATGTTAATTTGGAACCTTTAAAACATTATTTGACTACTGGACTAGGTGATTGGGATGGACTAACATTCAACAAGCAGAATTATTATGATCTTTGGGCGCTGTCAAAGTTTCCATATTCTTATAGTTGTATGCATTTCAAAGATTGGAAAGCGTGGGGTTCATTTATTGAAAAAATTATTAGAAACACACCACCCAAGACGTTAATCCCATGTATGTCTGCTTTCAATGGATTTGGAATATACAAAACTGACAAATATATTAATTGCTTTTACGATCCAACACTAAGATTAGATCTCATTCCTAAGCATTTATTGGCGGCAAATGAAAAAGTAGCGGGACCCATTTATACTCAAGGAAAAGCAGCGTTAGTTGATTGCGAGCACCGCAGTTTCCATTTGATGGCAATTAATCAGAATGGTTCTCGGTTGCGTATTGCCCCTGAAATCATATTTTAATAAAAATAATATAAGTTAAAGATAATTTATAATTTATATTATATATTAATATGTCGGATACAGAAGATGAAAAAAAAACATTTACTTGTAAATCGTGCAAAACTGATAACCTTTTAGAAAATGCTATGCTGTTACATTGGTGTAGCGAAGCAGAAGCAGTCGTAGAAGTAGCAGTCGTAAACTTAGACCAACCTTTATTATGTAAAAATTGTACTTACACATGTGACAGATGTAAAGTCGGTGGATGTTCCAAATGTGTCAAGACTGAGTGTTGTGATTGTAGTATTCAAATGTGTAGAAAATGTAGTGATGTTGATGATATTATGTGCGATTGTTTTGGTAAATGTAATACTTGTGGAACAGATGTTAGTCGCGGTTCGGGATGGCCTTGTAGTGAATGTAGAATATGGAATTGTCCGGATTGTAAGAAAAGCGACAAAAACCCTTGTAAGGAATGTGGACCTCCTCCAAAATCGGAAAAAGTTAAAGAAGTGGAAAAAGTTGAAGAGTTTTTCAATTGCGAATCTTGTAAAACCGTCCATCCTTTAGAAAAAGCAATTCGATGTGAATTGTGTAACAGAGAAGATGAAGATCCAAGCGAGGCAGATGATGACGCAAGCGTAGATACGTGGGATGGTAAAATAAAACATCTATTCTGTAAAAAATGTACTCGTAAATGTGATGCTTGTGAAGAGAGAGGATGTAAAGAATGTGTTACATTTGCGTGTTGTGATTGTGATTACAATATGTGTTATGAATGTAGAAACAATGAGGTCGATTGCGGTTGTTATGGACACTGTTATAGTTGCGGAACAGATATAGATCGCGGATCAGATGGTTGGCCTTGTGGTGAATGTGAAAAATGGTATTGTCATGGTTGTAGAGATTGTGACAATCCTTGTAAGGAATGTGGACCTGAATCAGAATCAGAATCGGAAGAAGACGACGAGGCAGAAGAACCAGTTTCTAGCAGCGTAGAAGTAGAAGGATCAAAAGAATAAATAACAAATATTTACTAATAAATTTTATTAAATATTTATATATATTAAATAACTAATGCCAAAAACAAGAAAAGTGATCGGAGAAGGAACTTATGGGTGCGTTCATGATCCTAGTCTACATTGTGATCATCCACCTCAACGCGATTTTGACTATAAAGGTTACGTGTCAAAACTAATGAAAACAAAGAGAGCCGAAGAAGAACTGGCGGAATTTGTCAAGTTTCATCATTATGACCCTAAAGACGAATATCATTTAGGAACGCCAATCATGTGTAAACCTGATTTACAAGAAGCAGGAGTAACAAATGATATTAAAAAATGTAAAAAATTGTCACCAGATATAAAAGATCATCCTGAAAACTATGATTTGTTAGTTATGAAGTATGGTGGACCAGATTTAAAGATATTTTGTAAAGATAAGATCGCACAATTCTTGAAAACAAAGAAAGAGGAAAAATCAGATAAATTTTGGTTAGAAGTACATCATTTGTTAAAAGGTCTACAATTCTTTAGGGATAGCGGCATTGTTCATAATGATCTGAAACCACAAAATATATTATACGACGCAAAAACTAACAAATTAATGTTCATCGACTTTGGACTTATGCAGACCAAGGCAGAATTAATTCGTACTTCTAAAAATAACACAAATAATCAGGCAGTTTTACATTGGTCTTATCCATTGGACAGTGGATTTATGGACTACAACGCTTACAGTAGATATAAAAGAGGAATTACTAATGGTTACAGGCAGTTGGTTAAGAGCGAACTAATCGGGATGTTAGTATCAGATTCAAAGAAAAACACGGCAAAACTGCCTTTAAAAAGACCGGAGTCATTTGAACTGTTTTTCTCTTATATTAACCCGACTGGAAAAGATATGACAACAGACGCTAAGTATGCGTTTATTGAAAGTTTTTTTGATGGATTAGATGAAATGGTTACATTAGAATATGATGACTATTTAGATGACGCAATAGATTCCGTTGATGTTTATGGACTAGGATTTACACTACAATATATTTTGAATTGCTTTAAACGACATAACGCTGTTTCTCAAGATTTTTTTAATTTTGCGTCTGCTTTATTTTTTAAGATGTACGATTTTAATCCTGATGATAGACAACTGAACATTTATGAATTGTTAGATGAATATGAAAGCATATTATTGGGAACAGGAGTGTTAACAAGACTAGGTAAACGATTTGATGACAATGAATTGATTGAAAGTGCACCGATGCCGTCGCCACTTATGCGTAAGGCAAAGAAAGAGGATAAACATGGTCTAAGTTCGAAACCATTATCGGAAGAACTTGAGAAAATTGCTTACTTGGACGCTGTACCTGCAAAAGCGTCAGCAACTAAGGTTTCTTTGAAACCGACGACTAAGGTTTCTTTAAAAGCGACTTCTAAGGTTTGCCCTCCTGGTAAAGAACTGAACCCAAAAACTGGTCGTTGTATTAAACAATGTGCTCCAGATGAAACAAGAAATGCGCAGGGGCGGTGTGTAAAAAAAACTAGGCGACATACAAGTCGCAGTAGTAGCAGTCGCAGCAGTAGTAGTCGCAGCAAAACTAGAAGTCAAAGAAGTAGAAATCGACATATAAGAGAGAATTTATTAAATGATATATTTCCAGAACTGAAAAAGATCACGCCGTTTACTGAAGTTAAAAAAGCAGAAGCAAAAGTGGACAATACGAACCCTACTATAAAGATAAACAAAACGTTCCCATATGAAAATCCATCTAGAAGTAGATCTTAATCAATAAATATTATTGTGTAATTGTAAAATAAATACAATAATATTATATAATAAATGACAACAACAACTAACAATAAAGAATATTATCATCAATATAAAGAGAATGATAATCAATATGAACGCAAAATAAGTGAAGGTAAATTCTACTTGTTAGTTCGCATATCAACTAACAAGTACAGAATGACTGCTTTCATTGAAAACAAAAAGATCTATATGAAGAATCTATTGAATTTCAATTTGATAAATTTATTATATCAGACCAATTTAGATCAATTTGAAAAATTAAATTTGGATATTACTAATGACGAAGAAGCAAACGTATTTATATTAATGAAACACATATTTAAAGAAATGGGGATCAAACAGCGATACTTTTGCTTTGATATTAAAAAGGTCGAAATAGACAATGGGATATCTTTTATTTTAACACAGAATGAAGAACATGGTGAAAAACTGAATGAGTGTTCAAATGCACACTTGATGCCAATAAAACACATGTTATATAACTTTGAACTTGTTAGTTTGCACAAAATAAAAATGACGCAATATATTGATTTTGATCCGGATGTCGGAATGCCATTTTTTTTGGAACCAATTTTTGGCATCGTTTCGAAGACAATGCTTAAGCAGATGAAACAGTTTATCGAGGCGATCTAGTCCACAAATATATTAATTGTAAACCTACTTAAAGAAAAAGTATGCGTTTATTATAAAATGTTTAGACAACTTTTGGTTGCCGTGTTTCTAATGTTTTCATTAACAAATAACAATGTTAATGGAGACTTTATGTTTTCTTACGATAACAAGAATGAGTATTTTGACTCTCCATCTGTAAATGGCAGTGTTAGTACTAGTGTTAGTACATCATATTTGTATACATACTCACAATCCGGTCACCGTTTTTCCGGTCCCGCTTACGATGGCACATATATTGACACGACTGGTTGCTGTTCAGGTCAGTCTGGATCATGTCGCAACAATCCGTCTTGCCAGTGCCAAGTATCAATTGGTCCGTTGCCGCAAGGCACTTACAGTTTAGGCAACATGATGACCTTCAAAGGCATGCCATATTGCTACGAATTGTATCCTGCGTCGTCTAATTCCATGTGCGGTAGATCGGGTTTCCTAATCCATGGTGGCGGATGCTCTGGCAACCCATCAGAGGGTTGTATTGTCATTGAAAGCGAGTCGACTAGGTATAAAATTAAGAGCGGCGCTACTTTAAAAGTGGTTTCTTAATTATTTTCTTTGTATAATGTATAAGATAATGTCGTCGTCATATAATTTTCGTCCATCAACAAAAGCAAAAACACAAGTAAGCGAAGAAGAATATAATGCTTATCAATCACTGCTTCAACAAAAAAGAGAGCAAAAAAAGCAATTACAACAATCACAACAATCACAACAATCACAACAAATGCAAATAGATCCCCAAATACTAACAACTTTGGATAGTCAAATTACTTCGTTGGAACAATTAATTGAAAATCTTACAATTTCAGGTGGCAGACGAAAATCAAAAAGACGAAGAACTAACAAAAAGAGAAGTTCAAAAAGACGCAGAACTTTAAGAAGAAGGCATTAAATTAACTATTAAATTTAAAATTGAATCTTTATTAAAATTTATAAATTACTTTATAAATATTATATTAAACACAAACCAGATTACTTATAGAAAGATGACCGACACTAACAATACCGTAAATACTAAGAAAACATTCATATTCATCGACGGGAGTTATTTCTGCTTCTATCGCTACCACTCGCTGCTCACTTGGTGGAAGAATGCGTATCCCGAAATTGTTATCGAGGATCCGTTTCAAAACGAAGCATTCGTCGCCAAGTTTAGAAAGACATTTGTTGAGCATGTACAAAAACTACAAAAGAACCTAGGGATTCATAAGAGCGTTACACCTACCATTATTGTTGGCAAGGACTGCAAACGGGAGAACATTTGGCGCAACGAATTGTTTCCAAAATATAAGGGAACGAGAGCAAATGGAGCAGAAGATGGGTTCATGGGTGGTCCGTTCTTCAAGATGGTTTACCAAGACAACTTGTTTATTGAGGGTGGCGCTAAAACAATTTTGTATCATAACAAGTTGGAAGCAGACGATTGTGTTGCGTTATCAGTGAAGCGTGTACTAGATAAATATGCTGATTGTAATGTCTATATTATTACAAGTGACAAGGATTATTTACAGTTGGCGGAACCACGCGTTCATATTTACAATCTGGCGTTCAAGAAGATCACGGATCAGAAGAGTTCTACAGGTTCTGCCGAATGCGATTTATTCTGTAAGATAGTCATGGGCGACATCAGTGACAACATCCCATCGGTGTTTCCCAAATGCGGACCCAAGACGGCGCTCAAGTATTACCAAGATCAAGCGTCGTTTAAAACTAGGTTAGAGTCATCGGATGCATTTTTAAAACAATACAACACCAATAAGAAGATAGTGGACTTCAATGAGATCCCATTTCTCCTTCAAAACGAGTTCTTTACATCATTTACAGCAGAAGTAAATGCTTTGCTATAAATAAAATTAAACAACAAGTCTTATCGACAAGTCTTATCAATCAAAATAAATAATACTTAAACATTTTTTATTACAAGTTATTATTATAACTAGTAATAATGGAACTTCCAGACAACAAAACTCTTGACCTACAATTATATATTTTGGATCCGCTTTCAGTCATTATCAAACTTGCTATTTTGAGCAACAAACCAGTCGGCACAAAGATCTGTATTTCAAAGAATATTATTTATTTACAAGAACCCGGACCTTTTCAATCCTTTTGCCGATACATATTTAGCACTAACAAAACCGACATCCAATATATATACAATCCAATCCAATTAGCGTGTCAAACTTATTTGACAAAGGAAGCGGTCAAACAAAATCCCAAACTCAAGGAATTATTCAAATGCGCTCAAAATGGTCTTCTAAAACTCACTGACACCTACAAGACATGCTCGATCATTCGTCTCTGTATTAATTACTATTCGTCACTGATTGACAACCATTTACAGGAGATTTATAAAGAGGATTTATTTAAGAAGGATACGATGACATCTCTTTATACAAGTGAACTAACAACGTTTTTCAACAAGTTGTGGACACAAGAGCGGATCAAAATCATATTGAACTTAACAACGTTTCTAATCGGAGACGAAAATGCGTCAGCAAATGTGAAGTCAGTTGAAACCATCATGGAGGATATTGACAAGCAAGTCCAGACTAAGTTCTAAGTAGTTATTTGTAAATTATCAACTTAAATATATTTTCGCATTATATAAATATAATGATGCAGGAAGTAAAAGAATGTAATTCGATTAAAGAACCGGAAAGTCAAAAAATAGAGGTTGGTAGTTTACGGGTTGAACGGGTTGAACGGGTTGAACCCGTTGAACCGGTTGAACAATACGCAATTGTTAAGTGTATTCAAGACAAACTTAGCGATCAAGACTTTATGCAGAAGGTTGGTATGACACCTGTAGTTGCTTTAGAGATGTATCGTGTAATTGTTTCGTCTTTTTTGGTCCTATTTGTGCCGCAAAAGTGCGACGATCACGTATGTACTTTAAGCGAGAATATGGTCCTAGAAAATGATCTATATAACGCTGGTTTAGTATTTAATTTTTTAACTATGGCAGCATTTTTAGCGATGTATACATTTGAAGTCAAGCGTGAAAACCGTTTGATTACCTATTTGGAGGTGAATAAGACAGTTGCTTCTGACAATAATTCAGTAGGTCTAGTATTAAACAAGTTGCCAGTTGATAAACGTGATAGCATTTGGGAACTTGATAAGTATTACATATATTCAGGTTGGACTGCGATTATTATGTTTATTATTAATACCATTTTATCCGGATTTGTAGTTTATGAATATTACCTAGACAGTCAGACAACGTCTACATACATTACCAATATTTTGTTCATGGTTACCAAGTTGGCAGACGTTCATTCAAATGTGAATACAGAGAAGAATGTGTTTTACTCCGCATATTTGAAGGGCAAGATACAATACAATGATGTGGATCCGGATAAGGCAAAAGCGTTATTACTCGAAGATGAAAAGAAGGATTATTTTGCGGTTTCTGGAGTTTCTGATCCTGGGGTTGGTCTTGAGTTAACTCCTGGGTCTGAAGAAAAAAAAGGAAAGGAAGAACAAGAAAGTGGAAAGATTGTTGTTATCAATCACGATATATCATCAAATCCATCGTCTTCCGATAACCTTCAGAAAATGGAAAAAGATGATCATGTGTAAAATATTTTATAGTTATAATATAGTTATAAAATGTCTTTAAGCAAAGCCGAAAAAGAAGATGAATTAGTTGCGTCAATTAGTAAGTCAATGACGATTCCTCAATTAAAAAAAGAAATTATACTCGCTGACCTTTGGTATGGGTCCAAAACAAAAGCAAAAACAAAAGCGGAGTTCGTTAATATATATATTTCAAATGGATTACATAAGACAGCGACAACAGTAAGTCCTGAAGAAAGGAAAGAACCTAAAAGTCCTGAAACAAGTCCTAAAAGCGTAAGCAAAGCATCAAAAAGCGTAAGTCCAGGCAAATCAAAAAACCAAAGCAAAGTCGCAAGAGTAGAACCCAAAGAAGAACTAATTATGTCATTAATGATAAGCGGACACGGAACAGAGGGTCTAGAGTGGGATGATCCAACATCACGAATTGCCCAATACTATAAAAACAATGTAAGGGTTTATAGTCGGGCTTGCGTTCCTGGAACACGTTCAATAAGGATGCCAAAACAAGTTCGAAAATCAATAGACGATGCATTTACAATATTTAAGAATAACCCTGGAAGTGCTACTGAAGATATTATGTCAGAATATACAGGTCAAGATAAAAACAATTATAGAAAATTTTTAGACAAGTTTAATTGTGATAATGATTATGATGATATTTTTAAAAATAAAGAACGATGCGGAGGACTTATTACTTATTTGTCTCAAAAACAATTTACGTTTGATGAGGAAAACATTCCTAAGGTAAGATCACCATATAAAACAGAGTATGATTGGAACCAATTTTTGGAATCAAGGGGGGTAAACGTATCTGATATTCGGTTAAAAATAACGGCATCAGATGGGTCTGTTACATACAGAAATATCTTTAATCCGTATGAAGAAATGGCACAATTTTATAGAAGTAATAAAGAAGAGAACGAACCAGTTGATATTATTACAAAATTTAACCTTGCTTATAGAGACGGAATAGAATTTATTTTGAAAGATGTTTTACACAAAGAAGAATTAATTGGCCCTGCTCTAAAAATTTTTAAATTTAAAGAAGGTGAAAAGAAGAAAGGAATAATAAACTTGATACAATTATTCAGGTTCTTTGAATTAGTTGGAATTAAATACGTAAATATAATAGACCACTCGTGTCGTTCATTTGATCGTGCTTTAAAAATACCTATAGAGAAGAGAGAGGAACGCTTTAAAGAAGAGCAAAAATATATCGTTAAACCAGTTGCTTTTGGTAAGCGTAGCGATGGTAAACGAAGTAAAAGGCGTAGCGATCGAAGTAAAAAGCGTATCAAAAGACAGTCAAAGGGTAAGCGCAGTAGAAAACACGGTATCAACTAAAATAGCAGGTAAAATAAATATAATATTATATTATATAATATAATATAATATAATATAATATTATATTATATTATAAGATGGCATCTAAGTTGATTCAAACACAAATGTATATGTCAAAAACACAGGACAAGTCTAGACGAGGACGTTCTTCACAGCCCACCAGCGTTCTAAGCAGTATCCAAGATGACAAGTCTAGACGAAGACGTTCTCCGAAGCCCACCAGCGTTCTAAGCAGTATCCAAGATGACAAGTCTAGACGAGGACGTTCTCCGAAGCCCACCAGCGTTCTAAGCAGTATCCAAGATGACGAACCTAAACCTATTATACCAGATGAAAAAACTATTGAAACAATTAAGCGCATTTTTTCAGGTAAAGATATAAACATTACAAATGAAACAGAAATACACATATCAGAGAAGGGTGAAGATTGTGCTTTGTTTATTATTTATCCCGACCATATTTATATTGAGGCATTACATAAATGTGGTACTACAACGGGAAACGATTTATTAGACAAGTTTGATAGATTAGTGTCAGAAATACCAAATATGACTTATGTTAGATTAGTTGATGATTCAAATATAGAATTATGTGGACGCAAAATAAAATTATACACATTAAAAATATTAACAACCGGTCAATCGTGGTATAATTCAAAAGGGTATGTCTCAGATAATAACGACGATCAAAAAACTGTTAACGCAAGAATCATAAATATGCCATATGAAGAATTTAGAGATAAACTTTCTGCACAAGAAGCAACCGTAATAGATACAGGTAATCGTTTATTTCCTGAAACAGAAAAGACCGTTCAGGATTATTTTAAATATGTTTTAAACGATATAAATAGGAATATAAAAGAAAAAGGTTGTGATGATGAAGAAACTAAGGCAAAATGTAGATGGTTATCAACAATTATTAATACTATAAACGAGATGCCTTATTCAATAAGATATAAGCAGATTGATCTTTTTAAAGAGTCATTAGCTGGTCTAAAACCAAAAAGAAATAAAACCAAAAGAAGTAATAAATCCAAAAAAAATAAATCCAAAAAAAATAAATCTAAGAAAAGTAAAAAATGATTATTATTTTATAGTTATATTATAGTTATAATTATAAAATGTCAAAAGCAGAAAAATCAAAAGAGGACGATTTAGCTGCGTCAATTAGCAAGTCAATGACGGTTGATAAATTAAAAAATGCTTTAACTCAAAATAAGATCGTCTATTCTACTGCAAAGAAAAAGGCTGATTTTGTCGACTTATATATCTCGAATGGACTACATAATAAAAAAGAAGCAGCAGCAGCAGTCGCAAGATTAGAAGCAGAAGAAGCAGAAGAAGCAGAAGAAGAAGAAAAAGAAGAAAGCTCTAACGAAGATTTGATTATGTCTATCACTATTATGGGTCACGGCTGCGAAGACTTAATGTTGCCTTGGCCTGATCAATTACCGATTTCCACATATTTCAAAAACAATGTCCGTGTTTATAGCAAAGCATGCGTTCCTGACGTAAACGCAATCGGAAACATATATCAAAATGAAGACATAATAAAAGATGTTCAGCGTAAATTTTCAGCAGTACCAAAAGGCGAAACTTCGGCAATTGTTAAAGCGTATGCAGACGAAGTAAGAGACGAATATATACGTGACGTTGCTTTTTCTAAATTTAGTAAAGCACCTGTGTCATTAACCAGAGGTTTTAATAAATTATCTGATGTTGCCAATTTGGGAAGGGCGTCCAATTTAAGTACATTCTTATGCAATAAGAATTTTTCATTTTATATGGATTCTGAAAAAGAAAAGGTTACACCAATGATGCAGCACGTATATAAAACAGTTGGAATACATCTAACGGATATTCGTATTAAAAAAACAGCTAGGGATGGGACTGTTAATTATGAGCAAATATTTAGTCCAACTGATACCAAATATAGTCGTATGGATCTAACAAATTTAAATTTGATTTATAAAAGTGGATTAACCTATGTTTTAAAAGATATTTTGAAACGGAAAGATTTGGTTAAACCTGCACTTGAAATCTTTGGTCTAACAGGTAAAAAGGACCGCGTTTTAAATTTATCATTAGAGCAAATATATAATTTATTCCAACTGCTTGAAGTAAAATATGCCAACATAATGGATTACACTTGCCGCGCTTGCTCTATTGGCAGAATACCACAAAGCTTAACCGATAGTATTTATAGAGTGGAACAAACTTATAGAATTAAGCCGGTGGCTTTTGGCAAGCGAAGCAGTACCCTAAAGGGCAAGCGTAGCGACAGTAAAAAACGATTAAATGGCAAACGTAGTAAAAGACGGATAAAGAGCAAGCGTTTAAAACGTTTTAAAAATAAATATAGTAGAAAAATATAGTCAAAAATGGCATCCAAAAATTCAATATTTAGAAAAATATATATATATATATAAATGACATCTTATGACATTATGAAAGACAAAGTTGCTCTAAGCCTGATGGGTTTAGACGAAGGTTACAAATATACTTTTAATTTATCTGATGATTATGGTACTAGATATAAAGGCACCTTTGTCAAGATAACTCCAGATGTAAATACAATATATAAAACGAGTAGATCTGGATTGTTAAGTATATTAGTTAATTTTGAAAATATTATTAAATACGAAACAAATGGTACTCAAGAAAATATTGGTAATGAATTATTTGAATATACAATTTTAAATCCTGATACTCATCCCTATCCGGTAAACATACGTGAGATTAGAGAAGGAGAAGGAGAAGGAAAATCTAAACGTCGTCATAGAAAATCAAAGCGTACTAGAAAATCAAAACGTAGTAGAAAAACAAAACGTAGTAGAAAAACAAAACGTACTAGAAAATAAAATTGAACAATTAATTAAAGATATATTACCATTTATAAGTAGTAAATAGTAATATATGAATCCATCATTAATACAATTAAGTCAGTTTGTTCCTAGTAATGACGCTGAGATGGCGATCTACAATGTAGACGCCGAAAAATACATTATACAGCAATATATAGACGATAGTAAGACTTCATGGGCGAAAGGTAAATATTATCTTGGAGGACAGATAAGGGTGGAACCAAATGAACCAATAACACCGGAATTATTTAAACAAGCGTGGAAACCATTCTTAGATGGAAGTTGTAATGATTATTGCAATAGTTTTGAATACGCAAGTATAATAAGCGCAAAGCGTGGACTATCAAGCATAGATAAAATTGTAAGAAAATATATTGAGATACAGAAGTTGCGTATAATGAATGAACTAGAAAAAACAAAGTTGGTAACCGATATTAACAAGACGATCGTTGGATTTATTTAAATTTTATTACAATTATTTTATTTATATAAATTATAATAAACATGTCAAGAAAAATAGATAATCTATTTGACTCAATTACTAGCACAAATGCTCGTTTTGAGAAATTATTAAGTAACCGGGGCAGTGATATAAATGCTTTAAATCGAGAAGGTAATTCTCTCTTATATGTAGCAGCCGAAAAAAATCAACTAGATAAGATTAATTTTTTGCTGGATAATGGCGCGGATGTTAACATTAAAAACGAGCGCGGAATAACTCCTTTAAATGTAGCGTGTGATAAGAATGCTTTAGAGGCAGTTCAATTATTAATAGATAGAGGCGCCGATGTTAATACCAGAACAAACCGAGGTAATACTCCATTGAGTTGTGCAGCAAGTGGGAAAGGTTGTACGTTATTAAATACCATTGCGTTTAATATAACATATGATTTCACAAATGTTGCTGAAATATTGCTAGACAACGGCGCTGATGTAAATCTATTGAATCCATTGCTAATTGCCGCACGCGCCGGTAACTTAAAAATGGTTAAATTATTGTTAGCAAAGGGCGCTAATATAAACGCAACTGACACTACAGGGCAAAATGTACTACAAATAGCAGAACAACAAGGTCATACAAATATTGTTAAATTTTTAAAAGATTATGAAACAGTTGAAGCGATTCATTTATTACAAAATGTCAACGCCGGACCAGATGATCCAAGAAGCGTTTATACTATGATGGATGCATCTAGTATACAAGATTTAAGACAATATTTAGCGAAAGGCAAAACAAGAGGGAGAAAAACAAGAGGGAGAAAAACAAGAGGAAGAAAAACAAGGGGTAAAAGGAGCAAGCGCTCTAGAAAACATAGGCGATAATTCTAGATATTAATGAAATGGTGTTATTGGCAAATCATCTCGAACAAAATACGCGTCACCATCCTTGGTCCATCTGACAACCAGTGTAATAATTTCTACACCGGCGTCGATTGCGATTTTAACTGCTTCCCTGTATTCAGGATCTATAATTGACGGTTGAAACCGGTCTACGTCTGTTCGTTGTATAACATAGCACATTATACAACGAGTTTTGGATTCGCGCTTTATAAGCGTTAATTCTCGAATGTGTTTTAGAGCGCGTGGACTCACTGGATCTGCACTCTTCTTCCTGTAACCATCTGGGAAATATGCGACCTTTGAATCAACGTCTTTGTCATCATAACATTTTCCCTTTCGATCTTTTGCCGTAATATCTTCATAATCAGCGAGTGGCACATTTTTTACTTCCATGATAAATGGAATATCATTACAATCAACACCCATAAAATCAAACCGTGAATCTACTTTGCCTTCTACATACATGGCAACCTCTCGTCTATACCGTTTAATATTTGGTAATTTTGATAGCAAATTGCCTTTTAATGCGGATTCTGTTAAATCTTCCGCCAGTTTTGGATGGATACCGACTACAATTTCTTTTTCGCGTTCTAAAAGAACCGACAAGTAGACACAATATTCGCAATGCAATTTACCATCGTCTTTTTTCTTTTTCTCATTCTTTTTAGAAGGCGCCATGAGTATAGTTGCACCTGCGTCTGCTAATCCACAGCAACCAAGTGACGCTGTGTGACCTAAAATAGTTTTACTGTCACTATCGCTTAAAAGAATATCCGCCACATACGGCGTCTTTATAAATTTGGATGGACGCTTTACAACGGCGCCTTCAATAAGACCATCTATTTTCAAAAGTAATGACATTTTATTAATTAATTTATAAAATTTATCTAGTTATTTTTAAAGGAAAAAAGAAAATCAAATACTATTTCAATTTTATTTTTGGTTTGGTTTTGTTGTTTAGATCCAAAGTGGGCACTCTTTTTTTGCCTTATCACTCGTCATAATATCATATATCTTGTGGCAATCTTTTGGAAACTGTTTAATAACATATTTGATCAATTCTTTGTTCTTTTCTGCCTCCATATTCATGTTAAAGATTGGTTTCAAAATTTTACTAATGTATTTTTTTGATTTGTATACCGGGGGCATGTTGGGTATCAACAGTTGCCAGAAATTGAGCATGTCTATGTAGGCGTCCCGGGGATTTGTTACAGGACATTCTTGTCCCGAGTAATATTTGTACGCCATATAGAGTGCGTGACTTTGACAAAATTGCTGGGATCCGTCGACTTGCATGCGCTTCTCATATGGGTTAAAGAGAGTAAAATTAGACATATCCAAGTCACATGGTTTGCACCCCTTGCTATCGTCATTTTGTACAACGAACATCCAATGGACTTCGGAAATGTTTTCGTCAGTTCTAGGTCGCGCTCTAGGAACAAGTGCATTGTCAAATCGGCGATCCAATGTCACGTTTTCAACATGTAACTTTTGTAACTCATCCAACATCTTTGGACAAGATGGTTTAACTATTTTCTGTATAATCTTGACAAACGCTGCCATATTTTGACCTATTAGATCCATAAAGAAACTACCAGCAATATCTAATTGGAGACGCTCAATGTCTTCTTTTTTAAATTCCTTATTAAACTCGGTATTTATTTCCTTTCTTAATTCTTTTGAAAATGTATTAGTCATTTATTAATATATTTTATAATAATTGTTTTGTATATAATTTTAAGTTTCAATTTTAATTAATTAATTTCTTTTAGATTTTAAACTTACATTTTTACCCCTTTTTCTTTTATCCTTATCTTTATGATTTCTATGCTTTAAACTGCCTCCTCTGCGTTTATCATTGGAAACCCTGTCTTCTCTTAAATCATTGGTCGTTGATTTTTCTCTATTTAGATTGTCTCTTTTATCTTTGTCTCCTTTGTCTCCTTTGTCTCCTTTGTCTCCTTTGTCTGTTGATAAGTTTTGATAAGTATACGATTCTTCCATTGTACCAGGTCTGTATTGGTATCCCATCATTTTCGCCCACGCCTCTCTTATTCTTTCAAATATAGAACTACACTTTACCGCTGCCATCTGAACTGTATTTGCGGATGTTCCTGGATACAATTCTAATTCGACGGAAACATAATACGCCAACTTGGATGTTAGTTCTAGCGCTCGATTGCTGTGACTATATTGAGTCATGTTAATTAATTGTGCTTGAGGGTTATAACCGTATGGCGACGCTAATCCAGGATTTAGTACAGGATTTAGACCAGGATAACCTTGATTTAGACCAGGATAACCTTGATTTAGACCAGGATATCCCATTTGTGGACCCATCATTGGGTTTGGATAAGCGAGATTTCCCATTTGTTGTCCTGGATATCCCATTGATGAACCATAAGGACTAGGTTGAAATGTATTTAATGAATTTAAATTGCCTGGTGAATAATAATCATCACTCGGTTTGCCACCGACCATTCCTGTTGCGGATTCTTCCTTCTGATCTGCCTTTACTTTTGACTTATCATTTCGTATCTTGTCAATTTCTTTAATTTTATCTTCATATGTTTTCTTATAAATGTTATATTTATCGGTTAAAACCTTATCGGCAGATTTTTTTAGAATATCTTCTATTTTTTGAAGGATCGCTGTATCAAACTCCTTCTCTTTATCTAATTCAAATCGACTCATTTCACCTATTTTCTTTTCTTTAGTTCGAGTGATATCATATTCTTCATAACCAATTCCTTGTTCTTGGAGATGTTCCTTAGCAGCGGTAATTGTATCATTTCTTTGTTCTATTTCTTCCTTATTTATTTCTAACATTTCATCAATGTTTGTTTTATATGTTTCCAAAAATTGGCGGAATTGTTGTATTATGGGTAAAAAATTTTCACGTGTTAACTCTTCATTTAAACCATTAACACCTTTGTTACTATCTAGTACTAATTCCATTTCATCCTTTTGTTTTTGTATAGCAGGGTTGTCTCTTTTTTTTTTAGTATTATATAAATCCTGTAATTTTCTTTGAAAACCTGCTACCCCCTTTTCATTTTTAATATCAATTAATTCATTGGATACCTTTTTATAGTTTTGTTTTATATTTTCTAAAAATTCTGACATGGTAATTTCATCATCATCATCTGTTTTTTCTTCTGATCCTGTTTCTTTTGTTAATAATTGATAAAGTGTTTGTCCTTTATATGAATTTTTAAAATTATCACCTGATATTTCCTCTAAAATAACGTCTATTTTATCTTTAGAGTCAGATAAATTTTCATTGTCTGTTTTTATTTCATCAACTTCTTCTTCTAGATCTTCTATCAATTCAATATTCTCTTCTTTTGTATTTTCTGGGTTATTATTAATTTCTTTTGCTTTTATTTCTGTTGCTCTCGTTAATATAATATTTGATTTTATTACAGATGTTGGTGGTGTAAAACATGATTCATATATAAACATTATAATATCATTGGGTATTTGGTCTAACTTATATATTAATGTGTTAGTCATATGATTGTAAACTAATTCATATTTGAGTGTTGTTGTAGTAGTAGTAGATTCTCTATCACTTGGTAAAGATGGAATTAATGCTTCACCTTCACCTTCATTTGCAGTTGACACATTTGTTTTTACAAAAAACATAAATTCACTGTTTGAATTCGTTATATCTTTTAAATTGTCACAGAGTAAAGATATATCTATTTTAATCTTCTGCAACTCATCCTTTGACATATCATATTCTGATCCACTCTTAAGAGAAATAACTGTTACTTGGTTTGAATTACTATCAATTTGTATAACCTTGTATGGATAATTTTTATCAATTGTTTTTTGATTATTTGTTATAATTGTTGCTTCTAACGTTTTCTTTTCTGCATTCTTTTTTTCCAATTCTTTTTGGTTTTGTTCCAATTCTTCAGGTTTTTTAAGTTCTGATATCTTTTCAGTCAAAGCATCTATTTCGTGTTTAAGCGTTTCTAATTCATTTTGTGCAGTAGTAACGTCTTTTTCTTTAGGACCTTCTTCTGTTGTTTTAATAGTTACAAAATCACCCACTTTTATATCATCATTATCATCCTTACTTGTCATATCAAAAACAACTACATTTATTTTATATTGAGTTAAGATGCCTTGTAAAGTACTCATACTAACAACACCATTTGTTGTTTGACTATTCATCATTTTTATTATTGAATAAACATCATTAAAACGCACTTCATGAATATCTTTTAAATCAGTGTTATTTCTAAGAACAATCCAATCTTGCGAGTCATCTGGAAATTTATATGATAGTTCTCGATGTAATATTCTTATTTGACTCATTCTAAAATTAAACTCAACTGTATTGGGTTCATCATAGATCTTTATTTCATGTAGAATCATTTTTTGAAAGCGAGGTACATATACAGGTATTGTTAAAAATCCTGAACCTTTTAATAAACGATCACATTGTTGTTTTAGTCCCGCCTCATTTATAACTGGTTCAATTAACTTGGCAATTTCATCACAATATTTATCCAAATCATTCATTGAATGATTTATTGCTAATTGTTTACTTATATATAATTTTTTCAATTTGTCGTTACTTTTAATTCTTGAATCCAGTTGTGTTTGTGTATTTATCTTACTAACATCCCACATGATTGATTTTTGTAGATCGATTGATTGTTTTGGTACTGGTTTTGTTCCTGCTTTTTCTTTTGGATTCAAACACAACTCTATATTACGATAATATGTACTACTAATATTAGAAATATCCATATAAATCTGATTTGTATTTTTATCGGATACATAAAGGCAATTTTGTCGTAAACATTGTAATTCCATTAAATACGTATATAAATAGATATATTCGCAAGATTCTATTTCTGATTGACACATACTAACAAATAGTCGTTCTTGTTCAGACATACCAGTTCCCAAACTGAAACCTTTTAAAGAAAACATTGATTTACTCTTGCCTTTGTTTTTCGCTGCTTCTTCGTTATCCTTTTTCTGTTTATCCGTTATTTTACGAATCATCTCTTCACTCGACAAGACTCCCTTTCCTTTTAACGTCTTTTCAAACGCATCATATTTAGAAATCTGTGTTTGTGTATCCTGGATTTTAGTTTTTGCCGCCAATTGAGTTGTAGTTATAAAACTCGTAATAGGTGTAAAATAAACGCGCCACAAATCACCTTGGTTTATAAACGCATATAACATGATCGCATACATATACAAATTATATTGATTATGTTCAACATTGACTAATTCAGGGTTCGCAATATATCGCTGAATTTCGAATGCCGTGTTTATATTTGGAATAGATGATCTGGTAACATATTGATTCATAAATGCACTATTAAACCACTCACTATGTTTTCTCTTATAATCATTAATTGTTTTAGAGTATTCATCTGCGTAAATAAGTAAATCGGGTGTTTGTTTTATCTGTTGCCCACTCGCACCTTTTCGCAACATATTCCGGTTCTGACTACTGCTGGTTGTTAAACTACTATAAATCTGTATATCTAGATCAATACATTGGATCGCCAATAATGGCGGTGTGGCGCCTGTAAATCCAATAATTTTCGTATAATTACTTTTGATGAACTCCAATAAGGCGATCATACTAACAAAATAGGTCTGTTGTTTTTGAAAAATATCCATTAGTGAGTTTGACAAATTATACAAGGATTTCATATATTCAACCTTTTGTTTATTTATATCAGTTACTTGAATTTTTAGAGTGTTCATTTGTAAACTTGTTAGTTGACCGCCATGTTTTTTCCGAATGTCTTCAAGATTAAATTCAAATTTATCTAGCAGATCGTCGAACGTCTTTTTAATAACGCCAAAATCAATCATAATAATATTGAAAAATAACTGGTTAGCGTCCATAACCGCCAGTTTACTCTCATTATATTTATTATATATGGCAATACCAGACTTGTCGGGTTGACTTTCAAAATATGTCTGTAATGTTTGCTCACTAATTAAAAATAGGAAGGTTAATGGTTCTGATGGATTCATCTTGTTTTGTGCCGGATTAAATCCAATTGGGTCATTTGCTGTGAGACCTTCCTTTAATAAATAATCCAATGATTTGCCTACTTCGCTAAAAATAATTTCATCGGCAGGTTTAACAATTTGTCGCTTTGCCTTTTCTGCTTGCTCTTCTTCAGGTGTTTCTGGCAACTTGTCCGATACAGGTAAAATTTTTGAGTCGACATTGTCTGCTTTAATTCCAGCGGCGGCAGCGTTACCAGTCTTAATACCTTCACCAAGATCATTTAATTCCTGTTCAGCGCTCTCCAATTCGTCACCCTTAAGAGGAGTAAATGGTGTAATTAATTTGTCAACTGGTTTTGTGTCGATTTCCCAATCACCTTTATTCCACGTATTACCAATAATTGTATAAGGTCTATCATTAATGTAAAAAATGTTATTTCGTTTGAATAATGTATCAAGTGTTAGTTGTATATTAGTGTCAATGACGCCTTCATTCTTTGCTTGTTCGAGGGTTCGAGTTGATTGCATGCTGGTAAAACTACTGAGAACTCGGTTAATTAGTGAATCAAATTGGTTTGGTAAGAAGAACTGGGTTAAAAGCAACTCTTTGGGTGCGCCATTTGGTAGATCTATAATTGCTCGTTTGGTATATTCAACTAAAGGGTCAATATAAACCGTATGACTGTTTACTTTTGGAACCGACATGCTTGGATCGTAGTTGATTTTATAGTAATTAGCGATACGAGTTTTGATATAGATGATTAATGTATTTGGAATCTTCTTCTGTTTATTGATACCACTTGCGTTATTACTTTTATTGGTATTTGTAGAAGGTGGTGTCTTTACATTTCCAATACTAATGTCTTGGTTATTACTTGTGTTAGTTAATGGTTCCTTTATATTATTAAGATTTGCGTTTGGATTTGTATTTGGATTATCAATAACAGCAGATGCCATATTTATAATACTTATATATTTTTATATTATTGTTTATTGATTATTAGTAATTGTTTCTGGTAGATAACTGTTAAATAATAAAAATGATTTACGTTGATCATGTTTTTTCTTATTTTGTTTCGCCTTTTCTAAAATAGTAATTGCCGCATTTATTTCATTTTCTGAAACGATTCCATCCGAATCTGTATCAATTACTTTTGTTAGTACTCTGAATTGTTTAGGTACAATACAATAAGGACTTTCTTCATTGAATAAGTGATCAGAGAGAATAACAAATACTGCTGTTAAAACTAGTGAAGTATAAATATCACGAGTACCCATCCACGCCATTGAAAACACCAAGATCTGTTTTGTGACATTTAATTTTAAATACTCTTCTGTTGAACGACTAAATTGTATGGAAATGAATTTAGACCCAACGTTCAATAAAATCATAATAATACCGGCGAAGAATTTACTATTATTTAGAAACATGATATGGTTATGAACGAATCCAATTGATTCTGAAAATATGTTTGTCATTGTTATATTAAAATAATATAAAAAATTATTCAAATTTTATATCATTTTGTTTAGGAATTATAGGTAGTTTGTATTTAATAAACAAGACTAAACCCTTCTATTCCAGTTGAAACTGACGCAGCAACTTCTTGAGAAGCGAATTGACTTTTGTTTACCATATGTTGGTTAGATTGCATGGGTTTCATTGACTCTTGTATTGTCATACGATCTGTTCCAACGTTCTCCTTTTTAGATCCCGATCCCTTCTTTAAATCGCTGATTGTTTTTGATCCTGTAACAACTTGTATAGTTCCAGTTGAAGGAGTTAGATTTACATTATCATTATCATCTCCAATAGTTGTACCCGCTTGTATATTTGCGCCATTATTACCATAATTTAATTTGGCAATGGCACCAGAAATAGCGGTATTAGATGCAGCAGCATCTACTGGTAACTTAGCATCAGATTTATTTTCCATTCCCTCTACAAAATAAACATTGGTTCCAATGATTATAATTAGCGCAACTAACAATCCTAAAGTAACATTATTTGTTGCGAAGAATATCAATATGATTATTAAAAATATCCTTCCTAAAACATTATTATAAAGGTTATTGTAAAATCCTGGACTTGTCATTAAAATTACAACGAGTAATATAAATAAAACTAGCGTTCCTTGCATTTTAGTAAGTGTCATTCTATATAAAATAGTTAATATATTTTTATAAAATATTTTGAATATTAAAATTATAATTTTATAATTTTATAATTTAATTGTCCAAAGGTTTAAATAATTATCTTAATTTCTATTAGGAGAATGTCTTTAGCAATGACTGCTGCAACAATAGATAATAATGAATATCAGTCTGAAACACCAATTGATCGGAAAAAACAGGCGAACAATAGAACACAAAAACGTATGCCTTCTATAAGGCAGGATAAAGTTAATACTGTTTTAGAATCTATTCATAAAAATAGTATTCAATCAGATGAATCAGGGGATCTAGGAGATTTTAATTCAAAATACGCCTCGGTTAAGACAAATTACACACCAATTAATCCATACAATCCTCCACCACCTCCGGCGCAAAGAGAAGGTATGAGTAATTATGATTCAAATACTAACAATTCTAAAAATTATAGTTCGCAATATGTGCCGCAACCGGTGCAGGATGATAGCATGGATTTACAAGAGTTAGGTGGTGTTTATATGAATGATGAACAAGTGAAAAAATACTTCAAGAATTTGGTGCCCAATTATGAAGGCGCTAAAAATGGTTCTGAACATAATAAGAATTACTACAATCAAACGCGTATTGCGACTTCAAATTTGTCAGCGATCAATAATGATTCTAGTTATGGTGACGCTAATCAGGTGCTAATTGACAAGTTAAATTATATGATTAATTTACTAGAAGATCAGCAAGATGAGCGAACTAACAATGTCACCGAAGAAGTTGTGTTATATTCATTTTTAGGAGTGTTTATTATTTTTGTTGTTGACAGTTTTGCGCGTGTAAGCAAATATGTGCGATAAATGGAAAAATTAATAATATATATTAAAAGGGACTTAAAGAGTGCGATCCTGTCTTTAAGTTGTTCTACAATATATATTATTAATTGATAATAAAGACGCGTTCATTCTTGAACGGACTATATACAAAATTGTAGAAGAAATATGCAGTCGGCGATGTTGCTATTGGATACGTTTTTTTCTTCAAATTGTTGATAATTTGCCCGCTATCGCTATTATCTTCTATTATCAAAAACTTAAAATGATGCTTTTGCTTTTCTAAGACATTCCACAAGGCAACCTTGAACCCTTGAATGAAGTCCTTGGGTTTCAATGTGTTGCCATTCATTGAAGCAATACATGAAATCGCCTCTTTATCCTTTTCTATGTTAGTACATGTCTTTTTAAAAACATACGCTGCCTCTATTTCTCCTTCGATCAATAACATGATAATGTACATATTATTGCTTTCGATCAGTTTTATCAAATTACTGATTTCGGGAATGATTGTAATATCCCACTTCTTTGAATGCTCCTTAATAAAGTTGTATAAATAATACATGTTTTGAGTGTCACCAACTAACAAATTTACCTTGGAATGGAGACGTTCTGGTTCCAACATCCAGTTCTTCATATCAAAACAATAGGTTTTGTAAACAGTTAGCGGAACAATGCCTGTTAATTCTTCTTCTCTCTTGAACAAACTAACACATATATTAGGATTCATATGACATTGATTATATTCATGAGTTTGGATCAATTGCGGCGCTATGTTCTTCTTTCTATGACCTTTTTTGACACATAAATAGTCTACATAGAAGACATCAAATGTTGCCGGATTACCTGATTTCTGTGACTTATATATGGTTACATGCAGTGGACGACTTGTCATTACACCAACTAACAACTTTGTGTCTATTGTTTCGTTTGTTTTGACCTTGAGCAAGACATCTGGTTCCCAGAAAAATGACCAAAATGTCGGCGAATTGTGCCCTTCAAAATAAGGCGTAATATTTTGTTTCTCTGGTTTATATATGTTATCTTTTTCTTTAAAATAATTCTGCTGTACCAATGTTGTAAATTCTCTTATATTATCTTCTGGAACCTTATCAAATGTATATGTTCTAATATCTTTAAAATTTGTATACCGATTTGTTGTTGGCAATTCATGTCGAATGATACCTACATTTCTACACCAATAATAAAGGTCATAGAAATGAAACACAGGTTGTAACGCCCAGAAACGATATTTGATCCGAATAAACAGGAATGTTAGTACTATAAATGATATAATTGCTCCTATAAAATATACAAGCATATATTATTATCTTGTATATTTTTTATTCATTTTAGACTTATAGTTGAGTTTTTATAAATATATAAAAAGACCTTTATATATTATATAATGGGACGTTTTTACAGCGGTGATATTAATGGCAAGTTCTGGTTTGGTATTCAAAGCAGTTACGATATAAGCAATTTATTAGATATTGAACCCAATGTTGTTTTAGAATGGTATGGTTGTAGATGTACGCTACATGATGACAACAATGAAGATGATAAATATTGTGTTGATTGTTTTAATAGTGAAGATGAATTTCTTGCCGCGGCAGCAGATGATATAAAAATGGATAATTCAGAAAACCCGTATTATGAAACAAATGAAATTGTTTATGACATTTCTTCTAGTCAATACTTGAAACCACTTGAAGACAAATTAAATGAATTGGAACAAAAGATTCATAAATCACTTATTGATGCGATCAAAGAAATAACCGGAGACATAAGTGACGCGTTCTCAGGTGTTTTTGATAATGTTTTTGTTGTGCAACAAAAACTTATCAATGAAAAGAAGAAGGATCTTGTAATTCAAGATGTTGAAGTTGAAGTTGAAGAGAATCTAGAGTTGCCTTCTGAACAAAATAGTATTATAAATATTATGGAATCAAAACCGGTAAACCAAGAAGAAGTTGTTAGTTTAGATGACTCATTACATGACTTATCAGATGACTCTTTAAACGAAGAATTACTTGCCCGATATATATTAGGGTTTCAAATCAAGCAACATTTGCTAACCAATGAATATTGCTGTGTTTATTGTGAATTATAATACTTTGTTCTATACTTTGTCTATAGTAACCACTTTCGCCACATTTTTCACTATCTGAGATATGTTAGTTACCTGCTCTTCATTGGATCCTCCTGACATTGAATTCATCACTATATTTAAATATTGGTTATTTTTCTTTGATTCTGATTGCTTACAATCGGGGTGTAAATTAATCCAATCTGTTATTTGTTTAATGTTTTTATTTGCCACATCTTTTATCGCTTTTTTGATCACCAATTTATCATTATCTTCCTTTGACCATTTATCATCATCCTTTATATAAAGCACTTCTCGCTTCAAGTCACTACAATGTATTGGACGTTTATATGCGTCCAATTCATTCAGATTCTTTATAAGTATTTTGGAAACACCTTCAACGTATCCCATGTTACCAAAGTGTTCCAAGTCTGACAATTGTAACTTAATATTATCTACAAAGTCGCTAATATTAATCGCATCCTTACACTTTTCGTTAAGGAATAGATTTAAGTTGAAAGAATTATTGTTTATATTGTTGCAATTGGTATTGTTATTAATTGTTTTTCCTGTTTCCAATGATTTCTCACACATTTTCATAACCATTTTATTTTGTTCTACTAACATATCCTTAAATTCACTGTTTTCCTTTATCAAATATTTGATTAATTTATCTTTATCCATTATTTTATTTGGATCTAATGGCAATGACTCGTTTGTATTTGGATCTAATTGAGAATTATGGGTTGAACATATTTTGCGATGGTTCCAAAGACTCTGACGGTGTTTGTATTGCCTACCACATTCGCAGATAAAATATTCTGTGACGACGGCATTTTCGGCATTTTCTGCGTCAGTATTTTTCAGCAATTTGTCAGTATTTTTATGTTTCAGTGTCAAAACATGTTTGTCAAAATTACTCTTTTTACAGCATGTAAAGTCACAATTTTTACAGTAAAATTTTGTGGCATTTTTTAATGCCAAAATGTCAGTCATTGTAAGTATAAAATATACTTACAAAAAAAATGCCTAAATATTTCGCAAAAAAATGGAAAAATTAGCGTCACAAATTTTTCACACAAATAAAATAAAGGTGATCATCTCAGTCACAATCGCGTTTTTGACCCTTTTTTGAAACTTTTTTTGGGTTTGCATTTCTGGACATTTTTAAAAATGTCCAAAATCGATTTCCCTTTTGGCTTTTTGGAAAAAAGTTGTTATTGAGAAATGGACAAGAAATACATGAAAAAATATGTGACCAATTATGGTCACAAATATCGTTAGTTGTAAAATATGTCTTTTTTCAGTCACAAAGCACCATTAATTGCCACCAGTGGCGCCCGGTAGCAACCGCTTAATAAACTCAGGCGCCATATTTGCGTACTGTTTAGCGTCAGCAACTTCCGATTCAGTCATTACAAATACTTGTTTGATCTTGGAAATCAACAGATTAACACTTCCTCCACCAATATGATATCGAAATGGCACGCCATTCGCCAACTTGAATTCAATATCAATCATCTCTTTTAACTGATCAACGCTTGTAAAATTTTCTCCATATGAAAACCTAGATTTGCCAACAAAGACAATGTCGTCCTTCATTTCAATGCCAATAATTTCGTCTCGCACGTGGGTGTTCCATATCTCCAACTTCATTTCTTCTTGTTTTTCTTCTTCCTTCAACTTTTCATATTTGGTTAGCAACTCATCAAGTCTTCTCATCCTTGCCATAAACTTTTCTTCCTCTTCATCTTCATCTTCATCTTCCTCTTCATCTTCATCTTCTTCTTTGTTTTTGTCTTTGTCCTCGTCTTTGTCTTTGTCTTCTACTTCAAATAAAGGATTATTATTCATTTCAATGCAACTGATGTTTCCCATCATATTTCTAATTCTATTTATACTAATACTTATTTGAATTTTAGCAAATCAATTTTTTATTCGTTGGTTCGCCCTCGAATATAGAATGTCAAACTGCCAAGATTTTCAAACATTTCTCTTACCTTAATATTACTACTGATTCTTATTGGTGTGGCGCGCTCGGACATCGGAAGTCCTGCTTCCACAATGTCAAACGGCGCCAGTTCAAAGTCAATCATAACATATGGTTTGATGAACTCGTAGAATTGCTCCGTTGTCCAGTCGGGATTGATCATGTAATATTTCACATTGGTCGTAAATACCTTCTTGAAACGAACCGAAATAGGGCGAAACTGTTGTCCCTCACTAAGTTCCTGATTTAAAGCGTCTCTAGTAGTAAATGATGTCATTGTTTTAAATACGGTCTTGGTTTTAAATTATAATACATTGATTTATAAGTATTTTATAAATCAATTTTTTTTGACTAGGCGCGAATTAATATATATTGTAAAACAACTTAAAGAATGATGGATCACTGTCTTTAATTTGGTTTAATAAACATATATAAGTACTGATACTCATATTGACAATTCAACATGTCCACTTCCGCTTCCAACATGAAACCAACTTGCTGCGCTTGTTTCACAATGGCGTCAATGGTCGGCATATACATAATATGCTCATTCTTTCGTATCTTGCAATCCGAGTCATTCTTAAACTTCTCAGTAAATGTCGCGATGTTTGTTTTATCATCCAATTGAAAGTCTGCACTATACGAGAAATCATCAAACTTCACCTTGGTTGTTGTAATGCGCTTCTTGGCGTACTTCTGTGGTGACACATAGAGTAGCGGGTTGCCCGGCGGCAAAATTGGATCAAAATTGTCGCGATCTACTAAATGTACAATTAAATAACCGCCTGGTTTTAACCATTTCATACAGTTCTCGAAAAACATCTTCTTATCCTTCAAGTAATAAATTGTAAAATACATGCACGTAATGTGAGTGAATGTGCTCGGAGCAAATTCGGATGAATTAAGAGCGTCACCTACTTTAAATTCATAGTCAGGAAAATCTGCCTCCGCCTTGTCAATCATCGAAGGTGAAATATCCATTCCCAATGTGTCAAACCCACCCGAGTTCAACTCAGCAACATGGTGCCCAGTACCACAACCAACATCTAATATCTTGCTTTGACTTGACGGTGACGACTTGTTCGCAATTTCACCAACTTCATATTGATTCTTCACAGTATTGTAGACTAAATAATCGTAAATATCCGCGTAGAAATCGTCATAAATATCCGGTCCAGATTTGAACAAAAACTTGTCTGCTTGATCGAACCCTTCTCGTTTAAGTTCAAATCGCTTTAATAGAACCATGCTAGCAATTACAAGCGAAGCAAAAAACAGAATTTTCCCCCAAACGCTAAATCGATCATAGGTTCTTGATAAAAGACTCAATTGTTTTCCAATCATTTTATTTATATCTATCAACAAATTTGTCATATAATATATAACAACCTTAAAAAAAAAGATTTGTCGCAGCAATCAGTTAAATTAAAAGTTATTAAGTTAAATTAAGTTGAGTTGTCTAAATATTAAGTTTACAGATCAACCTCCATCCTTGTAAAAAGTTTTTTATTTTGTAGTGAATCCAATTTATATATTTTTCAAAATAAAATTGAAATTATTTTATTAGTATTTAAATAATAGTATTAATATTATACACACCTGACATGAATGTTATAGACCAAACCACAAGCACAATTACGATTAATACAATGAGTACTATTACTAGTACAACTACGTTAAAACCAGAAAAAAAGAAGCGAGCAACCGTTGAATATAATGGCATGGAGTTTGTCCTCGCCATCATATATCTATTTGACGACGTCAATAGTTACACCGATCTTTGTGCAAAGATTGAAGATATGAGAGCAAATCCAGCGCAATATGCTTCCATTATTCGTTTCAATGATCCCGTTGAATTTGAACATTACGTACTCGATATAACCAAGAAACACGCCATCGTCACTGAGTATATCACCAATTTCCGCGCCTCCAACACCCTACCCAAAGTCCTAATTAAATGCATTTATATCTCGGGCAAAACCAATAAACACACAAAAATAAACGAATTAAATAAGGGTTGCGATAAGAAGGCAGCAAAAGCAGATATTTATATCGAGTATGTAGACGAATCCAAACCCATCGACGGCATCTCCGCGAAGCAAAGTAGCGACGCTACGAAATCCAATTACAGCGTCCATAAAATGCTCGGCAAGGATTTGGATAAAGATCTTACCACTGTGAAAAAGGATTATTTAAAGGGCAACGGTTTTACTTCGTTTGATAAGGCGCAAAGAAGTGACGTGAACAAACTGTTCTATCCTCAAAACAAGACGAACCCTTATTGGTTAAGGATCAGAGAAGAAATTATAAAAAACTATGAAACAATATTGACGCAACTCTTGCAGGCGCTATATTGCGCAAATGTTAACTACGACATTTACGAGTTCGATGGGACCAGTTTCATAAAATTAAATAAAGTTATAGACATGACCACCGCCACTTTCGAAGAACATATGCCCTATTACTTCGACAAATCCGGCGCTGAAAGAGAGGCGGCGAAGTTATTTTACAGATTAACTGTCGGTGAAAAAATATATCGAGTCGAAATTCGATGGAAGGGCAACGTTTACAACGCCGCACCACAGTTTCAGATTCACAACGATGAAGACGCCTAAATATACTTCTTCAGAGTTGAACTAATCACCGTAAAAACGTTATCTACATTTACACTATTCCCTAACTGTTTATAACTTTTTTTATCGTCTGGTGACAATTTGAACGATTCGGGGAACGACTGTAACCTTGCACACTCACGCGGTGTTATATATCTCTTTTCTTTTCCGTAAATGGGGATCTGCGAAATGGCGACTAGTGTAGGGAAATATTGCCCCTTTTTAACACGTATTCCCGACTGCCGCATCTGAATAAAGTGATTGAATATGCTGTCGTTGTGTTTTATGGGTCCAGTTTGCCATTCCAATTTAGCGTAGATCTCCCTCTTTTTTAGGACTTCGAAATGCCTTTTATACCACTCCGCAAACTGAGGTCTATATTTTTCAATCAATGGTTTGTTTTTGGTAATATAATCTTTCTTCCAAACCGGGAACGCATCGAACTCGGATGGCGTGTAAGTTTTGAACGCATCATTCATCATAATTGTGGGCGATATTTTTTCACCTACATCGAACTGCTTCACCATCTCGTCCCACGCTTCAAGCACATTTGATATGTCGCCTTTTATAAAGTACTTTTCATGAATGTCCTCCTTTTTGTCTAGGAATTTTTGAAATTCCATCTTGCCAAGATACGTCGGCAAGACAACATCCGTACCATTATAAATGTCGTTTCTCACGCAAACAAAATAGACGCGCTCTCTTTGCTGAGGTATGCCAAAATTATGCGGTGATATTTGGAACAGTTGCAACTTGTAACCAATGGATGCGATCTTGCTTTTAATGTATGCGATCACCTCGCCATTACTGACCTTCAATATGTGTTTCACATTCTCCAAAAACATGTATCGCGGTTGTTTTGCCCTCGCAATTCGAACTATTTCGTCGAATAATAGACCCCTTTCGTCGTCAAAACATTTCTTTTTACCCCCGTTTGAGAACGCTTGGCAAGGGAACCCCGCGCACAAGATGTCAAAATCATCCATGGTCTTCTCATCAATATCCTTCACATTACTCACAGGTTCGATGCCATAATTGTCCTTATAAACCACTCGGCATTCCTTATCTATGTCGCACGCTAGAACGCATGTAGCGCCCATTTTGTGTAGCGCCTGATGAAATCCACCGATTCCGCAAAATAGATCGATGAATTTATAACCAGATAGATTCGGCGGCGGTGAATTAGCAGCAGTTATGTCAGCGCCTGCGCCTTCAATAAGGACACCATTGTCTTCTTCTAAATCTTCTTCTAAGTCTTCTTCCAAATCAGAATCGCCTTCTTCATCATCTCCTTCATCTTTATGCTCTTTTATAACACAGATACCTTCAACTACATTCTTCAATTGAACACTGTCTTTCGGTTTTTGCGCATTCTGTATTAGACCAATTAACTCCGGTTTTGTCTTAGACTTAACTTTTGTCAAACCAAGTTCGTCACACTTAATTAATAATTCTGCTTTTGTTAATTTAGATAAATCCATTTCTATAAATAATAATATAATTTAATATCTATATTATAATTCAATCAATTTTTTCTTTTTCGAATAAGTCTAGGTGTTATGTTAATCACATGATATTATTAAGCATTTTTGCTGTCATAACACCCTTAACGCTATTTCCATATTTATTCAAAGGTGGCGAAACAATTCCTATTCCCATTACACCTGGTATAACTAACATAAGCATTCCACTTACACCACTTTTTGCGTATATTCCAACATCTTCCATCCATTTATCGGTTTCATTATATAACCCATTCAATTCCATGTGTTTCAAAACGTAAGCAACATTTGCTCCCTTAACCAATTGTTTTTTTGTTTTAGGATTAATTCCATTATTTGCCAAAGTTGCCGCCATTAGCGCAAGATCTTTACTAGTAACTATTACAGAACATTGCTTTGTATAAACATCAATACACGTTTCAATATCTCCGTAAAATTTGTTGTATGATTTTAATAAATATGCAATTGCTAAATTGTGTTCAGAATGTAGTAATTCAGATTTATAGATTTTATTATTGACATGAAGCGATCTACCAGCGAAATTACTCATATTATCAATAATTTTTTTAGTAAATTGTCGCTTATCAATATTTGTACTATAAAATAAACTGATAGTTGCCATTGCCCCACCATTATCAAATGAATTAATGGTATGGTTTTTAATTCTATCTACTGAACATATCGAGTTGAAACTGCCGTCTGATTTTGTTTCGCCAATTTTTTGCTTCAAATAAGGTTTGCCAAATTGTTCTAACGCTAACGCTAAAGTAAACACCTTGGAGCAGGATTCAATAGCAAATTCGTGATTATAATCGCCAACATTGATGCTTTCACCGTCAACTGTGTAAATGGATATGGCAAACAATCGTTTATCAACTGCCGCCAATTCTGGAATATAATTTGCGTTTGATCCAGTACAATGTTTATTCTTTATTTTGTTGTAAATTATCTCAATTTGCTCTTTTGATATTTTCATATAATATATATTTATCTTTTAAATAAAATGTAAAACTTGTTTATTTCTCCTCCAGCAACATTAGCGCCATTGCTGCATAATTATGTAGGTCCAATAAAGTATCCTTAATGCCTTCATCTTTCACTAAATTGACACCATTCTTGGTTATAGATAAAGATCGCTGGATTTTATCCTCAATTCGCATTAAAACACCAATGACGCCATATTTGGCAAATGCGTCACCGTAATCTGCGTTCTTTTTGGTAAACAGCGCCAAACCTTCGCTCTGAATTTGCTTCATTTGTTCCACTCGGTCCATTTATAAAATGTGTTGGATAAATAATAATATTTTACTCGTTATTTAGTTCTTGATCTAACTCTTCATTTGACTCTTCACTTTTTAGACCCTTATATGAATCAATTTGATCAACCCAGTACTTCAATGTTAGTTTGTCATAATTAAATTCATTTGCTTCATGTTTTTCCTTAAATTCTTCAATTGTCTCTGCTAAAAGTTCCTGAGTTACATCAGACCATTCCTCCACAATAAGTACCGGCAGGTCTTCATACAGTCGATCTAACACTGATGTTTTCACAATTGGAATACACCCAAGAACCAACGCCTCCCATAGTCGATGACAGTCGTAACCATTACCATGCGGACTAATTACAAAGGCGAAACTGGATTGTCTTTGCCATGTTAATAATCGTCTTACTGGTTTGGGTTCGTAAAATACAAGATCTGTCGGAATACCTTGTATTGCCTGCTTTCTATCTAAAGCATATTTGGTTTTCATTTGGAACTGAAAATTGGCGTAACATTTAATAATGCGTTCATAAAATGGTAGTGAATTTTCTTTCAATGAAACCAATTGCGCCTCTTGATCTGCTGGACTAGCAGCGCGTTCTCCCCAAGCGTTCCATTTTGCCACCGTATGATAATCTAAACCAATCGGAATTGGCGACATTTTTGGATGCAAACACGCTAAATTTTGACTAAACCAATGGAGTAATAATGGGTTATTAATAAAGGTGTTGAATGCTTTGGTACTTGTAAAAATATCATTGGGAATTGTTTCGTCACAATCTCCACCAACCAATATAAAAGGTTTCTTAAGATTGGGTAAAATATGACTAACAAAATAGGGAATTGTACCGCTGCAAATATAAAAGGATCGAATTTGACCAGGAGCAGCCGCTAATAATGGCGGATAATTGATCATTCGTTGGACGCTAGATTGAGGATTAGTTGAAAACCAGTCACATGACTTAAGAATACCACGACTGCTAACAAACGTATTATGCGATTCGTCCATCATTATAATATAATAATGAAAATTATTTTGTTAGTATGAACTAATTAAACAACTAACAAAATAGAATAAACTAACAAACATTGTAAAACACAGGCCACCCTCGATACATCATATTGTCCATTGGAGTCATACCTTCGTCAGAATCTGGGATCCCAATCAAGTAAATATCACCATCGGTTCTACCGTCTCGTTTACAATTTACGATCCCCAATTCAAACTCATATACGCTGTAATCATAGTCATCATATATTGATCCACTATTACGTCTACTTACCGTAATAAACTTACCTAGGGAGTTTATTTGTGAAGTATGTAATATAGATGATGGACTATGATAATACAAATACTTATCTGAAAATGCAGTTGCGCGTGTAAGTTCTTTAGTTAGCGGCGTTCTGAAATACAATTGTTTATCATTGAATACTAGGTCTTCTATTTTTGTGTAATGGTATGACATTTAATGTAATAATATAATATATTTATAAAAATCAAGATCTATTTATATTGTTTGTTTTATTTACTTTGTTGGATTTTGTTAGTTATTTGTTAGTTTATTTTTTCTAACCAACTAACAAATTATGTCTGAATATGAAATTAACGATGTTAGAGAACAGAACGCCTTCAAAGGTTATACATTCTCGGAATTCAAAAAGACGGACGCTAAAAAAGAACTAGTAAACAGTTTATTCAAGTCCAAAATTGAACCGGCGTGTTACTGGAGTGCGGAACTTATTTGCGCCGGTCATTACGCCGACCTATGGGAAACAATTATTGGATTCTATACAAAGCATATTCATATTGGTAATCCAAAGTTGGTGACTTATTTGGATCTACGTATTTCTAATTTTAAGGAAATAGTAAATAGTGGATATAGAGACCAGGAAATAAGATTAAGGAATAGTGAAAAGATGCGTAAGTTGTTTTGTGAAGTCATGTGCGTTCTATGTGAAGCTAAGCGTCGCCACTGTTACGCCGAGGTGAAAGTCAAGAAGGAGGACTTTGATCTGACACAGATGACCGAGCGCTTCAAGGCGCCCAATGTGAAATATGCCGAGCATATCTTTTTAAAGGAAGACCCCAAAGAACTATTTATTGCCGCAAATGAGTTCGCATATAATCTAGCAGAAGACGGCAAGAACTGTGTTAGTGCGTGTTATTGGATGGAATGGATTATGGAGTTTGAAAATATATGCAAACAAAAGAAGGAGAAGTTCAAATGTGAGCGCCGTGAGTTTGCAAATGTAGAATCTAAATGCCAAATGGATATAATATGGATTGTTTGGAATATTTTCTTGGAAGAGGCAGGCAAGCGCAGTACGTTAATCCAACGAATTGTTAACAGTGCATTAAACATATTTTGTTTGCGTTACAGGACAGGATGTCATAAAAAGCGCCGTTTAATTATGTATTTTATTATTGGTGTACTAACAGAACCGTTTTCAGTAGAAGAAGAGATCGTAAAAGACAAGGCAAAGATCGCCGTAATAACACAAAACATTAATAAGATTTATAAACAGATTAAGAAGAATGAATATTCACCTGGCACTGATTATCTGTTTCAGAACTCCAAGGCATCCAATTTAGAAAAGACGATTGAGAAATTGGAGAAGATGAATAGTTTGGGCGAGGAATATATACCGAGAGTGTAACCCATTTTTAAACTTAACAAATTTTTAACTTAACCTATATTATAATGAAAACTTTCAGATTTAAAAGAGGACGAAAAAATGGTACCAGAGCACTACGTAAATCTAGTGCCATATCCAGAATCAAATATTCACACCAAAGCATAGTCACGATGTTTTTACAAATGCTGAATACTGTAAAACTATATCACTGGAAAACGAGCAGTTATGCGCAACACAAGGCAACCGATGATCTGTATTCCAACTTGAATGAGTCAATTGACACTTTTGTTGAGATCATGTTGGGCAAGGATGGTAGTCGCGTAAACTTAACTGGTACCAAGAGCATTCCCCTTATGGACTACACGGATATTTCTGATTTCAAGAAGGAAATTGAAAAATACAAGGCATTCTTAGTTGGCATGGGTAGCGATGCGGCGCTAAGTGTTGGCGTAAACAGTGATTTAATGAACACACGCGACGAACTTTTAGGACAATTGAATCAATTTACCTATTTGTTGACATTCAAATAAATTGTAATTTGTAAATTCTAAAAACGTAATTATAACAAAATTTTATTATATTTTTTTATTATAATAACTACACTAATGGAAAGCGCAAAGAAAAATAGTTTATCCAGTTCTTTATCCAGATTAATGCCGGAAAGTTTGTCATTTAATAGGGCACCCAGCGTAGCAGCAACAAATGCAGCGCCAACATTTGGCGAATCGGTAACAAATGCGGTAGATACAACTGCTAGTTCTACAACTGGGTTCTTTGAAAGCATCACTTGGCAAACATGGTTAATTGTAATTTTGATTTTGGCGTTTTTAGGAATCAATATATTCATCTATTTAGCGAAAGCAACAACCGATGTTTCCAACTTTGTAAATACCTATTTTGGACCTATTTTAAGACTGTTTGGGTTTAGCGCTTTAGAGACCACCAAGCAGACAATTAACACCAGTGCGACAGGTACTAAGGCGGGTGTAGATATTGTTGCGAACACTACTACGGGAGCAATTGATACGGTTGAAGATGCAGCGAGAAGCAACGCGACTACAATGCCTTCTACAATGCCTTCAATGCCAACCTCTTCTAGTTCTTCGACAAGCAATGCGAATACAAATAAACCTGCTCCGCAAAAGGCGACCAGTAGTCAAAACAACTCCATGCCTGTTCAGCAGCAAATCCAGCAAGCAGGTGGCGCTTATGAATGGAGTCAGAGTTCGCTTGATAGTGCGTTAAATGACGCATCCAAGCAAAAGGAACCGCAACCAAATGAATCAACAAGTTACACGACAGGTAAGGCAGGTTGGTGCTACATTGGAGACGATCGCGGCACTAGATCTTGCGCTCAAGTTGGCGTCAATGATGTGTGTATGAGCGGTGACATCTTCCCGACACAAGACGTGTGTATGAACCCCAATCTGCGTGTGTAAAGCGTAAATGAAATAGAGGTCACTTTAACGCAGCAAAAATAATACTAAATTTTCTGAATTTGTTAGTATTATTTATAATTAATATTGTTTTATAAAGTATATCATCAACATAGCAGGTCCGCCTTTACCACCAACACTATGGACTGAATCTCCCGCTAATACTGATCCAGCACCACCACCACCACCACCGTAACCAGGAGTAGGACTCAAATTAGTAAACGCAATGCCGCCATTAGCGCCATTAAAAACACCTGTCCCACCATTCAAACCATTAGTTCCTTGACCACCAGCCATCCCACCACTTATCCCATAACCACCAGCGCCACCACCACCACCACCATTATATCCAGTTGTAGCGGGATGATTTGGACCATAAGGAGTAGTTGGGTATAAAATTTCATTACCACCTGTACCACCACCACCACCGCCACCGCCAAAAAGTGTATTTGATAGAAGATTGTCGCCCATAAATGTTATATAATTATTAAGCGACGGTGATTGTAAAACAACACCACCAGCACTTCCAGGATAAAACACAAATGGATTACTAGTCCCGGGAGCACCCTGTGTTACTTGAGATGGCGTACCACCTACACCAAATTGTCCACCCGTTGTACTAGGTAGTGATACATAACTACCGTTTACCTTAACACCACCTCTAGAAATAAAACCTCCAGTTTCCGCGGTAATATTAAAACCTGATAAATTTTGAATAATTGTGCTACTTGTATTATTAACTGCTGGAATTGTAATAGTATAGTTATCACTTGATAAATTGGTTAAACCATTATATATTCCGCCAGCGCCACCTCCTGCCCCGCCAATTGAAAAATAAGTAGAAGTAGCGGCAGATTGACCGGTTCCACCAGGACCAACAATCATATAGTATAAATTAAGATTATCGCAATTATATGTAAAAAAATAATTAGAAATACTACTATCATTAAATAAAATATATGTATATCCAGTTGCCGATGTACCATTTGATAAAGGATTGTAATTCGTTACTAAACCATTTGTTTGAAATTCATTAAATATAATAGGACCTAACGTACTTGACGGAAGAGACGAAATTGAACTAAGCACAGCAATCACATAAAAGTAATACTGAAACCCCTCAGTAAGGAGATTATATTGAAATGGATAGTTATCTGGTGGAACTGTACCAATTAAACCCAAGGTATTTTCATATACTTCATAAGTATAATTACAAGTTCCAGGTGGGTCCCACATTAGTGTCACAGTATTACAATCAAGTGTATAAGTTAAATTAGTTGGAGCAGGTGGTGGTGGAAGCGTATTTATAACAATTGGAATTGATGGATCAGATGAAATGGAATTCAGTAACGCGATCACATAAAAAGAATGACCTAGTGTGTCAATCGCAACTTGAAATGGATAATTGTCTGGTGGAACTGTACCAATTAACACACCATCTTCATATACTTGGTAACTCAAATTACAAGGAGTTGTATTAGTCCAAGTTAATGTTGCAATCCAATTACAATTAGAAATATCAAATACAATTGTATTAACAGATAAGACTGGAGTAGGTGGTGGTGGAAGCGTATTTATAACAATTGGAATTGATGGATCAGATGAAATGGAATCCAGTAACGCGATTACAGAAAAAGAATGACCTGGTGCGTTAATCGCAACTTGAAATGGATAATTGTCTGGTGGAACTGTACCAATTAATACATTATCTTCATATATTTGATATGTTAAATTACAAGGAGAAGTGTCAGTCCAAGTTAATGTTGCAATCCAATTACAATTAGAAATATCAAATACAATTGTATTAACAGATAAGACTGGAGCAGGTGGTGGCACTATGGTTACAAAAACTATATTTGATGGAACAGATGAAATAGACCCTATTAACGCAATTACATAAAAAGAATTACCTAGTGGGTCAATCTCAACTTGAAATGGATAATTATCTGGTGGAATTGTACCAATTAACACACCATCTTCGTATAGTTGGTAACTCAAATTACAAGGAGAAGTGTCAGTCCAAGTTAGTGTAGCAATATTACAAAATGTACTAAAAGATAAGACTGGAGCAGGTGGTGGATCAATCGTTACCAACACTATATTTGACGCTTCCGATCTTACATTGCCATTAATACCTCTAATGTAAAAACTATGTATACCTGGTGGTTCAGGATTATTAATGGTTACAGTAAAAGTATTTGTTGTACCACTTACAACGCCAATTGGTAAAGTATATTCATCTTGAAAAATATTATAAATACTGTAAAAAGGATCAAATGACCAAGACAATGTAATAACGTTACAAAAAACTGACGCTGATAACGCGGGTGCGGTAAATTTATCAGCGCATCCTAAAACCGCATTAATAGGCCACTTATTGTCGCTATTTGTCATGATATACCGCTGCCTAGGATACCATGTTGGGTTACCATCGTTCCAACATAGTTCTTCAATTGTACCCGGTACATCCGAGTCTGTTGTAGGATGACAATTATCCAATAAAATTATTGGAGTTCTTTCACCTGTACAGACATTCTCATAGGTACCGCAAACAAGGTTACCAAAGTCTTGGATAACAACAGGTTCGGGTACAGGTACAGGCGTAATTGGAATCACATTACCACCATCAACTGGAGCAATTGGCGGGGGTGGTAAAACTGGATTTGGTTCACCACCTCCTCCGCCCGAGTTAGCAGGCAACACCGGATAGACAATTGTACCGGGTTTTGGACATGTCACTGGTAAAGTAGTTGCCGTCCCATTTAATGTCACATTGACACCACCAACACGGATTAAATTCAAGTTATTAGGGTTCGTATATCCACGATCAGATTGTGTCGCCCATGTTTTTGTTCGATTCACCCACTGTCCCTTGGCGATCTTCGAATATTTTTGCCACTGTGTTAGATTACTGCTGTTTTTCTTGTATTGTAATACGTTGCCCTTACTGATCATCGCTAATGTGGACTGTAGTTCCGAATAAGGGATCACCTTTTTTGAATATGGCACTTGAAAAAGACCAGTATCATCAGTAGGTGTTATAACAGAACAACTATTCTGAACACGAGACCATTCTCGTGGAGGTTGTGGTAAATATCCTTTTCTGTTTGAACAATAGAAATTTATTCCTGGATCCATAATTATATACTATAGTATACTATAGTATTTAAATAAATACCACCTTTTCTAACGTAGTAAAGAAAGGTGGTCTTAGGGATTGAATGCGTCATTGGCGCCATAAAAGAACCATCTCAAAGACAAGTAATTAGGATCTTTCATTGACATGGATGAATTATTTGCCATATCTGTGTTAGGTCCTTTTACAACCATATTTTGAATTTCTGTAGTACCTAATGCGTAGTCATAATACCAAAGATTTGATACATACCCTGAAAATCCGCCATTCTGACCAACATACACATTGCCATAATTTTGCTTGGGAACACCGTGTAACTCCTGACTCTTTGTAATAGTACCGTTAACATACACATCTAAAGTTGTATTTTGGCACCGAATAATTAAATTAACCCACTTGTTCAAGGGAATATTATTTATAGTAATAGTTTCATTAATCACATTAAATGTGTTCATAAATATTACTAAATCATTTGTGTCAGGTGCAATATAAACACCAGGTGCGTTATTAGGATAGTTGACACCTTCTAGTGAATCACCAGTGTTATAGTTAACGTTCATATCATTTCCTTTATAGAACACACATCGATATTTGCCTTGATTTTCAGTCAGATTGTTAATATATATCCAAACAGACCACGTAAACTCAATACCGTCAGATGCGTTGACTGACCTAGGAACCGTTTTCGCACCAACAGCATTGGGATCTTGTTCAATGATCATCAATTGCGATGCATCGACCATTCCATCAATTAATTTTGGTGAACTAGGTGGACTATAAAAGTACCCTAAAATGGCAATTCCTATTCGCAATAAAACAATAAAACCAAACAACACTAATAATAAAAAGGCAACCTTCGCCACAAGACTATTTGATTGCATAAAACCACTTTCAACGCTTAAACTACTACTACTTGTACCTGTATTACCCGACATAAATTTGCTTAAAGGATTTGAACTTGATCCAGAATCTGTATTCATCTTATATATATATTACAAAATAAAAACACTTTTCTTAAGTTTAAATACTAAAACTACTCTCTTCTGTATCACCTTCCATTAAAGACAACTTAATTGTATATTTGCCAAATAACCCCGCTAACATACTTGCTCCATATCCTGCCTTGTAAATGTTCCACGCCTTTTGTGGGTCGCACGACTCAGGCCAGTATTGGAACTTGGCAGTCCAACCTGAAAAACCACCATTGGGTGTAATGTATACCGGTGTAGAACTCTCAATTCGAGCGACACCAGGCAATACACAAGTTCGCACCAACTTGCCGTCAATGTAAATATCAAGGGATCTGCCATAAGTGCTAATTAGAACATTCACCCATTTCTGAATGGGTATATTGGCGACCATACATCTATGAATACCTACATCTGATTCGGGAACAGTGGTGCCTTCAACTGGCGCTGTATCCATTCCTGGATAAATTGCTAAAGAAACAATTAAATTGTTTTCCAGGGGCGCAAGGGCGACCAAAGGACATGGTTTATTTTTGTCGGTCTCTGATGCCATTCGACCAAAAACAACTTTTGGTTCACCGTATTTCACATTCCAATCATCAACATAAAACCAAATAGAATATGTATAGTTGCTAGTGGCGCCGGCGCTAGAGGAAGACGCTAAACTGCTCGCGTCGATCTTCTGCATTGTTTGCGCAGATACGAGTCCAGACAACGTATTCACATCTTTTATAACGTATTTCACAACTATGTATAGTAAAACAATAATAATTACAAATAACAATACATTTTTCGCTTCCATTTATATTATATTATATAAATAGAATTTTCTTTTTTTTGATTTTTGCTTTTTGCTTTTTGCCTTTTCCTTTACTTTCCTTTCATTTCATTTGAAAAAGTGATATTATTTACAAAGTCATATTATTTAAAAATTGTTACTAATTTTTGTATGATGGTTGGTCCAGGTCCAGGAATGATTGGCGGATTGGCGCCTTTGAGTGAATTATATAAAGTATTCACAGTTAAATAATCAATGGTTTCATTGAAATATAACAAGTTCGCTACATTTCCACTAACACCATTATCATCTCCTACCTTTAATGTATCAAATGTAATACATGGCACTAATTCAATTGCCGATTTGACTAACTCGCCATTATAAAATACATCTAAAGTTCCTCCATTGTAATTCAAAACCACGTTATTCCACTTCTGAAGTAAGACACCTTCTTTTACATATATTATAGCGTTTCCGTCTTCATCCAATTCTACTTGCATGGGCATTGTTTTTACCTCCTCAATCTTGTTCCTTATCTCCTTCCGCATTTGATTAAAACCCTCCAATGTGTTTACATTTTCGTTGGTAACCTTTGTTTCTCCCTGATTGTTAGGTCTTCGCGCAATCCTACAACCACTATTGTATTTCATAGAAACAATCAGACTATTTGTTACGGCGTTATATTTTACCGCCGGATTGCCGCCAAAAGATACTATATTTGATGTCTTATTATATGCCGAACTAGTACTTGGTGGAAATGAATCTAAATAGAACCAGAAAGACAGTGCGTAATGATAATTGCGTTTGGGATCAGATTGAATATTCAATAATTGTCTAAAGAAATCAGACACTGCGTTGGTTTCTATACCCGATCCGTCATTATTTCCACCAATATTGCTTTGGTCTACATATACACCATCGTTCAAGTCCTGATATGAAGCAACAGTTGTTGTTTTTTCAGTTGTTATTGGTTCATTTACAACTGATATACCACCCTGACCATAATAGCGTTTTGCAAATAATGGCATAATAAAGTACTTCAAAAGGAAATAACCAACAAATAAGAATAAACCAATTAGAAGCATTGTCATTTCAGTTTGCTTGCTTGTGTTGTATTGTCCTGTAAAGTAGTCTACAATGTTGATTAGAATACAAGGAATATACAAGATAGTATTAAATATTAGTTGGAATACTGGGTTCTTAACCAGATACCCACCCGAGTTCACTAGTTTCCAGATGATGGCAAGCATACCAGCGAGCATTATATAATTAAATATTGTGTGTCCCATTTCACTCTTGTTATAAGAGTCTTGGTTTAACATGCCAAGTAAAGACAAGAGTCCATACAATAGCAGACCAGAAATACCCAATGCGATTAAGATATAGAACGATTTCATGAAGGTAAAGAATGTTGGCGCCTGTGAAAATGTCGACGCCTTGGATGGGTTTGTAAAATAGAACTGGTACAAATAAATCATGACAAATATTGCGACACCTACAATAGTTGAAAGAAAAATTGTTAGTCCAGCATATTTAGACATTGCACCCCACGGATCATAATAATACAAAAGAGCAAAAGTGATCAAATACAATACAAATATGATTGAATATTTTGTCCGGTCATCATAAAACATTTGGATTGACCTTGGCAACTGAGAGTAACTAACATCATCGTTTTTAGTAGAAAACAAATAGACAAAACATGACAGCGCTAATAAGAGAAACATGATGAAATAATTCATTGTTAGAGCAGTATTTTTCTTAAAATCGTCACTAAATCTCACAATTAATATAATTATGATTGAACAGATTAATAGAACAACTGTGGTTAGAATGGATGTTTTGTTAGTTGTATTTACGCCAGACCCTTGATCGCTTGATCCACTAGATCCATATTTTGATTTAATAAACATTTTACCTAACATGATTACACATGTAAAGAAAATAATGGTCGATATGGTTATGTAAACTATTTTTGATTTCATATCTAACAGTGATATCTGGTTTGCTGTTTCATCTGCTGCATCTGTTGCTGCGTCAGTCGCCTGATCTATTATAACCGGATTAAAAATATATAACAATACACCCACAATTATGATAATAATTAATAACGCCAACGCTATTTTGAATCCTTTAATATTGCCTTCTAAACCTAGAATATACGCGTCTTCTTTATTTATTTCTGGTTCATTTATACAACTATTATCGTTTTTACTCATATTATATTATTATAATATTATATTCTACATATTTTCACTCGCTGTTTTTTGCCCATGACACTCGCGACAAAGCGCTACTAAATTTGACGGATCATTTCCTCCGCCATGTTCTAGACGTATTTTATGATCAACTTCAAATGTATGTGTTAGTTTATTATTACAATGACCACATTTCCAGTCTTGATTAAATGCAACATACTTCTTCTTCGTTTCACTAACGGAGCGTTTAGTACCCTTTTGACCAGATAAGGTCATTCGCTGCTGTTGCGCCGCTAGGACAGGACTCATCTGACTCTGATTTTGGAAACCATTTAACGCTCCCATGAAGTTATCATTTGACTTCGATGTGAAATCAAAAATAGGTGTGATCATGTCCATTGTATTCTTATCGATTGGCATATATTTTACCAAGTTGTTAGTATATAATAACATTTGCTTTGATTTGTCTGGGTTGCGTTTCAATAATAAATACAATGATATGGCAACAAGGGCAATTGTCGCCATTTTATAGTACTTTTTATACGCCGAAAAGACTTTGGTATACTTGCCATCATGATATGCGTTATATAGCAAAAATCCTGTTATTCCAAATATTATTAACTCTAATTTCATATAATATTATTATATAAAATTAATTACTTTGTGATTATCTTTATTTCTTCTTATCCTTGTTCTTCTTTACTCGCTTCTTCTTCCTCAGTTTTCGTGTGACATACTTCTTGCCCTTAAGATTTAATTTTCGTTGACGTTTTGTGTTATATTGTTTCTTAATAACCTTCTTGCGCTTAGTATATTTTTTACCACCCATTGTAGGTGAGAACATGCCAGACGCGGCAGCAGTTACACCACCAGCAGTTACTGAGAACGCCAGCGCCGCTAATATTGATTTGATGAAGGCGTTTGTCGTTTGATTGTTAAATATTTCCTCAGCAGTTTCCTCCATATTTGGCACTTGTTTTAATGTCATTGTTTTATTATACGCTTGTCTAAAACCATTGTACATATTCAATACTACAAACGGATCTTCGACAGACAATTTACTGATTACAATCAAATACATACTGAACAATATGATTATATTTTTATTGAGTATCAGTAGAACCTGGATGTCGTCATACTTACCAATGGAATCACTTGATAATAGATTTTGAGCGTTGGGTGAAACAGACGCAATGATCGCGTTTAAAACAGATTTGACAAAATTATCATCTAGTGGTAAATCTTGTATAATATTTGGATCCATGTTTTTAAATGATTGGTATTCAGAATCATCGGCAGTTAAGTTGTTGTACATGTTATTTATAAATGTATCGAATTCACTGGCGTTTGGACCTACTGTTGTTGTAGTTTTTTGCGGAGCAGTTGTTTCTGTTGTTGGTTTTATTATTTGTTCATCAGTTTTTTCTTCTTCTACTCCTGTCAGATCTATTACTGCTTTCTGCGCTTTTAGTTCTTCTTCTTGTTTCTTCTTCAACTCTTCTGCGGTTGCCAGGTCAGTAACTTCTTTTTCCTTCGCAATCTTTTCTGCATCTGCTGCGCTCAACTCCAATTGGAGTCCTGATAATTCTGTTTCAGCAGTTTCTAATTTCTTCGCTGCTTCTACTTTCGCTGCTTCTGCTTGTGGATCTGATGACGATAAAGCAGCGTCATTTGCTTCCTTAAGCGCTACAATTTCCGCATTTTTTTCGTCAATTGCCTTTGTTATGTCTTCAATAGATCTAGTGCCACCACTCTGTATTTGAATGGGTCGCCCACAACTATCCACTTGTTCTCCAGATGCGTTCATCTTTGGAGTCTTACCACCCATTAACTTTTCAAGTACTTTAATATAAGCGTTTACGTAAATCACAATGTCACGATATAAGATATCGCTCATTTTTTTTAGTGTGCTTGTGTCACCGATAAAAGATTTGCTTTGGTCCGGAGTTGTAGTTGAAAACAACGCATCAGTAACACTCTGACTAAACATTTTGGCAACTTCACTGTCCTTGGGTATAATATCGAATATAGCGTATGGTCTATATTCAGTCCATTGCGGTGGCAATTCAGCGTCATCCTTATATTTCTTATCCGTTACAACAACTTTTGACCATTTGCTTTCATTCGAATTAGGAGGGATCAAAATATCGCCATTTATTTTCTCGAGTCTGCCATATTCTCTGGATATTAATATTTGATTATCATTTTGCTGTTTCTTGGCGGGACCAATGTACCTGTATTTTTCTCCAAATTTAATTATTGATGTATTTTGACCATCTGTAAAATTAGTCCCCAACTTGACATATTTACCCGTTTGAAGTTGTTTCATGGCAATAAAACTTTGCTTATCACCTTCAATCTGCTTAACAGTGTCTTCTTGTTTCTGTCTTTGTTCCGCAGTAATTTGCTGAGGCGTCTTTGTTGGAATTGTTGCTGTACTTGTCGTTGCACCTTGACCAACTCCTTCTTCACCATCTTCCTTTCCTAGTGACGTAGCAATTCTCCTTCCTGTATCATTCACTCTTTGATCTTGTTGCGTCTTTTCAGTCGTTATTTCAGTTATATCCTTTTGAACTTGTGCTGTGTATTTTTCAGGCACTTTTGTTGGATCATTAACCGCCTCAGGATTATCAATAGTAACTGGATCTCCTGTTTTAACACCCTTATCATCATAAGTAAACAACTGCGCATTTGTTGCCTTAGTTTCTCCGTCCTTCGTTGTTACATCTTCCTTAACCAATATGGGTTTACCATCTTTAAATACGCCACTTTGAACTGTTACTTTATTATCATTCTTGTCAATAGTCTTGATGGAAACGTTTTGTCCAGATAAATTACCATTAGTATTAAAATTGCCTTGCATAACAGTCTCAGTATTATTTGCGTTAATTTCAGTCATTGTACCTTCACCAGATGGAATAAAAAAATTATCTTCTTTTCCAGAACTCATAACTTGACCATCATACGTGCTTTTAGGATTATTACTGCCATCATATGTTTGAATTATAGCATTTGATCTAGTTTTAAATGAATCATCAGTCCATCCTAAAAAACCTTCAACCCAATATCCAGAATAAATTTTACCCGTTTTAGTTTTTGCGTCATATTCTTTTAAATATAATCCTTGTCCATTAGGTTTTACATTAACAACGTTGCCAATGTACACTATTTTATTTTCAAACCGTACCTCTCCTTCATACAAAACACCGGGACCATTAGGAACGCCATTTACCCAAAATCCGCGATACAAATAAACGGGACTAATCTTATCATTAAATTCACCATAACATAATTCTCCATATCCATGATACTTTCCTTTTCTCCAAAATCCTCTATATGATGTCTGTTTGAAACTACCTTCTGCACTTGAATCACCAGTCGCATAGTACATTTGTCCATAACCATGTGGAGTATATATCCAACTTTTCTCTGCACCAGATATTATTACACCTAATTTATATTCTGTATATGTTCTGTAATAATTCCCTGTATAACGTTTGTTTTCATTGGAAGTAATTATTCTATTTTCATTTGTTAGTTTAAGAACGGACGGTTTTAATAAATTTGTACTTAGTAATAATTGTGGACGAGCGCCAATGATAAAATTTAATTCATCATACTCATTATCAAAGTATTGATTTTTATTTTGATTTTTATTTATATTTAATCCATCAATATCAGTGTATAGTTTTTTATTATATTCTGTAGTAAATTTTGAAGCAATTAGCGACGTTAATTTTGGATCTATGTTAATATAATCCGCAATCAATGACAGTATTCTACTTTCTATACCCTTTTTCTCCTCTATCTGTCCTTTATTTGTTTCACTAATGTAAAAAAATGGTTTCCTCCATGTATAATAGTTTAAATTACTTTGGAACTTGTTATAAAATTCAGCGAAAATATTAAAGTCAATTGTATCTTTTAACGCTAATGAACTAACAACTTTAAATTGGTCACTATATGCATTTGATATTCGCGAATTTATATCATCCCATTTACTTGAAGCAATTAATCTGGAGTTTGTTGGGACAGTTATCAATTCAAAACTATTTAAAATACTTATTAAAATATCTGTATCTTCTGTGTAATATGAGTTATTATATTTTCCTGTAGTAGCGTCAAACATCTGAATATTATTCATTGAAACACGATCACCTTTGGATTGAATATAAACCTGGTAAAAATCATTTAAATTATGTACTTTCTGAATTATTACAGAACTTGCTTCTTCTATCCATTTTTCATAATTAGCGTCACTAGTTAATTCTGAGTATAAAAAACTCACACATTTGTTACCGTTTATAATCTGTTTATCAGCAATACTAAATACATCTGATCTTGTAACTGAATTAGAATTAAACTCACTAGGTGGAACTAGTACATCTTTTAAATATGTGTCCAATAATTCTCCATTCTCATTTAATATTAAATATGATGGATTCATTGAGAGTATATTTTGATTTATTTTTTGTAACAATAGAATTATTATTTTACAATAACTACTACCAACTTTTAAAGATGTAAGTGCCTGGATAAACCCTGGAATAGATACTAATAGTATAATATTCTCTGTGGTATTATCAGTTGCAGGAGTATAAGAAGTATTAATATCTCTACCCAGTAGTCTATTAAAACATTGATTAATAAGAACAAAATTATTAAGAATACTATGCGCTATACGACTAAATGAATATATGTTAGCAGTAGCAGGATCAGCGTAAGGATTTGGATTCAAAACAGGATTAAACGGAGGAAATGTGGGTATAGTATTTGGTATGGTCACTGTAGTAGTCACAAGTTTTTCAGCATATTTCGCCAAATAAGCAGATAACAGTATTTTTATTGGATAATTATTTGTATTATCAACAAGCGCATAAATGAGAGTATTATCACTGCTATACATAACGCTTTTAATTGGACCTCCAAAAGCGCAACATTTAAATACTTGTTTTTTATTATCAGAATCGTAAACATAAATATTGTTTTTATCACTTGTAACATCTAGAGCACTTGATAATGTTTTTATATTAAGAAATTTCTTTGGTACGGTTACTTTCATCTTACCTATCGCCGATGTTCCTATTACAATGGTTGATATACCATTAATATTTCCTGATGCAATTGAAGTAATCAAATAAGATGCATTATCGCTAAGAGTTATCATGGGACGTGGTTGATCAATTTTTGCTGTTGCTGCGTCAACTGTAATATAATCTATTTCACTTGCTATTGGATTTGCGGCAACACTTCTATTGTTAGAAGAAACAATAATTTTTGTACTATCATTAGAATATGTAATTGAACTTATTACTTTTCCAGGAGAATTACTAATAAAATTGGTGTCAATATTAGGAGGAGATCTAGTAAAATCATAAATTTGAATTGACCCATATAATATTGCGATTTGATTGCTATTTTGAGTGTTGTAAATAATATCAGTTATTGTATTATTATCTGGAATTTTTCGAACAGGTTTAATAATAAATGTCTGACCATTATCTACTGCTTTCATAATAAATTGTCCATAAGCGACAATAAACTCGCGAGGAATAGTAGTATTTGGGTTAAATTTAATAACTGACGGTACGTCAAACCTAGTACCTTGAGTCAATGAAATTTCTTGAATCATCTTTCTTGTTTTAGAATCATAAACCGCAATTTTTTTAGCGTATGTTACTGCTGCGTCTAACGTTAAACCATAATTAGTAACACTATCACAAATACCCAACACATATATGCTGCCATTGTTACTATAATTCATGGAAGTTATAACACCATCAACGCGAGTGTAATTTATAACTATTTCTCCTGTTGGTGAAGTGAACATAACATTATTTACAGTACCATTAGCGTTATCAATATAACTATCATTAGTTGTTAAACAAACATAACTAACATTAGACAAATTATTAAAGACTTTTACTTGATCCAGTCTACCACTTAAACCTACAGCACCCTGAACCCATTTATCATTTTTTGTGTATATATAAATATTAGTCTTATTTGCTACTGCTATCCGATCACCAAATATAGACAAAGAAATAACATCTTCATTGTTTTGCGTTAAAGTTTGTTTATCGAAAAATGAATCTATATTTTTTACTTGACGTTCTTTTCCAGTAAGAGCAGCAACCCCTTTGGAGAAGAAACGACCTACTTTGCGTTTAAATGATTCAATATTGGGTACATTTTGTTGAGTTGTATTTTCTACATCCCAAATTTTAATAAATCCTTTATACCCACAAACTAGTTTTTTATCTTCTTCCATAAAGGTTAATGATGTTACAGGAGTTGCTAGAGCGCCCTTTTCCATATATTTTTTAATATCAATATCAACGTTTGTTAAATCCATGCTAAATGAATAAATACTACCGTCAGCGCATCCAGCAACACCAATATTTCCGTTTGGACTTATTAAGACTTTTGTAGTTGCTAAAATGGTATCAGGAATGGTTACAACCTCTGCTGAAACAGTGTTATTTGTTAGATCAAGTGTATAAATTTTAATACCATTGTTAAATCCAACTAAAATATGATTGTTTGTTGAATTATAAGAAATAGATGTAATTTTGTCAGATCCGGTCATAGTTTCAGTAATTATGGGTGTCTCTTGAGTGTTTGTACCATTCCATACAAATAATTTATTTTCACAACACGCTACCACAATAGCATTTTTTTCATCATCATCTTCTATATTATCAAAAGCAATGCAAGTTATCGCACATTTATCAGTGAGTTCATTACTAGTAACTAATTCTTTTTTATTACTTACAACTCGTTTAGCAGCATTTACTGTGGTATCATATAATTCTATTTTATCTTTTTTATCTTCACCATTTCTTACAACTGCCATTTTTGCACTTGCTGGATTTTTCTTGTTAAAATTAGGTGTATACTCTACAATTTTTATACCAGTGAAATCACTAATTTGTTCTACTGTGTTTTCTACACCAATTTGTGCACTTTGAAAACTAATCGAGTAATCTGATCTGCCAATTAATAATGTATTTTTTTCAGCGTAACCAATTGAATTAATACTAGGACTACTAATACCTGGGTTTAAAACAACACCCATCTTAACTGTTATAACTGGAGCAGCGTTCATTGATAATTTGCAAATAAAAACATTACTGTTTGCGTTAGTGTCAGCAGCAGCAACACCAGTCCGATTCATTCCCACTGCTAAATATTCATCATTATTGTCACAATATTTCATACACGCTACATCACCTACGCCTTCTAAATTAGTAGCGGCGCCAATTATTACATAAGTACGCCTTGCTGCGCTTGCGTCTGTCTCATTTTCTTTTTTATACGCTGCTATATTTGTACCATATGATATAATAAAATTTTGCTTCTCTGGATCACTATTTTGAGAAAACTCCATACCTGTAATGTTCCCCCCAGCTAGCACATTAGCAGTAGTATATTGTTCATAAGTATTTGTATCGGCATTCATCCGCCAACCCCATATTCTTGTGGGAGTTGTAGCGCACGCCAATATAACATGATCTGCGTTTGAACTAATAGCAATATGTTGAACATTTCCATTAGCGTTGTCAACTCGTCCATCTGCGTTTTCGATAACAGACTGTCCAGTGTTAATGTCTCGTAAACTAAAAAACGTTCTGTAAGCGACAATAAATTGTTCTTTATTTTGAGTCAATCTAATTAATGGTTTCAGGTTATTATTCACAACATTCCCTAGAATATTTAATTCATATTTTTCCTTACCAGTTTTCCAGTTAATTAATTTTATATTATTAAACTCGGGAACAGATTTAATTATTGATTCTGAAACTGCTAGATTTACTCCGTCTTGTGGTAGGAAATTTGCCGAATTACGATCATTCTGATACGCATCAGATCCACGCGTATACAGTCCAATTAATACATCATCGTCATTATTACAAAAAAATGCGCAACTTGCGATTTCATTATTTTCAAGAACAATCCTCTTAATTATTTTACCATAAGCGTATACATCTCCACCTTTGGTGGTTTGTATAATGTAAACACAATTGCCTCCTATTCCAATACAACACGCTAAATTACCATTGGTATTATATTCAACACCTGTTGTACATGGAAAAGCACATGTTATCGCACGTTCAAAATTGGCATTAGCACCAACTGCCAAAGCATTATATGTAGGATTTGCGCCTGCCACTGCTGCCTGTGCTATTGGTTCGGGAGCATCAGATAGATATCTCAAAATATATCTAAGAGAATTGTACGCATTTCTAGCGTCTGTATTGTATTTAAGATTTGTGGCGGCAGTAACTTTGACAGCAGCGTCAGCAGCGCCGAGAGCAGCGACGAGATTAGCGTTATTAATCTCAACAATAATACCACTTGACACAGGATTATCCACGAGAGCACCAGCAGCAGCAGGTTGGTAATCGTCATTAAATATGCGATTAAGAATATTTCTCCTCGCTACAACTTTTGAAATATCTGCTGTTAGCGTTGCACGATCATATGCCTTTACCACTGCGTATGGTAAACATAAAATAAAATTATCTACAGATGGTATTGCCATTGGTAACCCACAATTGTCAGAGGGAGCGTTAAAAGCAAGCACCCGATTATTTCCCGTATTAGGATCATTCAAGACACTTCTGACCAAATCATATTTTATTCTAGCGAGAATATTAGGATCACCATTTCTAGTTGCGACGTCTACTGGATTCAGTAAAAATTGAGCGACGTCTCTATTGGTAAGAGTATTTATAATTAATTGAAACAATTTGTTGCCTGGATAAGACGCAAGTGCGATTGCTCGTTTAAGTTGACGTGACGAAAAGGGACCACCGGCAGCAGCAGCAGCATCAGCATCAAGCGCTCCTATCGCTGCCTGATATGCTGGATAGTTCGCATTAAGTATACCAGCGTCAATATCAGCGTCGTTTAAAACCGCAAGTGTGATTTGATTATAAATCTCTACAGGATATTGTGACAGCATTAAAGCATTTTGGGTTGGATAAGTATTATCAGCAGTTCTTAGAACAGTAATAGCATTCGTAACTAACTTCTCAGGACTATTTGGTAAATTACGATTTTGTGGTGCATTCAAACTAATATGCAAAATATTAGAGACAAGTTCAAAATTTGGATCCGATAACGATTTAATATCAGGCAAATCAGGTAAAAATTGTCTAAGAACAGGATAAACATTTCTAGCACATAATAAAGGTCTAATATCATTATGAGTAAGAATATTTACAAGCAACATTCGTTTATTACTATAATCTGCAGCAGTATTATAACCATTAAAAGTAATTCTAACAGCGTTTGGTATAAGAGAAATAAATAGTCCAATTTGATCAATATTGCGGGGAGGTAAGACACCCCGGTTCAACAAAGGAGCAGCAGTCAACGCAGTATATGCAGCAGCGTTATTCAAAATAGCGTAAGCGATATTATAATTAGTAAGAATTTTAATAGTCAAATTACACATATGCTGACTATCATCTATTATTCCATTAAAAATACTTTGAAATTCATCATTCAAATAGGAAACACTATCATGTTTTTCAAAAACTTCTCCATATTTTAATAATAGAGGAGCACTGGAAGGCATTTCTTCACCTTTTTCAAGACAAATAACGTCAACATAAACAGCGCTAAATTTTTCAATTTTATTAACAGAATCTGATTTGAATTTGTTAGGGAAAAAATCTTGAATTCGTTTCAAAATTGGATAACTGCTTCCCAATCCAGACGTTTTACGTCTGTTTTCTATATAATTAGACCAATTAAACTGCCCAATAGCACTTGTACTATAATACCCATTGCTTTCAATAACATGAACTATTTCCATATATGTGTTGAACGCTTCTGTATATTTTTGTTTATCTTGTTCACTAATTTCCTTGCTCTCTTGTAATTTTAAAATAGTTTTTGTTATTATATCAATAACATTTTCAAATTTTATTCTTTGAAATTTACTGATTTCGTCATTAAATTCGATCTTTTTCTCATTATATTCATTTTGTAAATTATCTAAATTGTCTTCTAAAGCAGTTCGCCAATTATTATTTGGAGGTATATATTTGGTTTGTATACCGCCAAGAGCAACAGTTTGATTTCCTGCGTTTTGAGTTATACCATAATATTCAGTTTCTATCATTATCCAACGCAAACGATTTTTAACTTCTTCAAGGGGTCTTTGCTTGTTATTTGTAGCAGGAGTTTCTATAAATTTAAGCATTTCTGTAAGTTGTTCATTAATTTTTTCCAACATACTAATTTTTACATCCAATTCAAAATTAGAGAACTCATATTGTACCGCAGGAGTTCCATTGTTTTCTGAAAATAGATCATTATATTTCTTTTTGGATTTTGCGTCATTTATTTCATCTTCTCTCGCCGAAATTGCTTCGCTAACTAATGTATAATAATAATACAGTTTTGTTGCGCCCTGATAACTACTTAATCCAAATGTACTATTTACTAAATTTTTAATGCTAGCGTTAATACCTGCGGGTACAGCGAGAGCAGTGTTACGAATTGTTGCCAAAACTCCACTTTGACCTTTATTTTCAGTACCTGGCAATACAGTTCCTCGTCTATCTTGCGCATCGCTAATATCAAAAAGTGCTCGATTAATTTGATCATATTTAATTTTTAATTTCATGTATTCTTCATATATTGGTCTAGCGTTGTTAAGAATTTCAGTCCAGTAGTCTTCATCTTCTTTCATACTTTTGACATATTCTGCATAATCTTCCTTAGCGCCGCCACTCATTGTATTGCGTCTTTTTGATAGAACTCTCTTGTCCAGATGATGCTTATTATGTCTCTTTTTTGTTTTACGTTCCATATAATAATTATATATATAATAATTATAATTTTATATTTTTATTTTTTAAATGTAATATTTACGTCTTTATTCTATCAAAGATAAGATATCAAATGCGCATGGATTCTAAAGGTGTAAATAATGTAAATCCTTATTTATTATACAAATACATTGTTAATCCGGTGACTCCTAATACAACTAATATATATATGATTTTCTCTCTCCATCGGTAATATTCTTTCATCTTAATGTTCTTGGGTTTGTACTCTTCATAATACTTGACATAAAAGTCGTTGATTGATATTTTGGGTTGTTCTAGTTTCTCATTGATCTTGTTATGTATAAAATGCATCCATCGAATGAATGAATCTCTCGAATCTAAATAGGGCGTTACCGGATATTGTTCCAACAATTTACTAAATTCGCCGCTCATCGCTTCTGCGGGTATAAATAATGGCAAGTTCTGTATAAATTCGTAATATTTCTTCTTTGTCACATCATTTGGTCGAATAGGATATGTCATGGCAATTGTATGTAAAAAGAACCAATAATGCGGTCCCCAAATTGTTGGATCTAAACTGAAAGATGGTTTATTTAAAGCAGGCATCTATTCTAAAACAACATAAAAACAACGTTATATTAACACATATAGTTTAATTCTAAATGAGTAAAAATAATGTATGTAATAATTGCGGCAAACAAGGTCATCTATTCCATCAATGTAAGTTACCAATTACCAGTTACGGCGTCATTTTATTCCGCGTGAAGAATGATGTTATACAGTTCCTAATGATTCGTCGCAAAGACAGTTTTGGTTACATTGATTTCATTCGTGGGAAATATATACAGCATAATGTAGAGCAGTTACAGAGCATTTTTAATGAAATGTCTGTTTTAGAAAGGCGAAACATTCAAACCAATTCATTTGAAACATTATGGCGAAATATGTGGGGAGAAACAAATATTGGGTCGCAGTATAAAAGCGAAGAGTTGTCATCGCAGAAAAAATTTGACGCACTAAAGGCAGGGATACAAGTCAATGGTGAATTAATAACAATTGACTCGCTTATAAATGGCAGCACAACGGAATGGTTAGAGACCGAATGGGAGTTCCCAAAAGGTCGGCGTAATTTCCAAGAAAAGGATCTAGATTGCGCTCTAAGAGAATTTGAGGAGGAAACTGGATATGCAAGAGAACAAATAAAAGTTGTGGAAAATTTGATGCCATTTGAAGAAATATTTATTGGTTCAAACCATAAATCTTATAAACACAAGTATTTTTTGGCGAAAATGGAACAAAATGAAGATTTGTTGCCAGACTTCCAACCGACCGAAGTGAGCAAATTGGAGTGGAAGACATTAGAAGAGTGTTTGGAATCCATTCGACCTTATAATTTAGAGAAAAAACAATTAATATTGAATATTAATAAAGTATTACAAGAATATAGATTATATTAATAATATATAGTAAGCGATGAAAAAGGCGAGTAAGAAAGAGGTAATAATAAATAAAGATGAACCGTCAAATGAAGAATTGTTGGAAATAGAGGCGAAAAACTGGGATGAACTAGGATCGAAACCAAATGATTACCAGTATTTATATCCAGATTTGGATGATCCGAACTTCAATATCAAGATTAAACACAAGAAAGAATTTAGTGATACTAAATATGACGGAACAATCGTGCCAATTGCTCAGCGCGCTGACGAATTGAGTAATGCTGAATATGAATTGCTTCCTCAGCAAGCGTTTGTTAAGAATTTCATGTCATTTCAGACACCTTATAATAGTTTGTTGTTATTTCATGGTCTTGGATCAGGTAAAACATGTAGCGCCATTGGTGTTTGTGAAGAGATGCGTGATTATTTGAAACAAATGGGTATTTCTAAGAGGATTATTATTGTTGCGAGTCCAAACGTCCAGGACAATTTTAAATTACAGTTATTTGACGAGAGAAAGTTGAAGTTGATTGATGGATTATGGACTATTAAGGGTTGTTTAGGTAACAAGTTATTAAAGGAGATTAATCCGACTGGTATGAAAGGATTATCGCGCGACAAGGTAATACAGCAGGTGAAAAACATAATTAGTTCTTCCTATTATTTTGTAGGTTACTTACAATTTTCCAATGATATCGCCAAGCATTGGAAGGAGGGTGATTCGGAGACAGTCAAAATTAGGAATCTTCAAAACGAATATAGTGACAGACTAATTGTGATCGATGAGGTTCATAATATTCGTATTGCGAATGATAATAATAATAAAAGTGTTGCTCAAAATTTGATGTACTTGGTAAGTGTCGTGGATAATTTGCGTTTACTTTTGTTGTCGGCGACGCCAATGTTTAATAGTTATAAGGAAATTGTTTGGCTTTTAAATTTGATGAATAAGAATGATGGTCGGGGAATTATTAATATTTCAGATATTTTTGATATAAAGACGGGAAATATTACCGAAGAAGGGAGGGAAATGTTGATCCGAAAGGCAAATGGATATATTTCGTATGTCAGAGGTGAAAACCCGTATACATTTCCGTTCCGCATTTATCCGGATTTGTTTGCTCCGAGTAAAACATTCAATACTGAAGTAAAGATTCCTTACCCTGGATATCAATTGAATGGTAAACCAATTAGTAAAAAGAAGATAATTAAAAAACTTAGTTTGTTTTTGACAAAGATTGGTTCAGTGCAAGAAATGGGATATAATTATATTATTGATAAACTGAGAAAACGTTCATCTACCAAGTCATTTGGATACACGGACTTACAGTTGCCAATTGAGGCGTTAAATATTGTTTATCCTCATCCAGATTTAGAAGAACTGTCTTTAAGACTTGCAAAATTTGAACCAGACGTAAACGCCAAATCAGAAGATGAGGATGACTATGAAGATTTAAATGAACGTGATGATGTTAATATTCGTGAAGATCCTGAAGCAAGTCCTACACCTAGCGTTAGTCCTAGCGTTAGTCCTAGAGTTAGTCCTAGAAAACATGACGTAGTATCTGAGAAACAAGAGGAAAGTTTAGCGCCCAAGTTGTCAAATGTGGAAAAAGAAGAAATGTCGGATGAATATGAGAGGGTAATGGAAAAAGGACCAGAACATGTAGATGAACCTAGCGCTGCTGCTATTGCTACAAGTGCTAAAGCAGAAGAAGGAGTATCTAACCTTAAACCAATAGTAAAGGAAGTTTCCGATGAAGGCACACACATAATTGAACTGGACAAGACAATATCAAATGCTCCGACAGTAAAAAATGAACTACCTTCTTCTGTTAGTTCATCGGTTGGGGGAGGAAGAAAGAAGAAGGTCCAAGTGGAAGCAGAAGCAGAAGCAGAACAAGCAATAAGAGCAAGCGCAGCAGATGTAAGAGCAGCAGAAGTACTGAATATAAATCCAAAGGAACTAACCGGAACTGATGGTTTAAAACGGGTCATGAATTACAAGGATTCTATTACACCATTAAATAAAGGTGACTTTGAATATAAACCGCAATACGCAAAAGATCCCATTTTTAGTCCCGCCAATATTGAACAATATAGCGCAAAAATCAAAACCATTTGCGATTATATTTATGGTAATACATCAAATGACGGTGCAGGTGAACCCCGAGTGTCTGATGGTATTATCCTAATTTATTCATCCTATATTGACGCCGGGTTAATACCTATGGCATTAGCGTTGGAAGAAATGGGGTTTACAAGGTATAATGGTAAATCATTATTTAAAAAGGCGCCGACGCCTGCTGTAGATGTTAGAACAATGCAACCGCCAACAAGTAAATCAAATTTTTGTCCCGCCAAATATGTAATGATTACTGGTGACAGACGTTTGTCACCCAATAATGACACGGATGTAAAAAATGTTACAAATGGTGATAATATGGAAAAAATCATGGATCCAAAGACTGACGAAGGTAAGGACACATCAGGTCGTGAAATAAAGGTTGTACTGCTTTCACAAGCAGGTTCAGAAGGTATTGATTTCAAGTCAATACGACAAATACATATATTAGACCCATGGTACAACGTGAGTCGTCTAGAGCAGATTATTGGTAGAGGTGTGCGTAATTTTTCACACAAGGATCTAGAATTTAAATATAGAAATGTCCAGATTTTCCTGTATGGGACCCTATTGACAGAAAAGGAAGAAGAAGCGGTGGATTTGTATGTTTACCGTATTTCAGAATTGAAAGCAGTCAAAATAGGCAATGTTACGCGTTTATTGAAGCAAGTGTCAGTTGATTGCCATATTAACCATGATCAGACGCAACTAACAACTGCCAAATTTGAAGAGATCTTGGGTGAAGACGCCAAGGTGGACCAGGTATTATCCAACCATGAAGACATTCCAGATTTTATTGTAGGTGATGTAGACAACACTGCAACATGTGATTATCAATCGTGTAAAATGGATTGCTTGCCGGACGCAGAGGATCCAAAACATAAAATCCAAGATAATGAGTTTAATTTGAATACTTATAACGAGACATTTATGTTAGTTAATTCGGATAAGATCATCCAAAAAATAAGAATGTTGTTTTCAGATAAACAAGATGGTAGGTTTTTCTTTAAGAAGAAGACACTAATGAAACTGATAAAGCGAGAGCGCAGGTATCCAACGGTTCAGATTTACGCTGCACTAACACAAATGATCACAGATAATTCGGAATATATTACAGATAAGTATGGTCGAACAGGTCATTTAGTAAATATTGGTGAATACTATTTCTTTCAACCAAGCGAGTTGAATTACCCCAATATATCTGTGTTTGAGCGATCAAGACCACTTGACTATAAACATGATATGATTAATTTTGATATAAAGACTGACCTAGTGAAGCAAGTAATTGATAAGCGCAATATTGATTTGGCAGTTTTAGAGAAAGAGGGCGATAAAATGTCTGGATTAGGAGTCCTGAATAAGATGTTTGGAAATTACATTACTGCTGTATTAATATCTTCAAAGAAGAGCAATAAAGCAATTAAGGTGGATAATCTTTGGTATGAAAATTGTGGTGTAATAATTAAAAAGATGAAGACAGATGACCAAATAATGCCAGGTATCACAGATAAAGAGCGTGAAGAGAGACTATATACGTTTTTAGCGCAACATATTGTAGACGAATTAATGCTGCAAGAAAGAGTGGATCTAATGAATTATTTAGAAGAAAACACAGATATAAATAGTAATATTCCAGAAGATGTACTAACAAGTGCTTTAAAATTATCGGAACAATTGACGCCAACTAGTAAAAATATTGAGCAAAAGAATGTGTTGTTGAAGCAATTATTCACCTTTTTCATGACAGAAGTAAATAAGTATTTATTGGCAAAGAGGATCCAATCGGCAAAAGGTCGTCTTACTGGTGTAGTTATATTCAATGGTCCGTCAAGTTTACTGAATGATGGAGATGATAATGGAAATATGAATGTGTATATATTAAAGGACAAAGTATGGCAACTAGCAGAACCGGAAGATATAAGAGATCTAGATTCGGCGATCAAAAAGAAATACAAACTAACAAAAGGCGATATATTGAATAGATTTGTTGGGTTCGTTGGGTTTGAAAGTAATCGAAAGTACATGACATTGAAGATAAAGAATACATCGGATGAACGTAATACAGCGTATCGATGTGATCAATCAGGAAAGGAACACATTATTGATATGATGATTTATATAGAAAATGAGAAGATTGATGAGCAGCGTTACTTCAAGAAGGTTAAAAAGGATGCAAAGATGACGGAAGAAGAATACAATGAGATGAATAAACATAAAACAAAAGATGGTGCATATGAATTGTGTATTCGTGAAGAATTTACTTTAAGAAGTTTTCAAAAAGAAGAAGAAGAACGTAAAAATAAAAATAAAGTATTATGGTTTTTGGAAACAGAAAGGGCGATCTATAATGAGTTTGAGAAGCGCGAAAAACTGTCCAAGTAGTAAGTAAAACGAGTCCAAAGTGAAACGAAATGAAAAGAAAATAAAATTAATTAAAAAATTAATTAAAAACAATAAAACAATGTAAACGGCATGTATTTTAATTATTTAAATAAAATTGAAAAATAATTAAAAGAAATAATACATATTAAATATATATAATGGAACCTCAACAACAATCCCAAATTGCTAAATTATCTAAACCTAAAAATAGACAAAAAGAAACAAAGAATGTATATAGTCTTTCCCAAATTACACAGACAATTACGCTGCCAATTAACGCCATAGGAAAAGAACTTCATCAGACTATAGAACGTACTATTGGATCTATGGTTGAAGGAAAATGTATTGTAGAGGGTTTTGTAAAAACTGGGTCAGTTAGGGTTATCACGTATTCAAGTGGAGTTATAAAGGCGAATAATGTAGTGTTTGATGTAGTGTTTGAATGCTCGGTTTGTTTCCCTGTCGCAGGAATGTTATTAAATTGTGTCGCTAAAAATATTACCAAAGCAGGTGTTCGCGCTGAGAGTTCAGAAGAGACGCCATCACCATTTGTGCTATTTATAGCGAGGGATCACTATTATTCAAGTGATTATTTCAATTCGATCGAAGAAAAAGAGAAGTTTGTAGCGCGTGTTATTGCACAGCGATTTGAGTTAAATGACAAGTATGTCTCGATTATTGCCGAGTTGGTGCCGCAAAAGGAATATGCGCCCAAGAAACCGCGACTGAATTTGGGGGACGTTTAACCGCGACGAAGTTTTCCCGACTAATTTGCTCCAATGTGTAATATTATTTTTTCCTAAATAAAACGCAATTATTTACTTTGCAACACAGAAATATTGTTTTCCATTATATTGTATTAAAAGGAAACTATAGTTATAATATACTTATGGAGACTGTTAGTATTGCTTCGCATGAATATAAGGACAACTTTTTAAAAATTAATAATATTAGAGACACGATTGAAAGCATGTCGAAGTTCAATCAGATTGAAGTGCTGCGAATTTTGACAAAACACAATGTCATTATAAATGAGAACAAGTATGGAATACACATTAATTTGACTGAATTGGATGACATTATTTTAGACGAGTTGTTAGTTTATATCCAATATGTAAATACCCAGGAGGTCGAATTAAATAACATTGAACAACAGAAGCAGAATTATAAGAATATTTACTTTTTAAAAGATAATAAAGATAATATTACAACTACTAGTAACAACAAATATGTCACTGGCAAATAAAAGTAATAACACTGTAGTATATAACGTTGTAGAAGATCTACAAGATTATATGTTAACAAGTAAGAATATCACGCGGTTCAATAAGGATAAATTTGGATTTGATCGAATTGCTAAGAAGCATGTTAGTACGTTGGAAACAAATAAACCTATAACAAAAGTAATAACTAGTTATAAACCATCTCAATCAGATTCACTATTTTGGTGCTTTTATATTTTAAAGTATGGTTACTCCAAATATGAGATGGAAGTCGGCAACCAACATTTCACTATTGAGAAGTCAGAGAAATTCAAATATATTGATCTTTTAAGAAAGAACAAGGACATATTGAAAATTAATAAGATCAGACCATTGTCAGATTTAGAAGACGATTTGGCGCACAATCAAAGAATATCGATAAAGACCTTTTTTGCCCTGTGTATTCTTGAAAAGATTAATATTTTGTTAGTTGATAAGCGAAAAATATATGAAAGTATAACCAATGATTCTTCTCAGATCCATGTTATACACAGAAATAGTGTCAGTTTTGAACATCATATTGAGTTAAATATCGACGCCGATAAAATTAGTCATATACAAAACACTTACTATAAAGTACAAACTTTTGATAGCGGACTTAAATCCATGTCTTCATATAAAGTAGACGAATTGCTTGAATTATGTAAAAAATTAGATATAAATATTGCAAATACCAATACAAATGAAGGGAATAAAAAGAAATTAACCAAAAAAGATATTTATGAACTTCTTGTTCAAAATTTTTAGAAAAAATTGAATAAAGAATATAAAAATAAATATACATTATATATATAATGTCAAACCCGATTGTAAATAAAGGAGATTCAAATAATAGTCCAGATACACCAGATTTCCTAATAAGAGAACCAAATGAACATGGTTACCAATCAGTAAGACCTCGTTTCGATTTCCCTTTAAATAGTGTCTTCGTTGATATGTCGAAACAGGAAAAAATAAGATTACTCAAAAAGTCTGAGGAGGAACAAATCAATGAACTAAAAGAACTATATAGAATAGAGTTTATTGGACTGCCAATTGATCATCAAAAAGGGATTTTGAAAAAACTGACTTACGCTAACTCCAAATACGACACCTATAAAATGTCGGAAATGCTGCCAGTATTACAATTAATTGATCCTAGCAAAAAGAAATCTGAATACAATCTCCATAAAATAAGTCCTAGGCAACAATTGCTGTTTATTTCAAAACAATTATTAGACTCGGTTCCTGGAAAATACAGTGAATACGAGATGGAAGTCAAATTTGGAACAAGGGGAATCAAACATCTAACAAAAATTGACTACGATAATGTTGTTAAAAAGTTAAAGGAAATGAATTTTAATCCTTCGGCAGCAAATGGTTTCTACACTCTAAAAATCCAACCCGAATTTCTAGATTACAAAAGTGGAGAGTTTAGAACAGCGGGTGATTTCAATCGATTCCGTGTGGAAATTGACGGATTAACAAACATTCAAGAGTATTGCCGAACTAACAATCTGGAACATTTAATAGATACCAAGTTCACTGAGGTTAATATTCTTAAAAAGAATGATGTTAAAAATGGTGAAGAAGTAGTTCAAAGCGCCGATTTTGACGACTTCAATTTTAGAGTCACTTATAAGGTTGAAGAACAGGTCAGTAAAAATGGCAAAATTGGGCAAGAATTGGTTCAAAATTGGAACAAATCTAGAAAACTATTTCGCTACGTAAAACGCATATCATTTATCAATGTACTATATCCGTTTCGTATTGATCTCAGTATTGTTCGTACCTCTTCCAGAGATGAGAGGGGGCGCTTTAATAAGACATATAACGTTCAAGATTCGAACGTGTTTCAGAATCCAGAAACATATGAAATTGAGATTGAGGTTATAAATTCTGATGCAAAAATAAAATATAACAGTCCTGAAGCGCTGACCAGAGGCGTTGAACATATATCAAAGATCGTTTTGTCTGGATTACAGTGCACCAACTTTCCAGTCTCATATACCGAGCAAAAACAGACACTCATGAATTACATGAAAATGATCCATGATCAAGAGTATAAACAAAAGAACTTAGAATATGTGCCAAAGGATCGCGTTTATCCTAATGATTTTATTGGTCCTAGTTCAGTAACATTACAGATCAAAAATATTGCGCCTATTAATCCGGATATGACCGTTCCAAATATCACAGCGCCATATTCATATGTCGTGACAGATAAGGCGGATGGTGATAGACATATGTTATACGTTAATGACCAAGGTCGCATTTATCTCATTAATATGAATATGAATGTCCTATTTACTGGCGCAAAATCAGAAAATCCAAAATGCTTCAATTCGCTAATCGACGGAGAACTTATTCTGCACGATAAAGTAAATAGGCAATTTATTAATACATTTGCCGCATTCGACATTTATTTTGTATCTGGACGCGATCTAAGATCAAGACCTTTTGTCGAAGTACCTAACAAAGACACCAAATATTTTGAACAAGGTTGTCGATTGCCTATTTTAAAAGAATTTATTAAAGCGCTGAAACCAGTGTCAATAATGTCTAAAAAGACGGGCAATGAAAAGGGTGAACGCGCTGCTGCGTCGATCATGGAGATGTTCAAAGATGAAAATAAAAGTCCAATGACTATTATTTCAAAAAATTTCTATCCTCGTTTTAAGTCCAGATCTTCAGGCAAAGAAAAGGGTAGGGATGAAGAAGAGGAATATGAAATGCCTGCTGAAAATTACAACATTTTTGAAGCGTGCAATTATATTCAGCAAAGGATTGAAAGTGGACTTTATAATTACAATACAGATGGTCTCATATTTACACCCACTTTACTAGGTGTTGGTAGCAATCGTTTCTTAGAAGCGGGACCTTTAAAGAAGATAAGATGGGATCATTCTTTCAAATGGAAACCACCTCAATATAACACAATTGACTTCTTAGTAACAACTAAGAAGGGCGCTGATGGTAATGATATTGTGACTCCAATTTTTGAAAATGGTATAAATATGTATGAAACCACACAATTCAACCAGTACAAAACATTAATTCTGAAAGTTGGATTTGATGAGAAACGACATGGTTACATTAATCCGTGCCAAGATGTACTAGATGACAAATTACCCCAGGCGAAAGAGAGTGAAAACGAAGACAATTATAGACCTGTTCAATTCTATCCATCGGATCCATTTGATCCCCAAGCAGGTTTATGTAACATAATGTTGGAGTCAGACGCAACTAACAATCCTCAAATGTTTACTATTGAAAGACAGACTTTTACTGATAATACTATAGTGGAATTTGCTTACAATCAGGATAATCAAGGTCTCTGGAAATGGGAACCAATACGTGTGCGTTACGACAAGACTGCGGAATTCAGACAAGGATTGAATAGTTTTGGTAATGACTATACAACAGCAAATAACAATTGGTATTCAATTCATAATCCAATTACCAATACTATGATATTTACTGGAAGGGACATTCCATCTGAAGAGATATCCAGTGATATTTACTATAACAGTATGTCATCAGATAAATTAACAATTGGTATGCGCGATTTCCATAATTTGGTAGTCAAGAAGATGCTGATTCAAAGTGTTTCAAGAAAGGGAAACACTCTCATTGATTATGCATGTGGCAAGGGTGGCGACTTTCCTAAGTGGATTGCTGCAAACTTGTCGTTCGTATTTGGCATTGATATTTCTAAGGACAATATTGAAAATCGAATAAACGGCGCTTGTGCTCGATTCCTTAACTATCGCAGAGATTTCAAACAGATGCCTTATGCGTTGTTTGTAAACGGCAATAGTAGCAAGAATATTCGATCAGGTGATGCGATGTTGTCCGATAAAGCAATTGCAATTACCAAATCAGTTTTTGGAACAAATGCTGCCGATGAAAAATTGGGTCCCGCTGTTCGTAGACAGCATGGAAAGGGTGCTGACGGGTTCAATGTTTCATCATGTCAGTTTGCTCTTCATTATATGTTTCAAAACAACGAAACATTTTATAACTTTATGAGAAATGTTGCCGAATGTACAAAGATCAACGGTTACTTTATTACTACATGTTATGATGGTAAAACTGTATTCAAAATGCTCAATAAGAAGGAGCAAGGTGAAAGTGTTGAGATTTATAAGGACGACAAAAAGGTGTGGTCTGTAACCAAGGATTATGATGGTATTTCATTTAATGATGACGACAGTTCACTAGGATATCAAATTTCAGTGTATCAAGATTCGATTAATCAGACACTGCCTGAATATTTGGTGAACTTTGATTTCCTTGTTCTAACTATGGAGAAATACGGGTTCATTTTGGTTCCAAGAGATGAGGCAAAAATGCTTGGATTGCCGGAAGGCAGTGGTATGTTTATTGACTTGTATACAACAATGATGGACAACATACGACGCAATCCTAAGAGCGAAAAAGATTATGGATATGCTTCTGAAATGACAAAATATGAGAAAGATATTTCATTCTTGAATCGTTATTGTGTATTTAAAAAGATCGCCGACAGAAATGTTGAGAAATTGACAAATATAATTTTGGGAAAATTACCTAGTACATTGTCTTATGAGGATGAAAACACAGTTGCGGCAACAAAAGCAATAATTGCTGAGGATAAAGTAATTGAAAAACGCAAGGGGAGACCTTTGAAGAAGAAAATAATGCTAATCGAGGCGACGGAGGCGGTAGATGAACCTGCTCAAAGCGGAGTGACTCCTATTGCAAGTGCTGTTGCAACAAAACCAAAAGCACCTAGAGCAACAAAGAAGGTAATCGAAGAAGGTCAAGTAGAAGAAGGTGTCAAACCAAAAAAGACACGAAAGGCAAAAGCAGTAGCGTTTGATATTATTGAAGAACCTTAAAATCTTGAATGAAAAATGAAATATAAATATGTATAATTTAAAAGATATAAATAATTACCGTTATATAATAATAGATAATGAATTATTATATAATACCAAAGAATAATTTTAATATTGCAATTAACCCTGTTATCAAGACAGAATTGATTAGTCCATTTATTTCATATAGTCTTATCTATTTTTTAAACAATATTTACACCCAATTATTAAACATTGATGAATTAAACATCACGGAAAATGAGTCTAATAGATACGCAGGCGAAACAACCATAGAATACATTAACCGAATTGTAAACCCATTTGAATTTATACACACAAATGTTCCTGGATCATGCTTATCTGTGAGCAAAGTAAAACCCAGTTCTAATATATTTTTTGAATTAATGGAAGTCTTTCAAGTATGTAATATTACAGACATATTGTCTCTTAAAAAACAAATAAACATAGCACATCTTACTTCAAATAACTCGTCAACAATTGATCTTTTAAATATGCTTAGGGAAGATAATGATGACTCAATTATTGATATAGAGTTTGACTATAAGAAAATATATGAGACTTTTATTGATCAACCACTACTTATGAAAGTGGATCTCTTTATTTTTGAGTTCAAAGAAACAGACTATACTGATACCCAACAATACATTAAAAATATGATATTGGTTTTGTTTATTATTGTAAGTAACCAGTCTAATTCCGGAACCAGTATAATCAAAATTGATAATATTTTTTATAAATCAATTGTTGATATTTTGTTTATTTTTTCGGCAATTTTTGAAAAGGTATTTTTAATTAAACCGTCTATAAGCAAGATCACAAAGGGTGAGCGATTTATTATTTGTAAAAACATGAATATTGATGTTATTTCGCATACAAAACTGTTACAACAATTAAACGCACATTTAAAAATGACATTAATTGACGAATCATTAGATAAAAATATACATTCTATTATTGGGAATGAGATTCCATATTATTTTTCAAATAAAATAGAAGAATCGAATGTAGTAATTGGGCAGCAGCAACTGGAAGCATATGACCAAATTATCAATATTTTTAAAAATAAGAATAAAGATGAAAAGATTGAAACACTCAAGCGCAATCATATACAAAAATGCATTCAGTGGTGTGAGAAAAACCAAATTCCGCATAATAAATTTGTTGAGCGTGTCAATATTTTTTTAAATGCGAAGAAAAAAGACGATATTAAAGATAATAAAAAGGATGATAGTGATAAAAAGGATGATAGTGATAAAAAGGATGATAGTGATAAAAAGGATGAAAGTGATAAAAAGGATGATAGTGATAAAAAGGATCTACTAGACACTGATACTAAATGAAAAGTTTATGGTTGAGTCGAACCAATATAATTGCCTGCCGAGTGTTGATAAACTGAAACAAACAGTCGATCATTATCAGCGCCTCGTTTGGAGCATATCTTCTTATTTTGATGTTGTCCTTGGAAGAAGAATGGGTTACCAACAAAAGTTGCTGCCTGGCATGTTGGTACCTTAAATTTGTAGATGAATGGAGTATCAGGCAGATCACCATTCGCAAACAATAATGGCGCAATATTGGCGCCCTTTAGTCTGCGAATTTTGGCGGCGTTAGTGCTAATTGTATCCACATTTGTTTTCAATGTCTTAGTACTACTAGACACAGCACCTTGTTGTGCGAACTGCGCGTTATTGGGTTTATAATAAACGCGCTTACAACCGCGGGGATTGGATGGACCCGCATAGATCAATGAATTTAAATAAGGATTTGCAGATATAACGTCCAAAGCAATTCCAGCGGCGATACGTTTACTCTTAGGCAACTTGTCTAAAAACTCAGAAATAAATTCCGGTATGGTTGATATTCTAAGTGTCCTAAATGTATTGAAATCAATCTCATCAATAATTCCTCTCTCAACCAAAGCGCGCGCTAGCGCCTCCAAAATGGCAATTTGACCACCTAAATCAATCGTGCTATTTGGGTTACATTGAGCAACATAATAATTAAGACCAGATAGAGGGTCTCCTGGTTTGGTCTTGGAAATAATATCAGCGCCAGCAAGCGGATATTCTTCGATTTTGCCCTCAATATTGGGATCAGTAGGACCTGTAAGAAAGTTGAACTCTCGTTGCTCAAATGTCTGGCAACGATTGTATAAATACATATCCGTAGTTTGATAATAATTCTTTTTAACATTGGTGCTGGTTGGTAAAACACGCCGTCTCGCTTTTCGCTGCTCGTTACAGCATAAAAGTCCGTTAGTTGTATTCGGTTCTGGTTTTTCAGTCAGGTTATTAATTGGATACCAACTAGACACAACTCCAATACCATTACATGTTCTACAATCAGCGTCAATTCGATTCACATCAACTAGATTACCATCTCCATCGAGTGTACCTATTAGTTCCGCTTCTTTTTGCGCTCCGGCAGTCTGTCCATTATCTTTCACAATGAATTGACCCGGACCATCCATCATCTGACTAATTAGACCTGATCCACCGGAACCACCACCAAGTGTAGCGCCAGTTGAAGACTTAACTGCTCTGTTAATATTGTATTCAATTAGTGATTTCTCAGCAGTGGCAAGTCTATTTTTCTCTGTATCTGTAAATATGGTTAAAGGCACATAAACAGGTATAACCGTTCCTTTTCTATAATGTTTAATTGGACGCGACAGACCAAAACCAGTAGGAAAAACGTTACCTGGATCATTGTTAGTTAGCGGACGAACATGTGTAGCGGTAACACCAACGGGATTACTAAATACTCCTTTTCCTTTCCATGTTTTGTAACCACCTTGAGGCTTTCTATTATTCCATGAATTCATACCTTGAGGATAAAATGCTGAAGACATTATAGAATATAAAAAGAAAATAAATGTAGTTATATATATTAATAATGATGACTCTGATTTATATATTGATTATTTTCTTTGTTTGTTTAATTGGATATCAACTATTTTTAGCGCTTTCTCCAAAATCATTGATTGAAGGAGCGGAAAATATGTCAGACACTACTGGAACTGTGACAACGTCTCCTGAAGGTGGCGCAGCGCCTCCACCTACATCCGTTGAAGGCACAATTACTACTGGCGATGAAACAACAAATGTGGATGTAACATATACACCTTATCCAATGGGAGGCGTCGCCGATCAAGCGCTAGCTTTGTCAAATCAAAACAAAAATAATATTACATCTATGAAACCTAAAATTGATAAAATAGATAAACTTGAGAGTGATATTGTGGCAATTAATGGTAATATTGACACACTTCAATCACAAATGGATGATTTAGCAGCGCAAGCAGGCAATTTAGGAACACAACTGTCTGGCGATGTTACTGCTGACACCACTGTCACAGGTTTGGGATCTACTGACACTGCTGCTGAAACTCAGGCAGAAATGGATGCAATTGATGAAGAGGATGAAGCGGATAATCCTCAACAACAGGCAGATAGCGCTCTTTTATAAACAAAATAAAATTAATATATATATTTATATAAGATATATATAGTATGGCAAATACAGGAACAGAAGATCAATCGCTTTTAGAAAGTGTCGGCGAAAGTGTGACAGATGCGAAGGAAAAATTTTTAGGACCTAGTTTTGATTACGTTAAACATATAAAAACGCCCTCAGAAATAGGAATGGGTCCCTCAGGTACTTTACGCCAATTAGGAAAAGATATTGACGGTTTAATTGGATATGTCCAAGTGTTGGTTTCTGGTGGTGGAATCGCCCAAACAAGGTCGGGACCGCTAGGTAATAAATTCTTTTTGAAAACTGGCGCTAAATGTACGGCAACTGTTGATAAGGATGGCAAAGCAATTGAACCAGTGGAAGTAGATCGGTATATTTATGTAAACAATGTGCCTTCAGGTAATATTCCGTTTATCTCAGCAGGTGTTGGGGCAAATTTTACCGAATTTAGAGGTTTGGTTCCTGGAACTCTTGAGCAATTGAATAATTTCAATCCATTGCGTCTCTTAACCGCATTTACAGACGGATTGTCGCCGGCGTGTCAACCACTCACAATGCCTATAATGGGTAATGACAATGCAAAGGCGCATAATGAGACAGCATATGTAACTTATTCGGATATTGATAGTATGGATACATGTTGGTTTCCGGATAAGAGGAATCCTAGGAAACCCGAGCGCAGATGTCGTCAAACATTTACCAATATGTTTCCGGACACTAATTGGGAACCGATAATACCTAAAGATACTACAACGCAAATATACTTTGCGTCATTGGGTGTACTTGGTGTCTATATCGCTTATAAGGGAATGCAAAAGTTAAATTTGATCCCTAAATAATTTTATATTTATACTAACAATAGTAAGTAAATATAAAATTATTTGTTATTTTATTTAACGGTGACGTCTGCTTCTCTTGGATCGCCTAGATCGCTTCTTATGAGATCGTTTCTTATGAGATCGCTTTCGTCTTCGACCACCTTCTTGTTTTGTTTCTGGTTGACCTGTTACCGGTTGACCTGTTACCGGTTGACCTGTTACTGGCGCCGTCGTTGGCGCTGGCGTTTCAGATCCAAACAAATTACTAAAAAAACCAGTTACGCCGCTCGAAACTTTTTTTACAGAGTCTGTTGCTGTGTCCACTATTCCCTTATCTGGTGGTGGTTGCATTGATGGTTGTGGTTGCATTGATGGTTGTGGTTGCATTTGTCCTTGCATTTGTCCTTGACCTGGTTGCATTGGTTGAGTATTCGCATCATAATTACCTTGAGTAACCGCGTTTTGATCA